GGAAGATAAAAAAGAAAAAATATTAAGAAATATAAAAAAAAGTTTTTTATGAAAAAATATAATTTTAGCAGAGTTTTATCTGTAAAAATTATATATTTGCAGAGTTTTTATAAAAATAGTTTTTATATGAAAAAAGGTAAAAAAAAATATTAAGAAATATATATATAAACGATAGTAATAAAAAAGACTATATGTAGACCAAATATGAAAAGATAGATATTGACTGAATATTAAATGATTAAAAATATTTTACTTAAACGAGCATCAACATAATATTATTAAATGGTTAAAATAACTAAATTTGATGAGAGTGATTGTAATATAGATGATAAAATTGACACTTTTATACAGAGTTTTAATAATATTTTTACTGATTGTACATATAGAGAATCATATGACAAACTACCAAATAATATGTTTTTTAATATAAAGTTATTTGAATTAATAAATGTGTCACAATGCATTCATTGTAAAAATAATTTGTATCCTATTAGGATTTTCGGTCATTGTATCAAGCATTTTAATTTATTAAATTTAATACTACTTGGTAACGAGGCTAAAAAACAAATGGAACTATTAAATAAAAGTGATAATAGTGATTTATATTTGTCTCTAGCTACTTCTATTTTAAAATTGAAAAAAGAAAAGAATTTAGTTAAAAATATATATAAAAAAAATGAGTATTTACATAAAAATGATAAAATGATTTGTACAAAATTAATGGAAAAATTTGGAAAATATAATAAAAAATTTATAAAAAATAATGACATTTTATATGATGATTTAATGAAGGAATATAATAAAGACTACTATTTAGATATTAATAATTTACATACAATCGATGCAGAAAATGTTAAATATAATGATAATATATTAAATGTATTACAATTTAAACAATTAAGAACTGAATATTATTTTATCAAGCATTTTTTTACTAATAATAAAATTACAAATTGTCATTTCGATAATAGTGAATATATTTATTATAAATTATTAGAAAATGATAAGTTAAGTGCATGTATTTCAAATCTTGAATTGGAAAAAACGTTTAAGATTCATGATTGTTCTGGTAAATTACATGCATATAGAGTAGATCTATATTTAGAACTCAAAACTTTTCATAAATCACTCTATAAAAATATTAAAAATGAACTTATTAAAGTAATTATTGAAATTGACGAATCTCATCATTTAACTGATAAATATATTATAATAAATGATATAAATAAAGATTTATATTTTATTAAAAATGGTTTTGCTATAATTCGAATAGATATTGCTCGTCGAAAAATTAACGACGATGATATTAAAGAGGTTATAAGGCATTTAGTTGAAATACAACATTCTAGAAATTTAAGATATGTATTTTCAGAAGCATATATAAAATCACATGATATAAATAATAAAATTACTCATAATAAACCTACTAAAGGTATTCATATTACTCGAGAGCAATTATTAAGTGTACAATAATATTGAATGGCTCGCTATTCGCTCGCCTTAATATCATTGCAATCATTCATATATTTAATTTACGTTTTATAAGCGCATAATATAAGCTAATACATAAAACGGTGGCATATTATTATGTTGTTTATTACCACCCGCGAGACTAGTTGTAAATGTATGTGTATGTAATCCACTTGAATTAATTGCTAATGTTTCTAATGAATTAATATTATTTTCACCTTCTATAGCACTTATGTCTGTTATTATACCTTTATTGTTTCCATCTTTAATAGTAAGACCTACATTAAGACCATTTGCATTGGATGTATGAATATGAGCTCCACTTGAACTTGTTACTCCACTATGTAAATGACCCGGTATTTCATCAATACTTAATGAATGGTTTTCAGCACCACCTGTATCATTGATATTACGTATAGTTAAATCTATTCCGGATCCACTACTTAAAATAAATCTACCTCTTAAATCGGGTGTATTATTTGTTCCATCACATATATTCCATCCAGATGGTATAATTGAACCATTAAATGCAACAATTATACCAGAATATAATATACTTGGAGTAAATATACTTATATTTTCTTCCATTTTATTTATATTTTTACTTATTTCTATTATTTGATTGTTCTTTTTTTCTTGTTCTGATATATTTTTTTCAAACTTATCTATTAATCCCTTTACGATATTTCTATTACTATCTTGTTCTATAACTATATTTTTTCTGTTATTTTCTTGATCTGTGATAAATTTGTCAAATTTATCAGTTAATCCCTTTACGATATTTCTATTATTTTCTTGTTCTGTATTAATTTTATTTATTAAATTTGTATAATTTTGCTGATCGTTTATTATTTTTTCTATTTTCAAGTTGTTATTTTGTTCTGATAATGTTTTTTCTATAATTTCTATTTTTTTTGTATTTTGTGTATGTATATCGATTAAGTTATTTTGCAATTCACCTAATCTTTTTGTTAAAACATCTAATAATGATTGACTATTATTTTGTTTGTCATTTAAATCTTTAAATTTAAAAGTATAAATCTTTTTTTCATCTTCTACTAATTTGTTTCCAGTTGTTACATTTTTTTCACTATTCATAATCATACTATCGATTATTATTGGAAACAATAATTTACTTGATTTCTCAAATCTTTTCAAACTCATATATAAAATAACTATATAAAATAGTTTTTTATAGGTATTTATATATTTATATATATTTATACACATATATATTCTTTTATATTTATATTATAATTATTATTTACTTTATTTTAGTAATTTTTAAATTTAATTTGTAAATTAAATATATAATAAAATGCTTCCTCCATTTATGTATGTAATATTTAGTGTTATATGTATTATTTTAATCGCACTAGGTGCTTATTTTGGTAATAAAAAATATAAAGAATATAAAAATAAAAATCCCGATCCCGCTCCTGCTCCTGCTCCTCGCTAGCGCGAGTGTCAAAAACTCTACGGTACATACAAATTAATTTATTTTTGATTAAAAAATTGATTAATTGATAGTATAATACTTAAATAATATATTAATAAGAATTAATATATTATGAAATTCGCTGCTGAATATGTATGGCTTGATGCTAAAAATAATTTTCGTTCAAAAATACGTACTATTGATACAGGAGATCAATTGATTCCTGATTGGAATTACGATGGTTCTTCAACGGGACAAGCTGATATTACTTCTAGTGAAATTATACTCAAACCATGTTGTACTTTTAAAAATCCTCTCCTAAAAGATTCGAATGATGTAAATATTATAAATATTATTGTTCTATGTGCTACATATACAACAGATGGGAAACCTCTAAATAATAATTATTATCATTCTGCAAAAGAACTATTTGAAAAACAATTACAAGAAGAACCATGGTATGGTTTAGAACAAGAATATTTTATGATAAATGCTTTAAATAAAGAAAATACCAAAAATGATATTATTGGTTATGATTCTTCATTTATGCATGGAATATACTATTGTAGTCCACTTCAACAACATCAAACATGTGTAAAAATTAGTGAAGAACACCTCATAGCATGTTATGATGCTGGTATTAATATTAGTGGTATTAATGCAGAAGTTGCTCCAGGACAATTTGAATTTCAAATCGGTCCTTCTGAAGGTATTCATGCTGGAAATCATATGATGGTTGCCCGTTATCTACTTGAAAAAATTGCTATAAAATATGGTGTTCATATTTCATATGATCCTAAACTTCATCCACGTCTCAGTGGTAGTGGTTGTCATACAAATTTCTCAACTAAATCAATGCGAAAAGATAATGGTTTAACACATATTATGACTGCAATTAAACGTCTTGAATTAAATCATAATAATGATATTCTCAATTATGGTGTTGATAATAATAAACGCCTTACAGGTGCATGTGAAACCGCTGATATTAATACATTTTCACACGGTATTGGTACACGTAGTACTAGTATACGCATAGGATATGATACATTCAATAATAAAAAGGGTTATTTTGAAGATCGTCGTCCTGCTGCAAATTGTGATCCATATTTAGTAACAAGTACTATTTTTAAAACTTGTTGTCCTTAATTAATTTATTTATTAAATATTATAATTTATGAATAATTTTTATTCTAGTTTAAATTATAATATTATAAAAATGTTGCATCTATTACTTTCAATACTTTTTTAAGTTTTTATTACTTATGATAAAGTTGTTTATATATATACTTTCGGTACTATTTTTTAAGTTTTTATTACTTATGATAAAGTTGTTTATATATATACTTTCAATACTTTTTTTTAAGTTTTTATTACTTATGATAAAGTTGTTAAATATGATAGAGTAAACAACTTTATCATATTATGATATACAAATTGTTGTTTACTCTATCACTTTCGTGTTGAAAAACAACACAAATTCAACACGAAAGTGATAGAGTAAACTATAATTTTAAATTTAAAAACAATACGAAAGTGATAGAGTAAACAACTTTTTATATTTATGTTTTTTGTAAAAAAGTAACACATATGACAATAATATCATAAAATAAATATTTTTATTTTTTTTACTAAAAAAATCTATTTTATCTAATTTTTATACAAGAATAAAAGTTTTTTTTTGTTAAAAAAGTATATATATAACATAAATGAAAATATTTTATCGTCACTAAAAAAATGATTTTTCAAAAAAATAAGATTCTGAAAATATTTTTTACACAAGAGTTGTAGTAAAATTTTTATGATGTTTGTAATATAGACGACAACTTTCACTGTTTTTTATTTTTATATTTTTTATAATTCTTGTTATTACGTTTACTTTTTTCTTGATTTTTTTACAAATTATTTATAATATATTTTATTCTTTAAAGTTTATTCTAAAATTTCTCAAAATCCTACTCATATAAGAATTAATTTTACTATTATTCTAAGATCAACACAATATATATCTTCAAATATTACTCTAAAATATTAACAACTGTATATATATAATTACAACTATTATGTTATTCTAAATTTTCCTAAAAATCCTACTCATATAAAAACAAAAAATACTCTTACTCTGAAAATACTCTAAAATATATCTTCAAAATTTATACTTATTCAGTTATTGCATCTAATATCTTCTGTTCTAATCTTAATTCTGGACACATAAATAAAATAACTTTTTTGTGTGTATTAATGTTAGTTAAAAAAGATCTAACTTCAATGAATAATGTTTGATATTCCATTATATAATCCATCTCTTCTTGAGTTCTCTTTTTTTTCTTTAAAATATTATCTAATTTTTGTCGATATATATCTAATACATTTAACATAAATCTTATAACCATGTCTAAAGTGTATTTCTTAAGTTGTAAACCACTTTTATCATTATGCCAAAAGTCTTCAATCTTTGTAGCATAATTACCACGTGCTGAATCTATATTGAATACAGACTGAAGTTTTTGATCTTCTTTTTTGATAAACTTTATAATTAAATTAGAAAGTGTTTGTACTAGTTTCTTATTAGTAAAATCATTAAAAATTCTTTTAAATAATTTATCATCTTTATCATTAATTTTTGCTTTATATTCTAACTCTAATTCTTTTCTAAATTCATCTTCTGGTATATAATCAATAGAAGGAGTATCTTTAAAGTTAGTATTTAAGATCGATAATATGGATTTCTTTATAGCTCTAGCCTCTTTAACAATCTTATTAGTATTGTGACTATTTAATTCTTTTAATTTTTCAATTTCACGTTTTAATTCATCATTCTGTTTTAATACTTCTTCATTTTGTTTTACAATAGTATTCTGATTTTCTACGATAGAAATCATAATATTATCATTTTGTATTTCTTTATTTTCTACAATAATATTATTAATCAATAAATTGTGTTTATGTTTTAATGTTAATTCGTGTCTATTATAATCATTTTTTTGATTTGTAGTAAAATTACAATAAGTACATTTATATACAATTACATTGTTTACATTGTTTACATTGTTTACATTGTTTACATTGTTTACATTGTTTACATTGTTTACATTATTTTTATGTTTTAATGATAATAAATGTCTATTATAACAATTATTATGAATAGTACTAAAATTACAATAATTACATATATGTAATGTCATATATTGTATATTTATATAATACTTTTTTGTTTATATATACTTTCAGTACAATTTTAAGTTTTTAAAACTTATTAAATTCTTGTTTACTCTATTACTTTCAGTACATTTATTAAGTAAAAAAACTTTAAATGAGTTAAAATATATTTTATTTCAAACATAAATGTACTTGAGTAAACAACTTTATTAATAATATTCTCAGAAAATGTTGTTTACTCTATTACTTTCAGTACATTTATTTAAGTAAAAAAACTTATAATATTCTTGTTTACTCTATTACTTTTTGTATACAAATTAAAGTTTTTTTACTTAAATAAATGTACTGAAAGTAATAGAGTAGACAAGAATATTATATACATATATAAATAAAAAGTAATAGATGAAACAACTTATATGTTTTTTACAATTTCAAAAAGTAATATAAACACCAAAATCAAATATTTTTGAAAATAATTTTATTTTTTACTAAAATTTGCATTTTTTGTAAATTTTTTACAAATAATATTTTTTATTTTTAGTAAAAAAGTATATATAACTCGTAAATATATTTTTTTTATCGTCACTATAAAAATGATTTTTCAAAAAAATAAGATTCTGAAAATATTTTTTACACAAGAGTTGTAGTAAAATTTTTACGATGTTTGTACTACAGTAAACAACTTTCTATGTTTTTTATTTTTATGTTTTTTATAATTCTCGTTATTATCTTTACTTTTTTCTTGGTTTTTTTACAAATTATTTATAATATATTTTATTTTATTCTTTAAAGTTTATTCTAAAAATATTTACAACTGTATATATATTACATCAACTATTATGTTTACTCTAAAATTTCTCAAAAATCCTACTCATATAAGAATATAAAATACTATTATTCTAAGATCAATATAAATATATCTTCAAAGTTTACTCTAAAAATATTTACAACTGTATATATATTACATCAACTATTGTATATATATTACATCAACTATTATGTTTACTCTAAAATTTCTCAAAAAATCTACTCATATAAGAATATAAAATACTCTAAAAATATAAATAAACATTTAATCAGCCATCATTATATCATTATAAAAAATATCAAATAATAATATATTTGTATCATCTTGTAATATTTCTTTATTCTCATAATTTTTATTTAAATATTCTAATATATCACAATGATTAATAACTTTATATTTATTATAATATATCCATTGTAATTTACTGTATATTTTATTCAATTTAATTTTAAAATTTGTATTATTGTTATTTACAAAATGAATAGATTTTATTGAATCTGGTAACATGTCTAAATCAATACTTGATCTATTATTTGTACTCATATGAATTATAATAGATTCAATACCATATGGTATTAAATTCAAAATATCAAAATCATTTTCATTACAATATCTAAACTCTAAGATTTTAATTGTTGGATGTATAATAAATCTATTATTAAAATTATAAACATATAACCATTTTATATGTGTAGGAATTAAACTATTTTGTAAGTTAATAATTTCAAGATGTTTTACATATATAGGTAATTTATTAAAATCATCACAAAAATTATTATTTTTAACATAAACATATGTATTTTTATTTTTAATTATATTATTAATATCATCTTCTGTAATATTTTCATTTTTAAGAGTATATGGTACAAAATTATCCATATAAATAAATTTAAATTATTTTAGATAAATAATTATATATCACAATAAAAAAATATCAATTTTTACTAATCTAATATCCTAAACAAACTATAAACAAACTAAACTAACACAAATCTAATACAAATACAAATCTAATACAAATACAAATCTAATACAAATACAAATCTAATACAAATACAAATCTAATACAAATACAAATCTATCAATACTTAATCGACAAAAACATCATCGGTCTTTTCGTGAATGTGGTACATTGCGTCAAGAAATACACGCGGATAGTAACCACCCTCTTTGATTTGACGATAAGCCGTGCGAAGGCAGCGATTGATCTCATGGTCAAAATTGCCGGTGCGTGCATGAAGATGTTTGCCAAATCCGGTCATGGCCAAAACAATTGTCTTAAGTTGGCGCAGAGGAGAAAGACAATACCAGCTACGCGTCAGCAGGTAATCGCCATCACGAACGAACCGGACGAGACATTCAAGAAAAAACTCTGGGTCAACCGACTCAACTTCTTCAACGAGTTCCGTAACATGAAACATGGGGTCAGGGTGAGCCGAATTAAATTTGTAGCTTACTCCATAGAAGCATAGCTTCATTGCCTTGAGTTGAAATTCGATGTTGCACCGATATTCAGGTTGTTCCATAAGACGCCCGAAGGACGGACCAAATTCTGCGAGAATGAAACTGAATTTGGGGAAAATTGAGAATGCAATATTAAGCGGGTCAGATTTCTGAAGACGCTCAAATGCCTCAAGCTCTGCGAGGGTTGATTTCTCACCAGGAAGGGCGACGTCAAAAATGGCGTCACGGATATCAAATGACGGGGGGAAGGGAAAGAAAGTTGTCATATTGGAAGACATTTTAACGATATAAAGTAAAATATATAAGAAAATCAGATATTTAATAAATTCAATTTTTTATTAAATAATAATACAATTTATACGATATATTTATTATTTTTATTAATACGCATATTAACTTTTTCAATATAATTTTCTATTTTAGAAATAAATAATTTATCGTCAAAATAGGTGCTTTTTAAATTATTAAGTCCTGTTTTACAAGAAATTAAATCTTCAGTTAATAATTTTAAATTATGTTTATCATCAGTATTTAATCCTAATATGAGTGTTTCTGATAGATTTTCACTAGATAATATTAATCTATCAATAAATTTAATAGTTTCTTCTCTATTATCGCCATAATACCAACGTCTAATACCTTGTAAATAATATCTTGTATCAATTTGTACAACATCTTCTGTAGAATTGCATGCTAATTTATCACTTTGTTTTACATGAGAAAGTAATTTTAAATTAGTTAATGTATCCATTAAATTATATATATCTTCAAAATTAGTTGATTTGTTTTCATTTTTAACTATATCTTTATGATTATTATCAGAAACATTATTATCATTTATACTATTTTTATCTTCAGTGTTTATATTACTTTCATTACTTAAACTATTTTCATTAATTTTTGAAGATTCTATATTATTATTATATGTAGGTATATCTATTTGTGTATTAAATCCTTTTTTTATTTTATTAAATGTTTTATCTGCTTTTTCGAATCTTTCTAATCTTTCTTTTTTATCATCATTTAATGAAGTTTTTACTTTAATAAAATTATTAAAATTATTATTAGTAACATTATTATCATTTAAAAGTTTTTCTATATCTAACAAATTAGTAGAATTACTCGAAGTATTAAATTTATTATTATTCATATATAATAAGATATATATAAAATATTATTTATGTAATAAAAAAAAATATTTAGGTACCGTAAAGTACTTAATTTAAGGAGGCTTAAGTTTGGCACTCAACGGTACATCCACAATCAAAATTATAATGTTCTTTTAAATATTCATTATGATTTGATATATTTTTATTAGATAAATATGAATCTGTAATTTCACTATTTTTTTTAATATCACGTGTAGCAATTAAAATCATTTGACCTGTACTTTTATTAAAATCAAAAATTGTATTTGCATGACACGAATGATTTAATTTTGCAATATTTGGAAGATATAAGGGACCATAATCAAAACCTTCAAATGAATTAAATAAGTGTTTTTCATAATAATATTCTATATCATTATTATGAAATTTATTAAAAAATCGTTGTAAATTTGAATTAGAATTTTTAATTTTATCAAAAATACATTTACTCATTTTAGTTCGTTTGAATTGAGTTAGATCTCTTGGAAATAATTCAGTATCATTATATTCAATTATTTTTTTTAAGAAATCAACATCTCTATCAATAACATTATCACCAAATAAATTAATAATTGGATATTCTTTAATTAAAATTTCTCCTTTTTTAATATTTTCTGCACAAATAACTTTTATATTACTTTCAAATTTATTGTCAATTTTAATTTTAGGAGAAATATATAGTTTATCCTCTTCATTTAGTTTAATTTTAGGAATTTTAATATACATATTATATATTTATTTAATTTATTATTACTATTTTTAATATAAACAAAATTAAAATCAATTTTTTATAATTTATAATTTATTTTTCATTAAATTATGTATTTCCCACATAACTTTACAATCAATTTCATTATAATGAATAATTTCTTTCATAATTGGTTCATTTATTATATCAAAAGATTCTTCTTCTATATCTATATCAATATATTCATTACTATCTTTTTTGATATTATCATATATTTTATTTGCCATTAACATAGCTTTTAATCCATTACTACATGGACTGGAACTATCCCAATTAGAATTAATTAAATTATGTTTGTGTAATGCTTTAGCAACGGTTTTAAGTGAGAAGTTTAATGCTCCTTTAATAGTAATTGGTTCTGAAATAAATACTTGATTCAAATCATAGAATGAATAATTACTATCATTATAAATACCTCCATTATTACGAGATTTAAAATTATTATATGAAGAAACTTCTGCATTAGACCAATGATAAAATTTCGCATTTGACTTTTTTTGACTTGTTAGAATTATATCAATATACTCGTAGAATTCATTAAACATATTACATTCAGCAGTTTGTGATTTTTCTTTCATTACAAAAGAATTAAATACCCATTTTTTATTATCTTCATAACCTACACCAATCATAAAAATATATGGATTATAATTAGAAGTAACTAAACCATCTTTAATAATGGATCCAAAATTAGAATTTAATGTTTCAAAATCAATATAAAAGTTAACTGTATCACTTGATGTTTTTTTCCATTTTTTTCTATCAAAATAAACTTTTTTTGGTCGTACAATATCGATATCTTGACGATTGATATTTAATATTGAATCAATAACTGAAGCAGTCTTACCTTTTGTAAAACCCATAGAGTCAGAAGTACAAGCGTGACTAGTCCAACTATAAATGTTACGAGCATGTGCTATTTCACGACGTTTATAACCACAATTCCATACATTTGTAATTTCACCAATTTTTTGACTTAATTCATATTTAATATGATGATAGAAACCATCTTTATCATTTTTCATATTTGGATATAATTCTTTCCGAGATGGATGTGGTAAAAGATGCCAATTCATGCCATCGGTACGTAATTCAGTTATCCAATTAATTGCATTTAATGTTTCTTCTACATATGATTTGTCAATACTATCATAATCTATTACACCAAGTTTTGTGAAAAAATCTGTAATTTCATATTTAATATTTTTTGATTCATAAATATATTTTTTACCCCAAATATATGCTTTATTAATATTTATACCAAGAATATTATTTAGAGCAACTGTATAAATATACAATTGACCTTTATATGCAGGAATACAATCAGAATTAAGAATATGAATACCATCGGCTCGCAATGAAATTTGAGAATGCTTAATATCAATTACTTTATAATGATATGGTATATTCAAATTAGGAGAAGGTATATTAGCTTCTTCGTCGGAAATAACTTTATATTTAAAAAGTTTATTCATATAATCAGAACGAACAAGTAGATCAGGTAATCCAAAAGTTTTGTTTTCAAAATTATGAAGCACACCTTGATATATAATAGGTGTACCTTTTTTCATATGATTAATTGTTTCATCCAATTTTTCTTTATTCTTACAATGAATATGATCTGATATTGTAACAACTTTATGTTTTTTTTGAAGTATTTTAATTAATTCATCTTCAAATTCAATACCACTATTTAAGATATGTTGTGTAAATGAATCTTGATTTAAACTAGAAGAACTAGAAGAACTAGAAGAACTAGAAGAACTTGAAATTCTTCTTGAATTTCCTATATTTGAGGGTTTATCAGTAATAGAATTAATATTATACTCTTTAAGAAAATCAATTAGTGGATCATTTAGCATATAATTACGAACTGAACTTGCTGAAACCATTTGATTCCATATATCATTATTTGAAGAATTTACATTTTTTACATTATTTTCATCTAATTTTTGTTTTTTTAATTTATTAGTTGAAGAAGAATTATTCTTTCGTTTTCTATTAATATTATCAGTCATTATAGTTAATTATTAAATAATAAGATAATATATTTAAGTCTTATTATTATCATTTTTTTGATAATAATAAAATATTTAAAATTATAATTTAGTAATTACAAGGTTATTTGATATTGGTTTACCACTACCTCCTCCACCATTTCCTAAGGTTAATGTAAGAACACTACCAAGAGGATTAATAACTGCTAAAATACTGTTTTCTTGTGTAACATTAATGATAGATGTTCCAACAATTTGGGTTTCTGAACCATTTCTACCAACTAAGGTTTCACCTAATTCAATACCATTTAATGATAAAACTAAGTCACCAGCTTCTCTTACAGTAACAACAAATTGTACTAAATAGGGGCCAAGTAATGGTAAATTAAATGTTGATTGTGTTAAACGAACAATTACATTATTGTTTATACCATCATTTGGAAATGGAACTTCGGCACCAGGAATAATAGGTGGTAAATTATTTAATGGTTGTAAACCGTAAAAATTAGAATAAAAATTAGGTTTATCTAAACCATCTTTTCCATTTGTACCATTTGTACCATTTGTACCATTTGTACCATTTGTACCATCTTTTCCATTTTTACCATTTTTACCATCATATCCACATTTACCTCTTTTACCATCAAATCCATTGTAACCATTTTTACCATCTTTACCATCCTTGCCATCTCTACCATCTTTGCCATCTTTGCATTTTTTAATGTTTTTTAATTCATTTTTAATATCATTTAATGCACATAACATTTTTTCATCATCTGAATCTGAATCTGAATTTGATTTAAATGAATCTTTTTTTGATGAATAATCATCTTGTCTATCGCCGTGGTGATAATCCTTTTTCGTCATAATAATATATTAAACATACAAAAAAATATTTTTATAGATTTTTATAGATTTTTATAGATATTTTAAATATTTTTTTAAATATCAGTAAAAAAATAAAACAAAAGTAATATATGTACTAAAAATAAATATTCGAAAATAAAATAAATATAAATATGTGTTAAAATATATAAGAAAATATAATATAATATAATATATATATATTATGAATGACGACTCTAGATTAAGAAAAGAAGAAACGGTAGAAAAATGTTTAGAAAATATAAAGAATTCAGTATATTATTATAAATTAGTTGAATTAATAGTAAATACATATGATGATTTATATGGACTTTATATACTACAAAATTATATTAATATAAATTCATCAGTTAAAAATAATATACAATCATTTGATAATATATATGATACAGTAATTGAAAAATCTTCAATATATTATTTATTTTTATCAATAGATATTAAAGAAATTTGTAAAATTTGTTTATATATTAATGATAAATTAGTTGAAGATTCAATTACTTCTAATGATAAATATGATCGAAATATAATAATGATACAAATATTAAAATTAAACAAAAATGATAAAATAGAAATAAAAAATTATTCAAAAAACAATATTAATTATGAAATAAAAAAATTAAATATTTCTAAATTTAACGACTCTCTATTATTTAATAGTAGTATTGACCAATTAAATAATAATTTATATGAGAATATCTATTTATATTTGAAAAACGAAGTGAATTTTGTTGATGAACCTATTGATGAAAGTGAAAGTGAAAGTGATAGTGTTAGTGATAGTGTTAATGAAAATGAAAATGAAAATGAAAATGAAAATGAAAATGAAAGTGAAAGTGTAAGTGTTAGTGTTAGTGTTAGTGTTAATAAAATTGAGTCAAATATCATTAATAATCAACTTATAGGTTATAATGACATTAATGATTCTAATTCAGAATCTAACACATTTTCTAAATTAGAAGAAAATTCTATTTATAATTCAATGAATTTAAATATTAATAATATATTAAATGTAGTAATGCATATTTTAATTATCAAATATTCATCATGATAATAAATAGATTTTCAGGCGTTAAATACCTATTAGTTGAATAGTAATAATTTTTATTATTACAAGGCGTTATTGTAGAATAGAAGGCGTTATATATGCGGAATGCATTATAATATGTTAGTTACAATATATATTATATGTTAAATGTAGATGTTTTAGATGTTGTGCAAATATAATTAATTATATACAATTAATTATATGTAAATATATGTAAAAATATATAAAAACCTATAAATTTATTTTCTAAATATAAATATATAATCATGGGAAAAAAAGATTTCTGCAAAAACAAGTGCGAATTAGTGTCAGTATCAAGTATTAATTCATCATCATCATCGTCCTCTGGATCATCATACGATTCTTCTTCTGATGAAGAATATCAATTTAAAAAACCAGAAATGAAGAATGAATCTAAGAATATTCAAAAACCTGAATTATTGAATGTAGTTGAAAAACCTACATATCATAAATGGTCTCCGTCATCTGTATCATGTACATCTTCAAAATCTTCAAAATCTTCATACTCATCATGTTCTTCATCTTCATCTTCCGAATCTGAAGATGAATGTGTAGCTAATAATAAATCTCCACCAGTTTGTCAACCAAACAAATGTGATAAAAAAGAAGAGAAAAGTATAAATAAATATGATTCAAATTATGATTCGTCATCATCATCATCTTCATCTTCATCTTCATCGTCGTCGTCATCATCAAACGAACACACTAAAAAGAGATACCGTAGAAGAAATTAATTAATATATTTTTAAAAGTATTTAATATATATTTTAAAAATACCTATAAAAATCTATAAATATATGTAAAAATGTATAAAATTTATTTTCTAAAACTAATATATTATAATGGGTAAAACTTCAAAAAAAGAGAAACGCGATAGCTCACAAAGATGCAAAGATAGAACAAAGCGCAATAGTCACAACAAGCGTAATAGTCATAAGAAACACAATAGTCGCAATAGACATAATAGACATGAAAAATCATCTTCTTCTGATAGTTCAAAATCTGAAAGATCATGTTCTCCAAAGAGAGAAAGATCATGCTCTCCAAAGAGAGAAAGATCATGCTCTCCAAAGAGAGAAAGATCATGCTCTCCAAAGAGAGAAAGATCATGTTCACCAAAGAGAGAAAGATCATGCTCCCCCAAGAGAGAAAAACATGATTCTGAATCCTCATGTGAATCACATGAAAGCAAGGAAACAGAAGAATGCCTCAGAGAGTTATACAATAATTTAAAGATGGATTTATTAAGAGACGATGAATTAATGGCTGGTGGATCAGACGCTCATGGTTGTTTTTATTCAACAGAAGCTCAAACAGTTAACCCATCAGAACCAATTAAATTTCAAAATACACAAGACGCTCTTAATATTGAACGCGGTGCAAACGGACAATCATTATATGTTAGACGCGATGGATTATACATGTGTGTATTTCATATTACACCAGATGTAGCTTGTCAATTTACCCCCTTTGTTAATGGTATTCCTGAATTAGATAGAACTATGGGTACAACAAATGCCGCCGGTCAATTAACAATGGTTATGCTACTTCCACTTAAGAGAGACGATCATCTTACATTAAGAAATTATATATCAACTACAAGTGTTACAACAATCTCTCAAATTGTAGGCGGTGTTGTTCCAGGAGCTAATGTTGAAATTGTTATTAGAAAAATAGCAGCATACCCTACTTCATATGATGAAACAAATTGCAAATATCCTGAACATAGTCCTTATTACATTAATAAAGAACACTATATGCCTAAACTTTGTAAAAAACTCAAGAGAAAATTTAAATTATTTAAAAAATGGTTAATTCAAGATCCAGAAATGATGGTTAGAGGAGCATCTACATATGGTTCATTTTTCTCAAATACCGTTCAAACTGTAGCAGTTAATAGTCCAGTATTATATGATACTTCACAAAACGTTCAAAACATAAATTTTGTTCCAGGTACAGGAGATGTCCAAGTTAAAGAAGCTGGTTTATATAGCTTTTCATATATGGTAAATACAACACAAGCTTGTCAATTTACTTTTTTTGTTAATGGAGTATCTATTCCATCAACAGCAACTGGTATTAATAAGGGAGCAAACTTATTACAAATGAGACAAACTATTGAATTAAATGAAAACGATGTAGTATCAATTAGAAACTATACCAGTTCAGCTGGTACAATTACTATTTCGATAGGTGCTGGTGGTGTTTTACCCGGTGTAAATAGTATTTTATTATTATGGAAAATTGCTCCAACTGCAGCCAATCAAAAAGAAATTGAACCAGTCCCAGCTCATTTATTAGAAAAGAATTGTATGTATAAGAACTTTAAATATTATTTATTACATGATGATTGTTTAGATATTACAGGGGCATCTACATATTTTGATGTTATAGCTTCTACATTGAAAGACATATATCTTGACGGTGCAGCGGTTTATAATAATTTAGGTGCATCAAAAAATGTATTTTTCAAATCAAATACTGGAGATGTTTATGTAAGAGAAAGTGGTATATATAAAATGATATTTGATATAGAAACTAAACAACCAGCTCAATTTACTATTTTTGTAAATGATGTTCCTCAAGATTCATGCATTTCTGGTACAGATTCGGGTGCAGGACAAACATCAATAAGACAACTTGTTAAATTGTGCAAAGGTGATAAATTAACTGTTAAAAACCATAGTTCATACTTTAATCCTGTTGAAACACAAATGAATCCAGGGGGTCAAAATAAAGGTATTACACTTGTGTTTGCCGGTTATAAAATTGCTCCCATACACAAACACCACCATCACCATCACCATAAAAAAAGTGATAAATGTGAAAAACCACAACCACCTCAAGTACCCCAAAATAATAAGAAGAATTAAATTAAATTAATTTAATAAATAGGAAAAAGTCAATTAAAAATAATATTAAATATTTTTAATATAATATGTGTAGTAAAACCAACGTCAGTCATAACATTATATATTTTTATTATATAACTCAATTAAATCTATTATATTATCGAAAGTTGATTCTTTTGTATTTGTTTCAATAATTTTTTCGTTAAATATTTTTGCATTTGAATTCTTTTTAATGATATACTCAATAAATTCAAATCCAATACTTGTAAAATTTTCTTTATTAACAATTACTAAATTTTCTAATTTTTTATCTAATGCTAATTTCATAATTTTTCTAAAACCAGGTCTATTAAAATCCATTCCGGATCCAATATCTTCAATTATTGTATATTTGGAAAAATGTTTGTTCATATATTCACGATATTTTTCCAAGACATTCTTTTGATTTGGAAAAGAAATACGAATATAACATATATTTTGTATATTATTATTATTATTATTAATTTTAATATTCGTCCCCTCTTCCAGAGTTTCTTCATCATTTGAATCAGATAATTCATTTATTTTTTTAATTTGTTTATTAATATTTTGACAAGAATGTCTTTTTATTTTATTTAAAATATTATTTTTTTCATCATTATTATTATTTTCGATATCATTTTTTATTACACTTTTATCTTTTTCAAGATTATATTCTCTTAAATAACTTTTAACATCGTAAAGACGATGATTGCCAGAAGTTCTAATTGTATTAATTGTTTTGTCCTTCGACCATTTTCTTAAAGTTACTATCGAGACACCTAATATTTCCATAGCTTTTTTACTTGTTAAAAAACTAGAATCATATGTTAACGTCATTATATATAAATATATATATTATTATTTTATATAATAAACTAGATTTTTACATATAAAAACAATTTTTTATATTTTTATAAATATATTAAAATTTAAAATCTTCATTTGCATCAAAAGCCCATTTAAATTTATCTCTTAATGCTGTTGAGAAAACTTTTTCTATGGGTAAATTATGTAATTTTAAAAAAGCTACAGTTATACGAGGATCGATATAATTTGCTTTACTTGTTCCCAATGAAATATTTTTCAATTCTTGTTTTAATTCTTTTCTTGATTTTAATTTATCTAATTTTAATTGTAAAGATTGAACTTTTGAACTTTTGTTTTCTTTTGCTTTTTTAAGTTGAGATTTTGCTTTCTTAAGCATATTATCCATTTTACTAACTTGATCTTTAAAACTCTTTCCAACATTCTTTTGATGATTGCATAATTGGGCTACTTTAGCATTGGCTTTATTAAATTCGTCTAAAATTAAAGTTTTATCAGATTTATCACTAAATTTCTTTGTAATTTTCTTTAATTCTTTTTGAAATAAATAAGAAGCATTATAAGTTCTGAATACTTTAGCAGTTAAATCTTTCATAAATGTTTGTAAATATTTATTAATATCATTTGAAGTAATTAAATTAAATACTTCATCATCTTTTTTTTTTCCTTCAATAAATTCTTTAATATTTTTATAAATTATTGGATCAACAGATAATTTATTATAATATCTAACAGAATCTTTACCTAAAAAATCTAATATAATTGAATTATTATCTTTTAATTCAATATGTTCTACTCTTAATGAAGTTACACCAACAGTATCAGTTTCATCAGATGCTTTTTCATTACCAACACGTAAAGCAAAATTTTCAATAAAATAGAAAGCAGTAGCAATTTGTTTCGTTTTCATATCTAAACTTAATATATTTTGTTCATTATCTTTATGGATAGTATCCATTTTTCTTTTTAATTTTCTAGCTAAATCAAACTTAGCCATATCACTAGATGCTTTAAAATCAGATTGTGCCCCCAACCATAAATATTTTGTTTTACCAGTAATATCATCTTTCCAGGATGCCAACCATTCAGCTTTTTTATCATGTATAATTTTACCCCATTTATGTTGCTTTAAATGTTCTGGTAAAGTTGGTATTTTAGCCTCTCTACTAAGATTTAAAATTAAATCCTCTGGATAAATACGTGGTTTAATTTTTCCAATTTTAGGATTATCACCTCTACCTAAAAATATACCAGGTGGTTCCATACGAAAATTACCAACAGGTTGAGGTTTCCCATCTACCATAGCAGTTTTATATTTTGTTTCACTTTCTTCTTTATCAGGAGTAGCCACTTTATTTGTAGCTTTTAAATCTTCGAATATATCTTTATATTCAGTAAAATCACATTGTTCTAAACTTTTAATAGGCGAGTCTTTACCTAATAATTTTTTCCAATCATGAAAGAAATTTTTATTAAAAGCTTTATTAAGAATATAATCAGATCCAATATATTTAACGTATATCATAGCAGCTTCTTCTGCCTTTGGTGTTAAAGTTACTAAGATACTTTTAGTATTACCATCTATATCAACTCCATTATATTTTAATGGAATTCCATGAGAAATATATTCAGGAGGAAATAAAACACCATTGTGTTCTAGACTAGTCCATTTATTTGGCCCTCCGCCTCCTCCTCCAAATTGATTACATAACCAATAATTTAATAAATTTATTTGTGATGATTTATATGCCATTGAATATAATTAAATGAGAATAAAATATTTATCTGGTTATCAATAAATTTAAAAATAACCAAATATTATATTAAAAACTAATAATAACTATAAAAATATATAAAAACCTTATTATTATATATATGGATTTAAAAAACATTAGAGTTATAACTGAAATAGTTGATAGTCAAAATAGTACCTTAAATAGTGATGAAATAAAATATATTCAGAATTTATACGGTGAAGATTTTATAAAAGATAAGAATATAAAAGATAAGAATATAAAAAATAACAATATAAATGAAAAGAAAATAGATCAGGAAATAACTAATCAAATATTAAATGAAATAGTTGATGAAATAGTTGATGAAAATATAGAAGAAATAGTTGATGAAAATATAGAAGAAATAGTAAGGGAAACATTAGAAGAACGTTATGTAACAGATTCAGATGAATCTGATAATAATAGATTTGTCTTATGTTGGTTTTATATATTACATATATTATCACCAATTAAAAATTATAAAAGATTTAAGAAATGGTTAAAAAGTTAAATAAACTTTTGTAAAAAATCAGCAATATCTACATGGTTTATATTTTTAATAGGATTCTTATGATATGATAATAATGTTAAATTATTTAATTCTGTAATTTCTTTTGGTAATAAAGAAATATAATTATCATCTAAACACAACTTTTTTATATTTTTCATTTTATTTATATTATTAGATATATTTTCAATTTGATTTTTATTCAAATATAATTCTTCCAAATTATATAATTCATATAATTCGTCGGGTATTGTTTTGATTTGATTGTTATTCAAATATAAAATTTTAAGATTAATTAAATTATTTATGAAGATTGGAATATTTTTAATATTATTTTGTTTAAGAAATAATGTATGTAAATTAGTTAATTCAAATAATTCAAAAGGTAATGATATAATTTCATTATAATCAAGTGATAATATTTTTAATTTTTTTAATTTATTAATATTTTTTGGAATATTTTTAATTTTGTTATATAATAAATAAAGTTCTTCTAGTGTAACACAATTTAATACATATGTAGGGATTTCAGTAAGATTCTTATTAAATAACTCTATATCTTTTATACTCATTTTATTAAACATTATATATATTTTATTTTTTTTGAAAAAACTTTAGTCTTTCTAGTCGTATTTGTTCTTTAGTTAATTTAAATTCTTCTTTAATTTCTTCTTTAATTTCTTTTTGTTTTTCTTGTTGTTTAATTATATCTTGTTGCAAACTTGTTTCGTAATCTAATCTTTGTTGTTCTATTAATTCTCTTGCTAATTTATTATAATTATATTCCTCTAACATTTTTAAAACTTGTTCTCTTTCGTTATTAGTTAAGTTTTCTAATATTAATGATTTTATAATTTCATTATCCATATTAATTATTTGTTGAAAAGTATCTTTTACAAGTTTAATTGAATTTTCATATTCTTGTATTGAAATTTCAATAGTTCTATTAAACTCTTGCTCATCATAATTTTGATTAATATTTATATTATTTATATCTTCTTCGATATAATTATCATTATCATCATTATCATCATTATCATCATTATCATCATTGTTATTGTTATTGTTGTCATTGTTATCATTGATATCATTATTCATATAATTATAATCTTCGTTATCGGAATCAGGATATAAACGATCATTATTATTTTGTTCCATTAAATTATTATTAAATTATCTAATAATAATAATTTTATTTTTCATTAAAAAAATCAATTTTTTATTAAAAAAATCAATTTTATGTTATTTGTTTCAATAAATTATATTCTTTTATAAGTAAAATATGTCCTATAGTCACTATTAGATGTGTAGCAGAATGTAACGAATCTCCTATTTTATGATATTTAATAATATTACTATCATACTTTTTATAATGTTTAAAATATTTAGATAAACTAAATAATATAATTCCGGTTATTAAACATAAAATAATAATTAAAACATTCTTATTATTATTTGTTTTTTTATATATTTGAGTTATAAAATATACATCTACGATAAAGCCTAACATCATTGATACACGATCAATAGTTTTGAATTTATAATGTGTTAAACCATGATTTAATAATGATGTTATTAACCCCCAAAAATAAATGACAATTAATGATATATTAAATGGATTATATAATGTAATTATTAATAAATGAGACCAAAACATGACAAGTGTAGAATAAAATAAATTTATATTAGCCATTAATATAAATTAAATAATAAAAATAATTTTTAATTTAATTATTAAAAATTATATGGTAAAAAAATATAAAAATCCATTTCCTTTATTAATCCTATTAATCCCCTTTTCCAAAAGCCAAAAATTACCCATCGTCCCCAAAATTTCAGAATCCATTATGTTTTTAATTATATGACATTTATTGCTGTGTGGATTCTTTGTGTATTAACAAGATACTTTATTTAAAAAGTTTTTCATTTAAGATTTGCTGTGAATATCTTTCATACACAAATAATTAATATTATTATATCTTTAAATAGTTTTAATTAACACTTTGAATATATTAAAATATATATTGAAAAATAGTTAAAGATAAATTATATTAAAATATATTAATAAAATGGAATCAACAGCTGATATATCAAAAGCTTTTTCAATGATGTTTGAAACAATTAATAATACGCAAGTCCAAGGTGAAAATGGTGCTTTTGCATTTCAAACACCTGCATCTACAAATGATGATTTTGATGGTACATTAGTAGAATTATTTCTTCTGGTTCGCGGAGAATCACAAGAAAATATTTTTAATATTCTTAGTAAACTTAAAACAATTATTGAAACAAATTCTAACACAAAACCAGAAAATCTTAAAAAACTAATTAAGATTTCATTATATATTCGCAACCCTCGTCATGGTAAAGGAGAGCGTGATATATTTTATAATATTCTTGAATGGATGTGGGAAAATTATCAAGATATTGCTAAATTTATGATTAATGTAATCAAAGATTTTGGTTATTGGGGTGATTTTTCACATCTTTATGAAATATCATCTTCTACAAATATGAAAGAACACCTAGTAGAAGTTTATAGTAATCAACTTAGTGGAGATTACAAAATGCTTTTTCGTCAAGGGGCAAATATCAGTCTTGCAGGTAAATGGGCCCCTCGCGAACATTCAAAATATAGCAAATTTGCAAAGGCTTTAACAAAAACAATGTTTAAAGATGTTACATCATTTAAACAAGGGAAAAAAGTATATCGTTTAACTATTGGTGCACTTAACTCGCGTCTTAAAACAGTTGAAGCCTTAATGTGTGATAAAAATTGGGAAACTATTGATTTTGCAAAAGTTCCATCAGTTGCAATGACAAATCTATCAAAAGCATTTCAAGATGAATATGTTAATCCTTATCCGATAAATAAACGTAAACACAGTACTCAACGTAATTCACTGCGTCGTCATAATTGTGGTGATAAAGAATTTAAAGATCGAGAAGCATGTCGCCAAAATCTTAAAACACATATACAAAATAATAATAAAATAAACTCAAAAGTATCAAATATTACTGATATTATTAAACGTTACATGAATGGAGATTCAGAAGATATTGTATGGGAAGTCCAATGGAAGAATCGTATTAATGATATTAAAACATTAATTAAAGAAACGGGAAATAATACAAATACTATTTTTCCGATGATCGATCTTTCATCATCGATGAGTGGGGAACCTATGCTTAATGCTATTGCTTTAGGTACATTTTGTGCTACCGCAATAAATACATCTGAAAATGATAATATTTTTGCAAATAAATTCCTTACATTTAATACAACACCTGAACTTGCCACCTTACCAGAAGAAGGAAATTTATATACAATAATTAAATCAGTGAAAGAATGGACTTCGCGCTGGGGCGGTAGTACAAATATTCAATCCGCTCTTGAATTAATTCTTGAAATTGCAGTTAATAATAATGTTACACAAGATGAAATGCCAAAAGTTTTAGCAATTTTTACAGATATGCAATTTAATCAAGGTGATGGTAAATGGAATGAAACTTCATATGAAATGCTTAAACGTAAATTTGAAGAAAAATCATATGTAACACCTCATGTAATTTTTTGGAATCTTCGTTCAAATACAACAGGATATCAAGTAAAAGCATCTACGCCAAATGTAACTATGCTTAGTGGTTATTCTACACGTATGATGGATTTATTTTTATCGGGTTCCGTTGATACTTTAGCAAATGAATTTGAAAATGAAAATGATGTTGAAGTTGATGTTGAAGTTGAATTAAATAACAAACAAAAACCCACAACTTTAGAAATCATGCAAAAAGTATTTGAACATGATATGTTTGATTGTTACCTACACGAAATGCATCAATTAGTTTATAAAAATCAAATAAAAACAGAAAATAATGATTTTGCATCAATGTTTACTTCAATGTTTTCAACAATGTTTCAAAAAGGAACACAAGAAAAGAATAATAATCTCGATGAAGATATTAATGAAGATATTGATGAAGATATTGATGAAGATATTGATGAAGATATTGATGACGAACTAGACGACGATAATCAAGAAAGTGAAAAAAATGATATAGAAAATAATGTTGAATCTGAAAAAATGGAAACACAAGAAACACAAGAAACACAAAAAGTTGACAAACCATCAATTACAGAAAGTACATCAACACAAATGCAACAAAATCAATGTCACATTTCATAGAAATTTTAAATAATTATATATTATATAAAAATATAATATATATGTCTAATCTTTGTCAATATAAAGATATATTTGGTAAACTAGGAGAAGGAGTGCATTCATATAGAATATTTAATGTTGCTATTATTGATGTAGTATTTACTATTATTTTTGCTGTAATTTTAGCAAAAGTATTTAAGTGGGATATATTTAGAACTATAATAGGATTATTTATTCTAGGTATTATTATGCATAGAATATTTTGTGTAAGAACAACTGTTGATAAATTATTATTTAATTAACTTCTTCTTTAACTTCTTCTTTAACTTCTTCTTTAACTTCTTCTTTAACTTCTTCTTTAACTTCTTCTTTAACTTCTTCTTTAACTTCTTCTTTAACTTCTTCTTTGACTTCTTCTTTAACTTCTTCTTTAACTTCTTCTTTGACTTCTTCTTTAACTTCTTCTTTAACTTCTTCTTTAACTTCTTCTTTGACTTCTTCTTTGACTTCTTCTTTGACTTCTTCTGGTGCAGCTACAGGTGTAGCACGATGAGATGTTTCCATTTTTAAATCGATTGAATTTGATGTTGTTTGTACTGTAGTTTGATCTGTAGTTTGTTCTGTAGATTTACAACATAATAGTTTAGATAAACTATTTTTAATTCTTTTCCATAAAGATGAAAAGAAACCCTTTATTTTTGGTTGTAATAATACCAATTTAATAGTTATTTTAATCATCTTATGGAACTCTTCTTTTTTATCAACAGGAATTGCATTATGTTCTTCTAATAAATATAATAATACTTCTTCAAGAACTTCAATTAATTCGTCATAAGATAAATCAAATTTGTTTAAATTATCAGTACATTCAACAACAATTAACATTATATCGGGAATATCTGTAGTATCTATTTTGCCATCTAATAAAATAGAATCTAATTTTGATTTTAATGAGGATCTTAAATTATCATCACTAACAATTTTTGCAGCAGTTTCACTTAATATTTTTTCCATTATAATTATAAATTATATTTATTTTTTCAATAAAAAATACACAGAACTAATACCTAAAACCGTCCCTAATATTTTATTTTGATTAATATCCTCATTAAAATAAAAAATCCCTACAAAAAATATAACTAATATTTGTAATATTTGTAATACAGTATAAACTATAGATAATTCTATACCTTCCTTAAAAATATTAATATATGATACTGCAAGTAATATATATAATATTAAAGATATTAAGATATAACTATAACTTTTAGTAATTATATATTTTTTAATAAATATAACTGGTAAAATAGCTACAATTGTAGCAAAAAATATTAGTAAATAATTCATAATATATTAAACATTAGATATATAAATTTATAATAATAAAAATACAATATTATAAATAAAAGAGATGTATTATATATTTAGAAATATTATAACTGATTTTGATATTCAACAAATGAAAAGTCATACAAATGTATGTATAAATAATCATAATTTTTATGATTCTTTAATCAATATACCAAATAATATATCTGAATTAACAATTGGAAATATAGATATATTATTATGTATACCAAATAATATTAAATGTATTGAATTTAGATCAGAATATATTAAAAAATTTCCAGAAATATTACAATTATTACCATATGGTATTGAATCACTCACTATTGATGCTGTAAATTTAAATGAATTAAATTTAAATAATTTACCAAAATCAATAAAAAATATTTTTATTTTTTCAAATAATATTAAAGTTAATATATTTATTGAAGTTTTTTATCCCAATTTAAAATTAGTTAATATTTATGATGGGAACATTAAAAATAAAGAAGATTTGGATAATTATTTTATTAAAAATAACATAGAAGTAAACTATATTTCATTAAAAATATTCAATGGTTTAGTAATTATATAAAAATTGAAAATAAAAATAAATTAAATATTAAATTAATATATATTTATTAATTTAATTAAGATGGATTTTAATATCGACCCCTATAAAAAAATGGTTCCTGAAACAATGTATGAAGAACATTTAGATTTATATACATTGTTTACTTGTATAAAACTTAAATATATTCGTAATTCATATCGATGGAATTCTAGTTTTAAAAATAAAAAATGGACTATGACAAATTTTGATTACGCCTATGCAAATAAAAATAAATGTTTTGAAAATTTCAAACTCTTACAATCAAATTTTTATAAATTTAGAAAGATTTATAGATTGAAACAATGGACGCCAGAATATGAAACAAAATTTATTAGTTTTATATACACAAGCATGGAACAATTAGTAAACAATTTAAGTGTTCCTATTCGGGATAATAGTCAAGTTATTGAAAATCTAGTTAGCAAATATAAGAATATTTTTGATGAAGAAGACGAAGAATATGAAGAAGAATCTGAAGAACCTGAAGAACCTGAAGAACCACCTAATAAGAAAAATAAGAATTAAAATATCAAATTAAATATATTGTTTTCGACAAATATTAAAAGCTACTGAACCCATTGAATTTGCAATAGAACGTACATAACCACCTGAACTAATTTTTGTTTCATACATACAACATTTATATATTTTATTTACATCAATATTTTTTTCCCATTTTTCAAGTATTTCTTTTTGTCTAAAATCGCCGTTAACTGTGTTTATTAAACATTTAATTGTGTTATAAATATTATTACCATCAACAAAATTTTCATTTATTTTTTTAATATAATGTATTTTAACTTCTTTTGTAGGAATATCATTATAATTCATATTATATTTGGTTGCTTCCCATAGACGTACTTTCTTACCATCTACATCTATTGTTTTTGATGAATATGGTGGATATTGTTGTGTTATAGTTTTTTCTTCATCAAATAATTCTTCTTTAAAATTATTTTTTTGACTATCATCAATAATATTTGTTACTAAACCTAATATGTCGTATGTATCTGATTGAAAACCATGAATTGTAGAAAATGTATATATTTTATCATGCTTACATTCTTCATCCATTAATTTACAATCATCACCAGTTAACAATCTAACTATACCAAATGCCAGTGGATCTAATCTTCCAGCAAATGCTACTTTATCAGTTATTTTATATTGTTTTTTAAATCGATTAACAACATCTTGCATAGATTCACCTATATGTTTTTCATAATCAATAATCATTTTTAAATTAAATATTAATCTATTAATCTATTATTTAATATATATATTTCATTTTTTTAGTTATGATATGTCTTAAATTTGGCAATTTTATCGTATATTTTACTATGCTAGATATAGCATTATAAAGATCAGTAAAGATAATATTTTATATTTATATAATAATGAAAGAAATATTATTAATATTGCCAAATCAATTATTTAAAAACCATGATAAAAATATAAAAAATATAAATATATGGTATCATTCTAAGTTTTTTACTAAATTAAATTATCATAAAAACAAATTACATTTTCATTATGCTTCTTTAATGGCATATGAAGAATATATGAAAAAGAAATATACAGTTCAAACCATAATAAATTTAAATAATATTAAAGTATCAGATATTGAAAAAATACATATATATGATCCAACTGATTTTGAAATAGAAAAAGAAATTAAAACTTTTTGTAAAAAGCATAAGATAGAATTAAATATTATTGCAACACCATTATTTATATTAAACCGATCAGAATTAGATGAATATTTAGATATGTGTAAAAACAAAAAGAAGAATCCTTATTTTAATCATACTTTTTATATTTGGATTAGAAATAAAACAAGTATACTTATGAAAAATAATAAACCAGAAGGTGGTAAATATTCATATGATGTTGATAACAGATTACCATTTAAAACTGATTATACAGAATCAAAACTTAAATTATATTCAAATAAATATATTAAGAATGCAAAAAAAATAGTAGATAATAAGTTTTCTACAAATCCAGGAGAAATTACCCCATTTATACCGGTTACTTATACAGATGCTAAAAAACATTTTGATATATTTTTAGAAAAAAAATTAAAAAACTTTGGTCCATATGAAGATGGATTTAGAGAAGATGTATTAATTGGATATCATGCATGTATTTCAGCTTTAATAAATGTTGGTTTATTAGAAGTTAATTATGTTATAGACACTACTTTAGAATATTATAAAAAACATAATATACCATTACAATCAGTTGAAGCATTTTTGAGACAAATAATATCATGGAGAGAATATGTTAGAATGCTTTATTTATGTGAACATAATAAATTTAATAAAATGAATTTTTTTAAACATACACGAAAAATAAATAAAAACTGGTATGATGGAACAACCGGTATGAAACCTGTAGACGATGTTATAAATAAAGTAAATAAATTATCATACGCTCATCATATTGAAAGACTTATGATAATATCTAATTTTGCATTATTAACAAAAATTTCTCCTAAAGAAATATATAACTGGTTTTTATCATTTGTATCAATTGATGCATATGAATGGGTGATGGAACCGAATGTATATGGAATGGGAATTCATTCAGTTGGTACTCTTATGATGAATCGACCATATTTTTCATCATCTAATTATTTATTTAAAATGGGAAAAATAAGTAAGACAACTGATAAAATAATTTTAGGAAAAGAAGAATATGATTGGTATGATGTATGGGATAGTTTATATTATAGTTTTATTCATCGTAATAAAGATTATCTTAAAAAGATATATTCAACAGCTTCATCAGTAGCACATTTAAATAATAAACCTTTAGCTGAAGTAAAGAGAATGTTAAATATAGCAAAGTTATATATGAAAAAATATTAATTTTTCAATCACCTCAATTTATGTTTTCTAATATTAAATTATAGATTATGAGTAATTTTGTAGAATTTACAAAAGAAGAAATCGATACTTTATTAAATCAAAAACCAAACAAAATTAATTTCATACCATTAAATATAATATATGTATTAGCATTATTATCATATATATTTTATTTCAATAAAAAAATAGCAGAAAATAAAAAGAAAATAGTTAATATTATTTTTGTCGTATTAGGTGTATTAATAATAATAATTAATATTAACTATTCACAAACTAATTATATACAATCATATATACATTCAATTGATGATAATAATTATAAAGTAATTATAATTAAAAATTTATTATCAGAAGAAGAATGTGATAAATTATTAGAAGATGTAAATTTAGCTAATAAAGCTTTTCAAGAAAGTGAAGTAAGTAATAGTGACGGTACACAAGGTGTATCAGATTATAGAAAAAGTAAACAAGTTTGGTTAAAAGAACATGATTCTACAATTTGTAGAAAAATAACAAATGTATCAAAATTATTAACAGGATGTCCTGAGAAAAATATGGAAGATTTACAAGTAGTTGAATATGATACTAGTGGTTATTTTAAAGAACATTATGATCCAGAAACAACATACGATGGTTCAAATATAAAAGATAGAGCATATACATTAATATTTTATTTAAATAATGTGGAAGATGGTGGGGAAACATATTTTAAAAATATAGATACTAAAGTAAGTCCTAAAAAAGGTGATGCTGTATTTTTCAAATCATTAACTCGAAATAATAAATTGTTACAAAATTCATTACATCAAGGAATGCCTGTTAAAAAAGGAAAGAAACATATATGTAATAAATGGATTCACTTAAATACATATGTTCCATAGAGTGCTTAATTTATGATTAATACAACATATATCTTTCAGGAGTTAATAATAAATAAGGAGCTGAATTTCTATTAAATCTGGTTGGCATATTCCAAAAGAATGGATTTCTAAAATAGTATGAATCATATGGATTATATGGATTATATGAATAATAAGGATTATATATAGGATAATTATTTACTGTTAAATAATCATCTTGTGGACCTCTAGAATATAATTGTATCATTGAACCATAATTTTCATTATCATTTCTTTTATTAAATAAAAATACTAGAATTATTAAGATAATAATTATAATTATTATATCAGATGTTTTCATATAATAATTAATTACATATTAAAAATAAATATAAATTTATTTATCATATGCTGGAGGAGAAGGTGCAGGTCTTGATGATTTATCTGTTTTTAAACTTTTTATATTATTTGTTTTAACTTTAAATATACCATATAATAATGCTGCTAATAAAATCATACCAAATATCACAAAAAATATAATAAATGCAGTTTTATTACCAGATGATGAATTTTTTGGTTTTTGATTTGTCTGTATTGTTGCAGGAGTAGGAGCAGTTGTAGGAGCAGTTGTAGGAGCAGTTGTAGGAGCAGTTGTAGGAGCATTTGCTGGAGCAGTTGCAGGAGTAGTTACAGGAATTGGTGCAGGGGGTGATGCTACTGGAGTATTTGTAGTATTTGAATCAATTTCTAAAAGATTAGTTAAATCTGAAAGCATTGATTGAATCTTATTCGATTTCTCAATATTTTTTAAAAAATCATTTGACTTTTTATAACATTCTAATTTGTTAACAAATATATTTTTAAATTGATCTTTTCTTAATTGAATAAAACTAGGATATAAATTTCTAATTTTTTCACTTACAGCATTTAATTCTGATAATAATAGATTTTTATCAGTTTCATCACAGTTAGATGTGCTATTGAAAAAATTATTTTTATAATATAATGTATTCATTTGGGCTATTAATAAAGATAAATAATTATAAATTATAACAATATTATCTTTACGTTCGATTGATTTAGTGAATAAATTTAAAGTATTTCGAATATCTTCCATATAATTATATATCTATATTTTTTAAATTAATCTAAGAGTAAAAATAATAATTTTATAATGATTAATTTTACTCTGGAATTGTAAATCTCCAACCATCATCTATTGAAGAAATATTACTATGTTGTTGTAATTTAAATAATAATATTGCATTTCCTACTTTTATATAGCCGACAATCCAAACATAATCATCAACATGCAAAGCAGCAAATATTACAGAACCATCTGGGTCCGTACGTTTAAATTTTTTGACAACTGCTCTACCAAATGACGGAAAATCCCAAGTTACATTTTTTGTATAAAAACCAGGTAATATTCTAGATGAAAATATACCTGTATCATCCATTGTTAATTTAGATGTTATATTTACATTATTTATTTTTGCATTCATTATATTTGCACTACTATCGACTTGTAAACTTTTTAATATTTTTGCATTATCTATATTTCCACTTTTTATATTTGCATTATCTATATTTGCATTATTTATATTTGCATTTATTATATTTGCACTAATATCAACTTCTAAATTTTTTAATATTTTTAAATTATTAAATACAACCCTATCATTACTATTACTATATATAGATGCAATGTTTTGAATACTTTCATTAGATAATGTATATAATGGTGTTATATGTTCTGATTTTTTATTATTAAAATATAATAATATTACAATTAGTAAGAATATTATTATTAATTCTATTTTCATTATATATTTATATCTATATTTTTTAAATTAATCTAAGAGTAAAAATAAATTAATAATGTAAAATTATATTATTAATGAAAAATAAAAATATTATTAAAAAAATATGTAAATATTATAAGAAAATGAAAGAGAATCCTTATAATAATATATATCGTGAAAAATTAGAATATTATGTAGAGGAATTATGTAGAAAAAATATACAATATAATATATCAAATCTAGCACCAAATTATATCAAAAATTTATTACTAATGTAATTTATCTAAGATTTTTACCAAGAAGATTCATCTTGTAAATATTTAAATAATTCATTTCTTTCTTTTGTAGATGAATCATAATAATGTAAAATAAAAAGTTTTTTAAAATATTTAAAATATTCTCCATTATTACTACATAATACTGTATGTAAAGGAAAAACGGTAGAATATTTTAAATAATTTTTAATTAATACAATATTCATTATACCTTGTTCATAACATACGGTAGCCCATTTTCCTTTTAATTTTGTATCACCTTTATTAATACATTTATCACAAAAATTATTAATACAATCACTAATGTATTGTCTACCAATTTTTGAATTTTTAATAATAAATATTCCTGCATTTATTTTTTGAAGAGATAAATTGTCGTTACAAAAATATAAATCACTAGAATAAGAGTTAATTAATTCATTTAAATCTATCGAAAAATCTTTTATTAAAGTATCAGAATCAACCCACATAACATAATCATAAATATTAGTATCTAAATAATATTTTACAAGATATACTTTATACCAATATGGATTGGTATTAAGATTATAATTATATAAGTGTTCATATTTATAATCAATCATATATTTACTAGCATATTTACTAAAATTTGTATTATGTATTTTAATATAATCAATATTAGGTCTATCATCAAATGTAATTATTAATATTTTATTTTTTTTCTCAATAGGTTTAGTTAATATATTATTATTAGTTAATTGTGTTATTACTCTTGTTTGGTTTAATAATAAAATATAATCATTCTCATATTTTGATAAACTTGCATAAAAATTATTATTCATTAAGAATTGCGGGGTAACATTTAATGGGTCATACATGAAATCGGATAGATTTTTATTTATAGAAGATATTTTTGTTAAAATTTTAGAATTTATTGAAGTACAATCATTAGACTTGTGTATATTTTTAAAATAATTTTGTTTTAAATTTAGAAACTTTTCATTTAAAGATAATAATTTTTTTTGAATATTATTAAAATCAGATTCATTGTTATTGTATTGATAATTACATACATTATCGTTATATAAATTATTATTCGCGTAATATTTTGAAACTTCAGTTATTAAATCTAATAAAATAACCTCAGCACCTTTATAATTATTATTATTAATTTCTTTCTCAAAATTAGAAATATATAATTTTATATTATTCATTATGTTAAATTATAATAATATTATATATTTAAAAATTATACAATTTATAACAATATATAATTCAAAAATATGAATATACGTAAACAAAAAAATTTAATTTTTAGTATGATATATTTATTAAATATATTATTAAGTACAACTTTTATATATTTCGAGAAATATTGGTATATATATATAATTTTATTAGGATATGCACCTTTAATAAATTCTATAAATGTTTTATATTTGTGGAGTAATAAAATTTTTACCAATAAAAAAGCAAATGAATATATATTTAGAGAAAAAGCTTCATCATATGTATTTATTGTACCAACATATAACGAATCGGAATTAGAATTAAGAAGTACACTTGATTCTTTAACAAGTCAGTTAACTTATTGTAATGACGAAAAGAGTATATTTATTGTATGTGATGGTAAAGTAAAAGGAAAAGGTAATGAAATGTCTACCGATCTTATATTAATTAATAAAATTTTTGATAATAATTTGTATAAGAATCGAATAAAAAAAGCATATATCACATGGGATGGAACTAGTAATAATGTAGATTTTTATTTGGGTAATTATAATAATGTAACATGTGTAATAATTGTAAAGGATAAAAATTATGGGAAAAGAGATAGTTTAGTTTTGGTAAGAAGATTATTATATATGTATAATGAAGGACAATATTCGCATCCATTAATTTCAGATACTTTATTAAATGAAGTTAATATTACTTTAAAAATGAATTATCTTTCAAAAATTAAATATATAATTGGCACTGATGCCGATACTGTATTTGAGAAAAACTGTGTAGACGAATTATTAAAAGAAATAGAAAAACGACCAAATACAGTCGGATGTGTTGGTTTTGTTGATATATCACCCATGTGTTATAATTTATCACCTTTTACACTTTATCAATATGCAGAATATTATTTCGCCCAATGTTTAAAACGTCAACAACAAGCATTAATGACTCATAAAGTAAATTGTCTATCGGGTTGCGTCCAAATATTAAAAATATGTACCGAGACATGTGGAGATAAAATCTTAGCATATTTTAATTTAAAACCAAAAGATAATGCAAATATATTCGATCATATACGTTCATATGCAAGCGAAGACCGAAATCATGTATGTTTAATGTTATCAGAATATCCATATGTAGAAACATCACAAACGTTGTTTGCAAACGCATATACAATTATCCCTATGAGTTTTGAAATATTTTTTTCTCAAAGAAGACGGTGGACTCTTGGTACAATAAGCAATGATTTGTTAATATTAACACGCAATGGTATTAAATTATATGAAAAAATTAGTGCATTTGCAAATATATTAACTTTTATATTAACCCCTTTTATATTTATTGCTACTATTGTTTTTATAAAAACAATAATTCAATCTGCATCAATGCTTATGTTATATTTAAGTATAATAATTATTTTACCATTTGTATATGCATTAACAATACCAATATTTATAAAACAAATGACATTTCGTAATAGTATATATTATGTATTTTCATATATGTTTTATTTATTAACAAATAGTTTTATGAATATATTAATTAATGGTTATTCATTATGGAATATGGATAAATTAAGTTGGGGTAAAACAAGAACAGTAGAAAAAGAAAAAACAAGTACTAGTGAAACGGAACAAAATATAGATAATAATTATGAGGTTGAATATTTACAAATAGATACACATATTTATCCTATAACAGTCAGAGAGACTTTTGTTTAAATTAAATTTAATTAAATTATCCAAATACATTTTCTTTTACTATATTTAAATAAATAAAACCATCCTCATCTTTATAATTATTGTATATAGATCCAATACTTGAAGTTAAAGGAGCTAAAATACTATTAATTATCTTTTTATCATTATAAATTTCAACAAATAAAGTTAAACTTTCGTTTTGTGAAAAATTAATTTTTTTTCTTAAAATAGATAAAAATTGAGTCAATGTTAAATTTGAAGTAACTATATATCTATTTATATTTTTTATAAACATTGAATCAATATTAGATAAAATTTGTTTATCGATTGATAAATAAATAGGGCATTTATCTTCATATTTTTCTAAAATTTTTATTGTAATATTTTTTCTCTCATCTAACGAATATTTTTTCTTAAAATCACTCATTATATATTATCTTTAGATTTTTTAACAACTTTTTTAATAATTACTTTTTTAATAGTACGTTCTTTTTCCATTCTATTATACAAATAATTTGTAATTCGTCTATCATGTGATAAAATTATAAGTTCATTTGTAACTTTATTTGTTTTTAAATATTCAATAGTATTGTTAAAACTATTTAATACTTTTTCTTCTAAATTCAAATATTCATTTACTTTTGCTTCAATTTTTGGAACAAATTTATTAAACTCGTTGTCGTCATTTATATAAACACTAACTTCTTGAATAGATTTTATGTTTATTTTTGAACCGGTTGTAATAAACATATTAAATACTAAATGGTCGAAACATTTTTCAGTAATATATATACCATGTTTATTACATTCATTAATAATATCAAGTAGTTTACTAGAATTATTATTGATAATCATTTCTTCAGTAATATTATATTTATTATTTAAAAAATGCCGAATAATTGGAATATTACCAATATCAAAAGCTATATTAAATATTTGATCTAAGGTACAATTTAATTTATCAGGTTGACTTATTAATTCTAATACTAAATTATTTTGTGAATTTACAATCAGAGTCGTAATGAAATCTAATGTATTTGTTTCAGTATAAATTTTATTAAATAATTCACGAGGAAATTTAGTATTAAAATGTGGCAATTTACAAATTAATTTGTGAATATTTTCCGTATTAATTTTATCAAAATTTAGGTATTCACAAAGTATATTGATATATTTACTTGAAATATCTTGTGATTTATTTAAAATAATATGAATATATTTAATTAGCTCTTCATCTGTAAATTTTTCACAAAGTAATTTAATATTATTAAGAGTATCTTTACATTTTATATCAGTTCTAGATTTTTCATAAGTTGTAGATTTATCATATAATTTTAATAATATAGCATTACAAGTTGTTGATAAATGTTCTATATCTTTATAATTTAAAGTTAAATTATAAGTTTTCTTATAAGAAATAACACGATGTATATAATCTAAATTTTCATTATTCTTATTTAAATTTAAAAAATTTTCATTTGAATTAGAGAAAGCACTATTATTTAATATTTCATTTATATCATCTTGTGTAAATTTATAATTCAAAAATATTTGGTTAATTTCTTGAATATTATCACTTATAAAAACATTATTAATTAAAAAATTTGTAGTTATAATTGACATTATATTTATTTTATTAGGATATTTGTTATAAATTTTATCTATATTATCTTTACTAAAAAATTTTCCAGCACTTGATATAATTGATGCAGTAGGATTGTATCCTCGTTCAATATTTTTAATAAACCAGTTAAATTCTGAATTTACTTGAGGCGAATAATCAAAATATTTTATAATTTTTTTGATTTCAGGTGTTTTCAAATAAATTGATTTATCGGTTTTTTCAAGTAATTGGCATAATAGTTCATCACGTGTTTCTCGTGTATTTAAATCTCTAATAGTAATATATTTTAAAATATAATATAATTCATTTTCAATAATACGCCATAAGGTATCATATTCTGAAATTATATGAGGATATTCACGGATTTTTTTAAAAGCATCGGTAATGTTATTAATGGATCTACCATTATTTAATAAGTTTGCCATTTTTGTATATACTTGAAAATATATTAATATTTTCAAAAATAATAAAAATCAATTTTTATTTAAATTTAACATCTTTTAACCATTTACAATCAACACTCGATACATAAACAAAGTTTGAATTACGAATTGTGGTAGGATTAATACCAGTTTGAGATCCTTGTACGACAATAGTTGGTTCTAGCCATAAGACTGATAATTTGTTTTCTTTTACAAGTAAATCAAAATGTTCGTCAATTGGTAAATTCATTTTTGGAACACTTTCTGTAAGAAATTTCATTCCATTATTATTAATTACGAAGGAATCAAGGCATCTGATTTCTTTACCTCGATAAATATTTTTAGTCTTAAAAACTGTTGGATAATGTTTATTCATACCGCAACCAATTGATAGCATATGCCAATCAGTATATTTTCCAAGTTCATTCATATTTTTATTCATTAATGTAATAAATTGAGGGTGAAGAATTGCATCAGATTCAAAAACTAATATATTTTTATATTGTTTTTCTAATCCCATTTTAAATATATGTAAAAAATTAATACCAATTGAAATTTCAGTTCGTTTTAGTGGTAATCCTGCTCTAAATGGAAATAATCTAACAAGAGTTCCGTCATCGTATGAATATTGTTTTAAATCTTCTTCTGTTAATTCATCACCCCATTTGTAACAATAAAATGTAAGATATTCTTCAGTAATACCATTAAATTTCATCCAATCAATCCATTTTTTATATTTATCTTGTTCTTTTTCTTTATGTAAAACAACATAAATATGACTTATACCATTGATAGTTTTGCTCATAATATTAATATTTAATAATAATTATTTAAATGTTAAACGAAACTAATAAAAAAATTGAATTAATATCGTTAAACATTATATTTTTTATGGATAATATTAAATATAATATGTCACAAATAATTGTATCAGTTGAAGGAAATATTGGTGTTGGTAAATCTACTTTTACAAAACTACTAAAAGATAATATTGAATCAACAGAGATTGTATCTGAACCGGTTGATATGTGGCTTAATGTTAAAAATTCAGATAATAAAAATATTCTCCAAACTTTTTATGATGATATTCCTCGATGGGCTTATACATTTCAAAATATTGCTTATGTAACACGTATGATGAAAATTGAACGAACTATTCGTAATTCGCAACAAAAACATATTTTTCTTGATCGTAGTTTAGATACAGACCGTTATGTGTTTGAACGTATGCTATGGCAACAGGGGAAACTAGAAGATATCGAACATAATGCTTATCAACTTTGGTGTGATTTTTATTATGAATTTGTTCGTAAAGATATTGGTAAAAAGATTATATATCTACGTTGTAATCCTGAAACAAGTTATGAACGTATTAAACTTCGTGGTCGCGAAGAAGAGAAAAATATTACTCTTGAATATCTAACAGAACTTCACGAAGCTCATGAAAATTGGCTAATGAATATAGAAAATGTTTTAATTCTTGATTGTAATATAGATTTTGAAAATAATATAGAATATAAAAATGAATTAATGGAAAAAGTAAAAAAATTTATTTATTAATATTATATGAACGTAGAAAACTTTATTTATAACAAGAATCACAATCAAGTAACTTTATATGTTGTTACTTCCATGGCTTATTTATTATTCATGATTGCTACACAAGTTGGCATTTATCAAACAAATAAAAGCTTTATCACAACCGAAAAGATCGCTAAAATGGTTGGTGGTATAGTTTTTATTGTATTAATATACCATTTAGTTAATTATTTAGCCGAGAACAATTACCCAACAGCTGCATGGATTGTTGCTTCAATCCCTATAATTAATTTTATATTAATTGGTTTTGGTACCGGATTTATGCTTGGTAAAACCATGACCGCTAGTCAATCTCAAATTAAACAATTTAAGTTGTAAATATTTAAGTTTTAAATATTAAATATTAAATAATAAAAAAATATGCAAACTTTACTTTAGTTTAGTTAAACTAATAATTTTATGAGTAAAAATACTTTTAAGATTAGTATCAATATCATATTCATTATCAGTTGTATCACACATAATACCTTTATTTACGTGTTTAATATTGAATTTCTTGAAATTATTAAACTTGATATTAAGTCCACATCGTTGCATTTGTTTAATCTTTTGATTAAGATTTTTACAATTAATTTCGTTATCTACTTCAATTGTAAATACGCGAATATATTTATTACTAATTTTAATATCGTTAAACGGTGTATCATTATTAATAATAATTGGAATTAGAGGGAAATTATTATTAAGTAATTTAATAGCAGTTGCTTGACTAGACTCTTTTTTACCTTTATTTTTATAAATTTCTTGATGAACACATGTGTAATTATCACTACCTTTATTCATTCCAAAATAATACGTAATATTTTTTTTCTTATTCTGCGAATAAAGTACACACGATACATGAGTAAGACATGCTTCCGTGTCTACTTCATCTTCATCTTCATCATCATCTTCATCTTCTTCATCATCTTCATCTTCATCTTCATCTTCATCTTCATCATCATCTTCATCTTCATCATCATCTTCATCTTCATCTTCATCTTCATCATCTTCATCATCTTCACTACTATCATCATTGACAGGTAGTGGTACTGATACTGATACAGGTACTGATACAGGTACTGATACAGGTTCTACATAACGATATACTACTGCATCAATACCGTTTTCATTAGCAATTTTAACTTGTTCGTTAAGAATTTGAATTTTACTTTGATATTCTTCAATAGATTTAGAATTCATATCCATTCCAATTTTTTTAAGAACTAGTTTATTCATTTCATATACTTTAGTAGCAGCTTCATTAGCTAATTCAGTAGCATTCATTTGTTGAATAATTTTAATTGGCTCACTTACAGGAAGTGATTTTTGTGTAATAGAAGTATTATTTTGTTTATTAAAACCGTAGAGATTATTATGAGGTACATATGGAACTCCATTATTGCGAATATAAATTTCTTGAATATCGCGCGGTAAATGCCCTTTAATAAAATCACCATTGGTTTCAAAACCAAATACTACTCCATGAGAAGTAATAATAGGTTCATCAAAATAAGAACAAGGATTGTATGTAGAAAACATATTAATAATTATAATATATTAATTATATTACAATAACAAATAAATGAAAATTTCAATTTTTTATGAAACAATTTACTTCTTAAGTTGTTCTAAACGATCAAGACGACTAGTAGTGTTTCGTCGGGCTACATTACCAGTAGATTCGCGACGGAAATCATTTTGAATACTAATACGAGCAGGTGGTGCAGACATAACATTTTCGACTGTAGTAACACGAGGAGCTCGAGGTTGTTGTTCCTGAGATTGATATTCGCGTTGAGCTGATTGTTGTTCCCGGGGACGATAATCCCGAGATTGATATTCACGTTGAGCGGATTGTTGTTCCCGTGGACGATAATCCCGAGATTGATATTCGCGTTGAGCTGATTGTTGTTCCCGTGGACGATATTCGCGTTGAGCTGGTTGAGCTGATTGAGCTGGTTGAGCTGGTTGAGCTGGTTGAGCTGGTTGAGCTGGTTGAGCTGGTTGAGCTGGTTGAGCTGGTTGAGATATTTGAGGTGATTTCCGTTCACGTTCACGAAGTTCGCGAATATTACGAAGACGACTCATTTGTGATTCAACTTGCTTACGAGACTCGGCTTCTTTCCGAATATGTTCTTCTTCTTCTTGTTTGATACGTTCTTCTTCAGCTTTCTTTTTTGCTTCAAGTTCAGCAATAAGTTTTTCATCACGTTCAATGTTTTCAAGAACAATATCTTGATAAAGTTCATTAATATTTTTCGTTTCAATATCAACTTCTGTTGTACGAGTACTATCAATAATACGTAGGGCACAATCATTATCAATATATGCTTCAGCAATCCAAGATTTACCAACACGGCCTGCACGGCTCATTAATTGGAAGATAGTATTAATACTATACTTTTGATTGAAATCTGAAGTAATGAACACACGATTAATTGGATAATTCGTACCATAAGAAATCGATGCATCTGAAATAAGATAGGCGAGTTTACCTTCTTCGGCTAAACGAAGTACAATACTAAGATAAGTATGATTCAGATTAGCACTAGGTGTGTAAATACCGACACCACACCAAAGGAGAATCATAAGTTCTTCTTCTACTACAATATCATTCATAGGAATATCACTTTCACAAAGTTCGTGGCGAATAGCATTCCGATCAATTGCTAGACGAGTCTTCTTTGCAAAATTCTTAATATGTTCTTGGGAATTAATTTGAAACTTTGCAGGAAATTGGAATTGAGGTTTACTTTGAATAAGTTCTTCAGTTTCACGCATACGCTGGAGTTCATTTTCAAACTTATGATTGTCAAGTCGTTCAACACTCTTTTGCCACAGTGCTGTTTTTTGACTGACAACTTGAGTTAATTTACGAATAGAACCAATTTCCTCAATAGTCTTTGCAATTAAATCTTTAAAGTTAGTTAATGCAAATTCTACTGGATTAATAGTTGCTACTAGATTTTGACGCATAAATTTGTGGGCGTCAGTAGTTCCAAACTTGTCAAAATTAACTTTATTATCAATTTCAATTACTGGTTCGGTTTCCCATTCAAAATCTTGTTCTTCTTCAATTACTTCTTCAGTAGTATCATTGATAGTTTGAACGATATTCTTTTGAATCTTTGTGGAACATACGCGTTCAATTACATCATTCGGATATTGTGAAAGAATGCTAAGAAGTTCCATACATAGATTACGAACTGAATCAGTATTGAGATTTTCAATCTTAGTAAACATTGAAGGAATATCAGGTAGATTTTGAATCTTTTCCTTTTGCATTAGTTCATAAATGCTATTAGCAATATTAGTTGTGTAGGCACGACCAAGAAAAGGAATTTCAGAAATTCGTTCAATTGCAGTCTTAAGTTCAGCACTTGTTTTGCTATTAAGATGTGGCACAACTAGTTCATTATCAAATGTCTTAATTTCACAACCAATATGAATCTTATTAGAATATACTGTTACAAATTCAGATGTACCATATTTGGAAGTATGTGAATCCTTAATCCATGGATAAATATCATGGGGAAGGGTGGCAGACGATAATACTACTGTTTGCGGAAGGTTTGACATAATGCGTACATTCATCTTCGCGGCAGAACTCTTCATGTCAGCACCAATAGTAGGTTCGTCCAAAAACAAAATGTATTTCTTAGAAGAATCCATATTAAGAATTTCATAACATGCTTCAGGGCTACAAACAATTGCTACACGTTTATCATCGCTCTTGCAATTGTAATTGTTAATAATGCGAAGGCCGCGATCACCATCAATTGTACCCATTGCAAAAGGGATATCTGAATTGAAAAGCCATTGTGCTGCTTGTTCTTTTACACTCCGAAGATTGCAACAGAAAATAAGTTCAATACTATCGTGAACCTTATACATCATTTTGAGATTCATAATTAATTTTGCCACAGCTACAACTGATACAGTTTTACCATTACCAGTCATTGCCTTGTATGAGACAACCGTTGGCTTATTTTCAAGAATAGATTTCTTTACATAATTAACAACATCAATTTGGTGATGATATGGCTTAAATCCCTTGTTAGGAATATAAGAATCATAATCAGTATAAAATAGCAATTGGGGGTCATTTGTATAAGCTACCATCGCATCAAACTTGTAAGTTGATTTGAGTTCTGTAAGCGATGCTTCAAAATCCTCCAGAAATGAATCAGCAATTTTAAGACGTTGAGCCGAGTTCAATAGAGAATTACCTTCCATATCGATGATTGAAGAGAAGAATTTTTGCATAGCAATAATAATACTGTATACAAAATGAATCTTACTCTTCTTAATATTTCCAGAACTGTCAAGATAAGTACGACAGTTTTTAATTAGAAATTGCGCAGATTGTAAGAATCCAATACCGCGAATTTCAAGAATTTTATTAGTAAGTGCGCTAGGGATACGATACGATGTTTGGTCGAATCCTTTAAGAATTTTAACTAGTTCATCTTGAATAATACGAAGTGTATTTTGTTGACGAATTTTATCTGCGGTCTTAAGAGGCTTTTCTTTCATTTTCTTTGTATGTTGTTCGATTTTATCTTTAACAATTGAAATTTTAACGAGTTCTTGACGAATTAGTTTATAAAAATCATTGCCAACAGTCTTAAAACTAAGTTCGTCGACCTTATTAGTTCCTACAATACCAACAGAATTGTTAGCAAGATCACATAATTCATCCTTGACCTTAAGATCAAAGGGTGAAAGTTTTTTTTCAGCTGATTTCCAGTCTTCGCTAGAAAACTTGACACCAACCTCCTTGGCCTTCATATCGAGGCCAGTAGTAGAAGAATTTTGAATATCCGTATTACGAATCATGTTATATAATAACATAATTAACCTTTATTATGATTAATATATTCTTAATTTCAATTTTTTATTCAAAATTGAAATTAATTTTTAAGTTCAAACCGTAGGTCTAAATGGGTTATAGTAGTACATACTTTTATTGCGGCATTATGCATTACTTTAATTTGGTCCAATAATATATAATTTGAAGGATATTTGACAAATTTGACTGATTTTAATAATTTGTAATTTTTTTGTTCTTTATAATTATCATATAAATTTATTAAGGCTTTATATTCGTATTCAGCATCTCCAACAGATATAATATTATTTACTTTTCTAAATTTATTATTCTTAATAATATCTTGAAAAGCATGTTTTTTCCAATCCATTGGTTCTTTTGATAAATTTTGATAAGAAGCTCTAGCTGAAATTATTTCGATATTTTGTGATTTATCTGATAATAATCTACTTGTTTTTGGCAATATAGTTGAAGATATATTAATCCAATTTAACATAGCATTAGTAATAATTGCAACATGACCACATCTTAAAAGAATTTTTAATAAATGTTCTAATTCATTATCTACTTGAATAAAATATGATAAAATTTTTTTATTAGAATTATTTTGTAAATTTTTAATATCAATATCATTGGTTGTTACCCATGTAGTTGGAAATAAAGTATCGTCCCAATCTAATATTATTAGTGTTTTCTCTTTACTTAAATTCATTATAAATTATAATTATAAATTATAATTATAAATAAATATCTTTTATTTTTCTTATATTTAAAATTATAATTAATATAATTTTAAATTCTCTCTGAATATTATAATGAGTTATTTAATTCCTAAAGGTATAATAAGTAGTCATATTGAAAATGTTCCAATTGGAGGTCTTTCATTACAAGTGGCTCCTAATTTAAATAATATATATGGTTCTCGTGTACCACTCACTTTTGGTTCACAATTTGGCACACAATTTGGTTCGCGCTTAGTTAATGATTTAGATAATTATACTGTAAAAACACCAATCGGTGTACCAATTGCTACAACATTCGGTGGTCTTTCTAATAATCCTAATACAATTGTTACAAAACCATTTATTGATAGTGGAATATTAAAACAATATAATATAGATTTAAATTTACCAAATACACAAAAAAGAGAATTATATAATGAAAAAGGTGTAAGTATTGTATTAACTGGTCCGAGAAATGATGTAGATATGGCAATTGGTTGTTTAAAAACACATTTACAAAATGTAAACACTCCTGTTTCTATACCTGTTTCAAATCCAGTTTCCCCACAAATTAATATTCCATCAATTACTTCTACAACATTTGTAGGTTTAAATCCATTTAATCCTAACCCAATGGCAAGTTTAATGCCTTATCGTCACAAACATCATAAACATCATCATAAATATGATCGTTATGATCGTTATGATCGTTATAATCCTATAAATGGATTAATGCCTGTATCAATTTCATCAAATGCAATATCTGATTTACAAGTTAATTCCTTATTACCATTAAATATTAAATCATTAACAGGAGTTCCATTAAATGTTAATCCATATGGTGGTATTAGCGGAGAAACTGGGTTATCTCCATTAGGTAAATATATTGATATTGCAATTAAAACTCATAAAAGAGTAACTTTTAATAATAATGGTATTAATATTGCTATTACTGGTGTTCAACCTCATATTGATGCAGTAATACAATGTTTAAATAATAATTTAATTACTCCTCCTGTATCAACACCAGCAGTAGCAGCACCAGCAGTAGCAGCACCAGCAGTAGCAGCACCAGCAGTAGCAGCACCAGTACCAGTACCAGCACCAGTACCGTAAAGTGCTTTAAGACCATTAAGATGATTTTTTAATCCTTAATTATTTATAAATAAATTGTCATATTCTAACTTAATTTTTTCAATATCATCAGAAGTAAATTTTATATGTTTATCTCTATGCGATTCATATGCTTTCTGAGTAGAAGTAATTAATTTGCGTAAACTATTATCTTCAAATTCAGTTTCTTTATATTTTTTATTAAGTTCGCTCATCGATTTAGAAAAGTTTAAACATAATTCACATTTTTCTTCTTCATATAAATATGAATGTTTATCCATAAAATCATAATATTTTGGATCAATTAATTTTTTAGCAATATTTGGCAAAAGTAAAATAGAACATAGTTTATTACATATTGGTTTAGTTGGTTGAAGTGTAAAATGAGAATTTATATTATTTTTCATTAAATGCATCATTAGTAATATCGGATCGGGTGAATTTTCACAATCAAATACATAAGAATTGTAATTACACCGTCCTTCAAAATACATTTGAAAACACCAAATTAAACCGTCTACATATTTTGTATAATCTACAAATTTATATTCAAATAATTTAGTTTTTTTAAGTATAGTCGGGGAAATTTTAGAAATTAATGATTTAAGAATATCATGAAGAAACTCTCCATTAATTTCAAATCTTCCTGTCTTTTGATCTTTATTTAAAATTAAACCATTTTTATGTTTATGAAGTTTAGTTTGATATGATTCCCAAATTTTATCAATTGATGAATATCGTAATTTAGGTAAATAATCGTTACCATTTAATAGATTTAGAAAAGAGAAATCATATTGAGGTGTTTGACTTTTTCCATACTTATTAGAATGTAATTCTATCAATTTATCAAGTGATAATATTTGATTACCTTTTAATAAAACATACATATTTTTGTATAATTTTGTGGCTGATATAATTAGTAAAACATCTGCATCATTTGTTACTAATAAATGAGTAGCAAGAGGATTTATATCATTGTGTTTATTAATTAAATATTTTATTTTAATTTCTGCTTCACCACTATCTAAATTATTAATGTTTACTTTAACATTGAGTGAAGATTCTAATTTAGATTTTAAATGAGCCAGAACATTATGTAGTTCATTCATAAAAACGGATCCGGGAGTAAAATTCAAAGATGAATTAGATAAGTCTGTAGTATTATTTACATACATAGTTCGTGCTTCTTGAAGGCGTCGAAAACGTTGTAAAAATAATTTTGCAAGTGGAGCTGAACCATCACAACAAATATTAATTGTATCTAGTGCATGATAATTTCCACATATTTCAGTAATCATGCTAATAATTTTAGTAATTGTTATTTTTATAGTTGGAGAATTATACGTACACATATGTAGTAAATAATTTAAATCAATATAAATATGATTGTAAAAGATAGAAGATTTGGTTTTTTTTAAACAATCTGGATAATTGTTTAAAATCCAAGAATAAAAACCAGTAATACCCATTTAAATTAGTTATAATATAAATTAATTTAAATGTTATTTAATATGAAAATTTATCAATTTTTACCAAGATTTAATAAATTAAAATATAACATCGCCTACAAAATTAACACAAACAAGACGTTTATACCAATCTGACGTTTTCATTAAATATGCATGTAAACCAGTAAGAAGTGCTATTATAACACCAGCAATCATTATATATTTGCCAGTTTGGTTATTTGACAATTGTTTATATGATACTTTGCGTGGGTTATTAGTATCATATTTAATTGTAATTTTTTCATCTTTGTAATGTTGTTCTTCTTGAGTTTGAACTCTGCTTGTATATTCAGCATTATTTACCATATATTTTACTAATAATACGCACGATGCAACGTTTCTACGTCTTTTAGTATCATAATTATAACTACATTGAACTTCTGTTATTGTAGCTTGGACTTCATTCATACTATCTTTTTTACTATACATATAATATCCAAAAGCAATAAAAGCAATAGCAATAATAACACCACCTATCATATATATACTTGATGCAAGTTTACCACACTTAAGTAAACCTTCGTCGATAGATGAAAGAGCAGATGTACCAGATGTTGGTGAACCATAATAATTGTTTACTATAGTTGGTTGAGGAACTCCAGTATTAGGAATATTTACCGTTGACATTATAATTTTATAATAGAAAAAATATATTTTTATAGTTTAAATGAACCGAAAAGTGCTTAATTTAACACATCTTCTTAATTAAGAGCTTTTTGCTAGCATGCTAGCACTAGACGGAACCGTAAAGTCTTAATTTAAGCTCCCCTTAAATTAAATACTTTTCGCTAGCGTTAGTGTCAAAAACTAGACGGAACCATCTTTTGCAAGTTTATCAACTATATCATTGTTTATAGATTCAAAATCCTGTTTACCAGTATGAGCCCGAACATGTTGAAATTCTATGTGGCCTTTATGTTCTGATATAAGTGTATCGATTTTTTTAATAAGATCTTGATTCATAACATCTTTTCCAGTAGAACTTTTCCAATTTTTCTTTTTCCAATCTTTTATCCATATAGTTAAACTTTTTATAGAATATTCAGAATCGGTGTAAATTTTAATATTTAAATTTGTATCTTTTTTATTAACTGTTTTAATTGCTTTATATATAGCATATAATTCTGCACGTTGATTAGTAAGAGGTAAATGAGTAAATTTTCTGGAGATGTTTGAAAATTCTTTATTTGGAAATAATACACCATATCCACATTTTTTTAATTTTGATATAAATGAACCATCGGTAAAAATAATAATAGTCATCTTTATTATAATTTAAGTTAATAATTTATAATAAATATTTATTATAAATTAATATATTCAATATTTATTTGAGTTATTTATTTAACGAAATGCACTTGCTATCATATTAATACATTGTAAACGTTTATACCAATCAGATACATTAAGTAGAATTAAATGTATTATAAGAAATATTAATATACATCCACTTACTCCAAATAATATCATTCCAATAGTTTTATTGCGTACATGCTTATAATAAATTTTATTAGGGTCATTCTTTGCATATTCAATCGCTATTGTTTGGTTTACATATATACTAGAATCACTTGTTTCAAAACTATTTATATATTCTTTATTATCTATAGTATATTTAACAGTTATAAGACACGATGTGCGCCGAACTCTTCTACCATTACTATCAGTAGTAAAATATGTATTACAAGTTCTGTCTGTAATTATTGCATTTATTTTAATTAATTCTTCTTCTTTTTTGGTATACATATAAAAAGCAATAGCCGTTACGCATATAAGTATTATACAGCACATTACAGCACTAAAATATGTAGCAAATGTACCACATTTTAATAACATATTATCTGCTTTTTCCATATAATTTGTTTGAGGAAATTGATGATACATTATCATTTGACTGGGTTGCATCATTTGACCGGGTGGCATACCTGGTGTCATACCAGGTTGTGTAAATTGACCAGGTGACACACCAGGTTGTGTAAATTGACCGGGTGGATTTATATAAGCTGCCATTTTATTATATAATAATTTTATAATTTATATATTTATTATAAATATAAATATAAATGTATAATCTATCCAAAAATAAACAAATATTTGTTATGTCAATATTTTATATATTTGCTTTATTAATGTTAACATGTGTATATTATTTAAAAATTAATAATAATAATAGATACAAAGATGGTGTAATAAAATATCTAGAAGATTGTATAATTTTACATGAAGACAAAAATGTAAAAAAAATAACAAAATATCGAGGAAAAAGATGTTATTTAAATAAAAATATTAATGTTTTAACTAAAAAAGAAAAAGAAAAAAGAGAATACGAACATACATATTGTGTAACAACATATTGGTCTTTCTCTCATTTTATATTATATGCATATATAGGATTTTTTTGTCCATCATTATTGTTTGAAGCATTTATTATAAATATCTTATTTGAAGCGTATGAAAAATATACTATACAAGTAAATGATATATATGATATATTTTATAATACCATAGGATTAATTTTAGGTTATATATTAAATAAATTATATTTTAAAAATGAAAAACATACATTAAAAAGTGGAATTATTATTGGAATTATTTGTATTGTAATATTATTTATATTATCATATAAATATATTATTCAAAAACAAAAAGAATATGAAATAAATAAATATAATAATCAATATAAAAATATTCTATATACAGATGATCCGAATGATACTATATATAATGGAGTCGAAGATAATGTTGAAAATAAAAATAAAGAATATATTTTAAAATTAAAATCATTTTTTAAATAATAATAAGTCTTTTATTTATCCATATATTTTCTAATAGTATCATTTTTAAGTTCACCAACCAAAAAATAAATTAATTTAGTTGAACCTGGATAAATTAAATTCTTTTTTAATATTTCTCCAATATTGTTTTCTTCATCTATGAAACCTATAAATACACTACCGTTATTTTCTTTTGTTAAATCAATTTCTTCACCGAATTCAATACCCATACATATATTCATAATACGACCTTCTTTATGAACCATTAAAGTAATCATAGGTAAGAAACTAGTTTTTTGAATATCTTCTTCGCTTACAAAATTACTAGTTAAATAACAATGTTTGGTATCATCAAATTTAAAATCACCTAATGGTACTGTTGGCATAGTTTCAAATATACCCATATATTGAAATTTAAATCTATCGTCTGCAACATGTTGTATTTGATAAATTTTTTTAAAATTCTTGTTTTCATTTTTAATATATTCTTCTAAATTAATATCTGTATCAGAATCTGAATCAGATGAAAATGTATCATTATTTGTATTATCGGTCATTTAATTAAAATAAATTTATACTAAAAAAAATTAAAAAATACGTGTTATTAAAATTTCAAATAATAAAAATTTCAAATAAATAAAAAATTGAAATAATTAAATATTTATTATTAATTAATAATAAATATATTAATAACAAATGACTCAGGCATTTCACAATATTATGGATTGTGTTCCGAAGGAATACAAACATCTTTTAAATAATGGTATTATTGCATTACCAATTAGTGTATTTTTTAAAGAATATACTCAAAAGAAAAGCGAATTAATAGAATCAATAAAGAATAATATACACAAAAGTGAAAATAGTATGCATTCTTATACATCAGATGCATCCTTAACTAATAGCGACATTAATAATATTAATGAAAGACTATGGTATTTTGTTCGGGAATATTATGAATTATGGGATAATAAAAAACCAGAATATCATGGAGGATTTTCACTGATATACAATAGTTCATATGAAAAGAAATTGGATTTACATATGGATGATAGTTTATATACAGTAAATTTATGTTTACAAACAAAAGATCTTGAAGGTTCTGAAATTGTATTTTCTGGTAGCAAATCAAATTGTTATTCAAATAAATATAATAACAAAAATATAATTGCTGTTCTACAAGAAGATTATATGTATATTCATCTTGGGTCACATTTACATCAAACAAATCAATTAATTAATGGAGAAAGAATTAATATTGTATTATGGTACCGTTAAGTGCTTAATTTAAGCTTCCCTTAAATTAAACACTTTTCGCTAGCGCGAGTGTCAAAATCTTAAGACACCTTACGGTACCGTTAAAAATATCAATATATAAATTTATTTATAAATATAATTTATAATGAGTGATACATATTATTATAAAAAATATTTAAAATATAAAAGTAAATATTTAAATTTAAAACAAATAGGTGGAGCAAAATTATGTACCCCTGAAGAACTTATGACCTTGCCAAATTATGGAACAGAATGTAAAAATGTAACAAAAGTTGTTGGAAGTTGTGGGGAACCATCATTTAAAGAGGGGAAAAAATCAAAAATTAATGATATAGAAAAAGAAAAACTATTACATATATTTAATTTATTTTATGGAAAGGTTGAAGAGATACATATTATTCTAGGAGCCAATCCCAATTTTAAAAGTGACTTTAGAATTGTAAAAGATAATTATGTATGTTTATTTTTTGATCCAAATGGTAGAGATGATATTTATTCAGATACAACTGAAAAAATTAATTTTCCACAAATAAAAGAGTTTAAATTTAAATTACCTTTTCCTCTTAATTTTACTGATACAAATTCTAAAGAGATTCTTGATAAAATAATAGAAATACATAACAAAGGTATAAATGTATACATTACTAATAGAATATGTGGTACATGCTTTCCTTCTTTTTATTATCTTGTAAAAAATGGTATACAATATAAAGTTGCTCCAGAACAAGGACTGGATGATATTCTTAAAAATAGTATAAATCCACAAGATACTGAGGAAATAAAAGATTGTTTTAATCCATTAATATATAAGTATAATATGAGAAAGTATCAACTTGATACTATAAATATAATTAAAGAAACGATAAATGTAGAAAAATAAAAAAATATAGTTTAATTTACAAATTTATTAAAATATTTATCATACAATACACGTTGATGAGACAATAGTTGTATTTTTTCGGGAATAATATTAGTTTTATTTAGAGGTCGAGGTTTATCAATAATTCGTTTGATTTTAATTGAATCAATATCGATATTTTCCGTAAAAAATATTTTTACATTTTGAAAACAAACTTGTTCTGTTTGAGACATTAGTTTAATCAAATTCAATAATATATAAGAATTGATTTGAACTAATTTAGAATTTGGATCTATTTCTTTATTTGTGGGCACACGATTTTCTTTTATAATTATTTCTTTAGTTTTCTTTATAATTTCATCCTGTGATATAGTTGAATAACCAATATTAATAGCAAATATGTCAGATTGAGCTAGAAAATATGTTAATTTACAAAAATAACAATATTGATTTTTTTGTATTGTAAAATATTTTGGATATGTCAATTTACAATTGAAACAGTTATTACTCATACTTTTTAATTAAACTACTATTTATTTATATTAAATAATAAAAATATCAACTTTTTTTATAATATGTCTATAACAATAAATATAAAAAGAATTAGAAATAAATATGACATTAATTTAGATATACCGATAGAAAATACACCCTTCTCCACATTTTATAATGGTTATAAATTAAATACTATTGAAAATAATGATGTTATTATAGAAATAATTCCTTTAAAATATCAAGTTATGCCTAAATATTTTCCTTATAATTATATAATAAATTATATTGATACTCTTTATGATAATAATAATTTATATATAGTTTATGAAAATTACAAATCTTTAAAAAATATATCAATAACCAACAAAAACGAGTTCGATAAATTTTTTAATGAATTTAGAGATTTAATTAAATTTATTGTTGAAAATAATTTAGAAATAGAACCAATTAAAATTACTGATATTTATGTTAAAGAACATATTTATGTTTTAATAAAACAAATTAAAAAAAATAAAAGTATAAAAGTAGGTAGTCCGGTTTATTCACCACCTGAATTATTTCAAAATAAAAAACTTTTATTATCAGATCAATTAATTTGGAATTTTGGTATATTAATTTTTGAATTAATTAATGGTATGTCGCCATATAATGCATGTAAGGATGTAAAAGATGTAATGACTGCTACAAAAAATATTAAATATGACAATAATTTAGATGATAGTATATTAAAAAAATTTTTAGAATATAATATTTCAAATAGAATAACTTATGATGAATTATTAAACATAGATATTACAAAATATGACATATATGAATATATTGCAAATAAAAATATGCAAAATAATAAAGATGAATTAAATGAAGAAGTATTAAATAAAAATAATGATGAAATATTTTCTATGGAAATATAATGTGTTAAAACATATATAAATAATTCTTATCTAATTTATATTAATATTACCCATGGATAAATTAGAAAAAGAAAGAACTAAAAAAACAAAACAAGTTTTAGTAACTCAAAATATTACCGCATGTAAAGTTGGTATATACACACAATGTGCGATGGCAAGAGCATTAAAAACATCATTTGTTAATAATTTTAATCCAGGGGAAGCTCAAAACATATGTGACGTTTTAGTAGTTAATCAACACGCGCTTGACGTTGTTCCTGAATTTTGTATGGTAGGAACAAATTCACAATATAAAGATGGGTGGATGAATCCTGTCACCGTTTGTGGAGTAAATCGTAATGAATTTACTGGAACAAACTTTAATCAATCTGAAGGTATAACTGATGATATTTATAACATTAGAACAAATTACAATATGATTGTATCTCAAGGAAACCCTTTTCCATTAAAAGATAAAGAATGCGTATATAATAAATATATTACTGTAATTCGCGATAAAAACTTTCAACCAATACCTCCACCTTCAACATATAGATTTGGTGTTATTACTGTTAGTCCAGAATTAAAACCTGAACTTATTGATGATACTCGTATGAATTCAACTAGTTTCCTTAATACAATGAGTACGATTGAAACTGTTTTTCAAACAGCTATTTTTTACGGTCACAATATTCTATTACTTACACCTCTAGGTCAAACAAATGAAGAAGTTCCACAAGAAGATATAATCAAAATCTACAATAGTTTAATATTTAAATACCAACATAAATTTAAATATATTATTGTATGTGTACCTGAATGGGATGGTACTGGATTGTTTGATCTATATGACAAATATATCATCCAACCACAAAAAATTTGTGAAGAAGATGAAGAAGTAAATTTTACAATGAAAATAAAAAATAATAATAAAACTAATTCGAAATCAAAAAATACTAAATTAAATTAAATACATATGTTTTCTGGTTGTGGCTAAAATATACATAGGATTAGACACTTTGAATGTATTTCTATTTCCACCATGTTGTTTTACTAGATAGTTAATATGTGTTCCAGGACTTACATTTTTCACTAAATTATTAAGTGTTTCAGGATCAATTTTACTTAATTTTGTAGTTGCATTATTATAATCTTCCTCTGTAAATTTTGCTGTGGAAATTATATGAACTAAAAATTTTAAATCTGTAGGTTTAATAATAGGCATTAGATTACTTAAGGGTATTCTTTTGTATACCTTGTCAATTATATCATTTGTTGATGCTGGATTATTTCTTATAGCTGGTAATATTATTTCCAAAAAAGGTTTTGCTACTTTTATTATATTTAATATTGCTGCAATTTCTGCCATTACTTTAATATAATATTTACAAATATTATATTAATTAATTAAATAATTAAATTAAATACATGTATTTTCTAGTTGTGGCTAGGATATACATAGGATTAGACACTTTGAATGAAATTCTTTTTCCACCTTCTTGATCTTCTTCATTTACTTTTTTCCTTATACCTTTATTAATATTTTGTTTTTTTTGCATATTTGCTAATAATTCAAAAAATTTTGGATTATTATTAAAAAATGTATCCATTTCTTTTTGAGTTTTTGGTAATTCTAATTTAGGTTGTTTTTTTATTGGTTTTTCTTCTGTTTCTTCTGTTTCTTCTGTTGTTTCTTCTGGATATTCTTGTTCTTGTGATCCTGCAATGAAATCAACACCTGCATCAATTTCTTCTTCACTTATATCAACTCCAGTACGTTCTTTAATTAATCTTCCTAATTTTTTTGATTCTTTTGGATTTGCCTGAATAAATGGTAATGCTAATTGTGCTGCAACTAAAGCCATTTTATATAATATTATATATTATTATATATTATTATACAAAAATACAAAATTTAAAGTAAATAAATATATTTTCTAGTAGTAGCCAATAAATAAAAAGGGTTAGATAATTTATATTTTATTTTACCACCTTCTTGTTGTACCGGTTTCTTCTTTTTAGGTTTAGGTTCTTCTTCAGGTTCTGGTTCTTCTTCTGGTTCTTCTTCTGGTTCTTCTTCTGGTTCTTCTTCTGGTTCTTCTCCGCCTTGTCCTTGATTCATCGCTGAAGCAACAAGATCGGGGTTTCTCATTGCAAATCTTGCTACTAAAGCCGCCATTTATATTAACTATTAATATATTAATATAAAATTAATTTAATTTAATTTAATTTAATTTAATTTATAGGTACGATTTGAAAATTTAATATGATTAAATTTATATTTACCATCTTGATAATAAAAAATAATATTTAGATCTCTTCCTTCTACTCTATATTTAATAATTTTAGTAACATCTCTACCTACTACAGGTATATCGTCGCTTACAACGTTAAATACATTTGGTTCCCCAATAAATAAAGTGTTTATATATTCTAAAGGTAATCTAGAATTTTCAAATAATATAAAATTGCTATTTCTATCTAAATATAATTTGTTCTTTTTATTAATTTGTTCTACAAAAACAATAAGTTTATCATTACTTTTATTACTCATATTTTAATATATATTATATAAATATTAAAATATTAAAATATTAAACAAAAAAATTAAACCATATTACAAGTTAATTTATGTAAAAATGTAAGTAATAATACATTTACTGAATAAATAGCAATACTATTTGTATTTAATGGTATATTATGAATGAATAATGAATAAAACATATATATTAATGATACAGTAAATAAACTATATATTATAGATGATTTCATATCATTACATGATAGATAACATTGATTAAAATAATCCATGGAAGTACCTATTACAAATAATACACAAACAAATAATAGTATTTTAGATGGGGTCATTTTATTTTTAAAATTATCTATACCAACATAAAACATTATAATTAATGTCATAACAACAGTGGTCATTGCACTGATTTTTACGGAACGTTCAATATCGCAACTCATTTATATATTATATTTATAAATAAAATATATTTACAATATATTTACAATATATATATATTTATATTCTAATTCTAGTAGCTAATATTGGTTTACTTTGTGCTTCACTAGACATGAAATTCTGAAACCATGTTTCATCTGGTATTGTTAAAGTTCCCATTTGTTTTCTTAATATACTAAATACAGATTGGTCGTGTCGGTGATCGATATAACTTGGATCATTTGCTAATTTAGATGGAGAATTATCAATTAAATTATAATTACTACATAATTCATAATATTTATTAATCATTTGTATAGTATGATCGCATTTTTTCAAAAGAAATATACCTCCAACTAGTTGGCCCGAATTTAACATATTTTCATTAATACAATCTAATTTTTCAAATACATCCATTTTTGTATATTGTCTTTCAGGAAAACACATTTGAAATGATAAATTACCAAATTTTACTTTATCACATAATTGAATATAAGATTTTAATCTATTTAATGCAATTTCATTATTAACTAAATGACATCCACAATCAGCAAAGATCAAAATATCATTAAAATCCATTTTCTCTAGTGTTTTTTTAACAAAATATGATTTCCATATCCAAAATCCATATCCTGTTTGATTATTTATCATAAAATCCCCATGTAATTTTAAATATTCTTCATCAAAATCATTTTCAGTATAAACACATATTTCATCAAATATCTTTAAATTTTCAGCCTCTTTTTTAATTCTTTGCAAACTATTATAATAATTATGGGTTGTTCCAAATGATACAAAATATGTCTTCATGCTATTATTTTAAATAAATATCTATTTATTTAAATAATTATTAATAGTTATTAATAGATATTAAAATTTTATAATTTTATTTTATAGAGTTGAGTTCTACTTATTTAATAAAAAATGGATATAAAATATATACTGGTAAATTATTGGGTTCTGGATTAACTTCATTTGTATATGAAGGAGAAATTATAGAAACGGGACAAAGAATCGCAATAAAGATTATTGATAAATTATCGATAAAAAAAATAAAACATATTATAAATAATGAAATAAAAATTTTAAATTTATTAAAAGATTATCCAGAATTTATTAGATTATATGATAATTTCGAGGACATTTCAAAATATTATTTGATTTTTGAATATGCAGATACATGTTTAAATGACATTATCAAATGTATTAATACGAATGATATATTCTTTTACTTAAAACAATTATTAGTAGGAATGATAAAATTAAGTAAATTACATATTATTCATAATGATATTAAACCTGCAAATATATTAATGATAAATAACCAATTAAAAATAAGCGATTTTGGTATGAGTGACTTAATTGAGGATATGAATGATACACAGTATGGATCTATTTGCGGTAGTCCATATTATATGAATTTAAATAAATATAATGGCATACATAGTTTAGAAACAGATTTTTGGTCTTTTAAAATAATTTATTATCAAATGGTATACGGTCAACATCCATTTCATAATATAAAAACTGTTGAAAATATTAAAGAAAAATTAAAAAATTTATCTCTGAATATTGATTCTATAAATCTTAGTACTAATTATATACCACATACTGATTTATTAAAAAAACTTTTTAATAATGAAATTAAAAATGTAGAAGAATTATTAACTATTATTAATGAAATAACAAACGATGACACAGTAAATATTAATAATATTAAAGTAAATATTAATCAAAAAAGTAATAATGATGATAATTCATATTTTGATTTTACATCATATAATTCAATCAGTCAATTTGAAGATATTAATAATAGTAATCATGATGAAAATGAAAATTTAGATGAAATCAAAGGATTTATATTATTATAATTATTTACTTAATTCTGAATACAATGCTAAATGGTCTGAAGCAGGGATTAATTTATTTTCATCAAGTGGTGTAATATTTAAAGTATATACTGGTTCTTCTTGAGAATCTAATATATGATCTATATTTTTTCCTTTTAAATATTTCAATATACTATTATTTTTATCAATATGTGTTGAATAAATACAACATGTTAATTTCTTAAAAAAATTATGCATAAATTTTCCACAAAATGGTATATTCGTTCCAATTTCTTCATTAAAATCTCCACCTATTATTATTCTATATTCGTCTATATTAATATCTTTACTTTCTCTTATTTTGTCTTCTATTAATTTTAAATCTCTTATATGTTGTTTATTATGTGCCATATGAACGTTAATTAAACATATCTTCTTATCATCAATATTTAAAAAAACTATTAAAAATGGTCTACCTTTTTCAAATTCCCCATCTACTACTTTAGTAACTTTATATTTTTTATTAACAAGTGTTACCATATTTTCTTTATCTGATTTAGTTTCAAATAAATCAAAATTTACTAAATCACTCAATAATATATCTCTATTATCAAATTCTTGTAGTAATATAAAATCTAATGGTAATTCATCCTTAATTAATTTATTTATATTAGAAGCACATAAATCTTTCTCTTTACATTCTTTTATTGTGGGATTTCTAGATATCATATTTTGCCAATTTACATTATATGATAATAATTTAATGTTTTTTGATTTTATTCTTTTATAAGAATCTTTTTCAGGATTAACTAAATATAATTTAGTCTTTAATTTCTTTTTCTTCTTTTGTTTATTTATGTCATGTATATTAAATATTGAATCGTCAAAAAATTCATCAATTAAATTTTCTTTAATAATCTGACTTTTTAATATTTTTTTCTCACCTAAATCAGTAATAATATTCTTTTCATCAAATAATTTATAAACAAATAATTTTCTTAAATTGTCAATAACATCTTCTCTTTTACCACGCGATATAATAAATATTTCATGACCTTTTCCTATTTCTTTTCTTATTTTATCTAATATTTCATAAAATTGTATTAAATTGGTATTACTTGATATTACATAATTTCTTTCACCTAAACCATCTATTGTAGTTACATTTTTATGAAATACTCCATCAAAATCGTATCCGATTCTCATGTATATATATATATATAAATTAAATTAAAATTTATATAATGACAAAATATCATATAAACAAAAAAAATAAATAAACAAATTCATCGCGACACATATTTTTTATACGTATCAATTTTGGGAGTTGGTGAAGCAGGCCTCCCATCTTTCTTTGACTTCTTCTTTTGATTAGAAAGTTCTTCCTTTTCTTTCTCCTTTTCTTCTTCTTCTTCTTTTTGTTGTTGTTGAAAACGAAAATATGCAGATACGTGTTTATTAGGATCATTCATCAACGAAGAAAATGTTTCTTTCTGAAATCCTTCAGGATCAGAATTATCGGAATAATAAATCTTGCGAATTGTATAATTTGCAGAATTACGATACATACAATCTATGCAATTATTACAGGGCTTACTATTACCACCATTTGTCCGAACAACAAGAATATTCACCGCAAGCTTTCCACGAATCTTCATTTGCTTCCGAAGAGAATTAAGCTTGCGAAACGCCATCGCTTCGGCATGTTCTGTAGTAAAACTATCATTGTTATTATAAGTATTATAACCATACACGAGAGGAGCACCATTCGTATTCATTATGACACAAATATGTTCGAAATGACGAAAGACTTTATATTGCTTTGGAACATCCTGGGGCATATGAGCAGCCCGCTTGCTAATCAGCATAGAGCACATCCTACTAATAGTAGTATTATTCATTTATAATGAGTATTAATTAATTAATATTGAGTTATTTAATATAACAACATTATATTTATAATTTCAATTTTTTTGACTTAATTGATAAAATAATAATAAGATGGAGATATCTTACAATAATCTAAAGGAGTATAACCAAATATATTCTCTTTATTTTGCATAGCCATACCAATACACATTTCATTTAAACAAATATAATGTTCTATACTATTTTCATATTTATCACATAATGTTATATCAGCTCCAATACCGTTTAATAAATAATATATATCTTCTGCAGAATTAATACAACTTATTAATATTGCCGTTTCATTGTCTTTATTTATTTCATTTAATAAATCCATATTATCATATACTATTTCTTTTATTAATTTTAAATTTAAATTTGAACCGGATAATATATGTAAAACAGTATTGTTGTTATTAGTTTTATCATAAAATAACTTTGTCATATTCTTCTCTTTTATTATTTTAATTAATATACTACATATATCCATATTATTTTTTGCATGATATAGTAATGGTGTTTCACCTTCATTATTTTTTTTACTTAATATTGTTTCATCTAAAGTTATTAATAATTTTATCATGTCTTCTACTACTTCTTTTTTCTCACTAAATTCTATTTGATGCATTAATGTCATATTCTTTTCATTAACTAAATTAATTATTGTTTTATCTTGTTTGTATAAATAATAAAATGATTTTATTAAACACTTTTTAATAATTTTATCTATAAAATTGAATGCAATATTTATATCAAACTTTATTAAATTAAAATAATTTAATTGTTGAGACATTAATATTATTTTGTATATGTTATTCTCACTAAAATATTTCTTTTTAATACCGTCGTGTATTATTTTTTTAGGATTTGTTTCAATAATAGTATTGAATATTTCACTTGATGGTTTTTTACAAATAATTTTTATAAATGAATAAAATTCATCTACCATATCATTTTTAATATAATAATTTAATATTGAGATATTTAATTCATCAATTGATGCAAATGCTTCTATGGATTGACGTAATTTAATATATTCTGGATTTATTATTATTTCATACATTTCTAAATCATATTTATCTAATTTTATTAATTCTGCATAAAAGCCAGGGTCTCTCTTAAATTTAACATATTTTAATAGCTCATATATTATTAATTTTAATTGTCCTTGAATAATATCACATTCTTCGGTTATATATAATTTTAATGCGTATTCAATACATGTTAAACCATCTTTTAATTTATTTAGATCATATGTTGTAATATGAATGAGGGCTTTATAATCTTTTCTATTTATTACATCATATATATCATGTTTATCTTCTAATTTAGGATACTGTAAATCTAAAATATCTAATTCTGTTTTAAATACCGGATCTACATAATTTAAATCCATATATTTTAACTTTGTGTTATATTCAATAATAAACATAGGTGTTGCATAAAAAACATTGTTAAAATAGGCAAATCTTTTTAAATATTGTCCGTTTAATATTATTTCAGATGGTGAATTATAGGTATTTTTAAATATATTTATAATACAATCATTGTGTTTTTTGTAATACATTGTTTCTGTTTCTTCATATAAATCAAAATTATTTAATACTAATTTCCAATTAATATTGGCACAAGCAGAAATAAATATTTCTTTTCTGCATTCATCTTTAGGTGATATTATTGAACGAATTGTACTCCCTGTTATTACTATTTTATCTTTCATGTTTAATATATTTTCATCTATATTAAACATAGGTAATATATCATCAATATTTTTATAAAAGTTAATATTACAATAATTATTTGTTATTGGATATAATAAGCTCATTTTATTTTCGTCTAAAATTTCAGTATCTTCATGATTTTGATAAATTTCACTTATTTTATCTTCCATTTCTTTGACAATTTTGTATTCTTTATTTATCTTATTATTTTTTATAATTTTTTCTATATTAATTGAAATATTCTGTAGACTCATAATATTTTTAATAAATAAAATTATAAATCAATTAAAACTCAAAAAATAGTTAAAATCGTTGATATTTATCATATGAATACGATTCACGATGTTTACAAGTACATATATACGTAATAATACCAATTACAAAAGCAATAGTTTCAATCATAGAGATTATATTAATTGAAATATATGAAAAATGTAGATATTTGTAATTAGTCTCATAATAATTATAACATCCTTTGTTTTCAGTAAATTGTTTTGCAATTAAAATTAATCCAATAATACTAATCGTATAAAATAGAAACATTACAAGATTTATAATTCTACGGCATACAGAATTATCTTCTTTATATGTAGCACAATATGTAAATATTTGGATAATACCGAACAAAATACGACTTACAAGACAGAAATACATCAATTTAATTAGATCAAATGATAAATTCGGTATAAAAATATTACAATTATCTGGTACAGTATTATTATTATTATTATTATTATTATTGTTATTGTTAGGAGAATTATTATGAATATTATTATTAATAATAAGACCTAGATAAATTATAGAGCCTATACTAATAATAGAACTCCATGTAATATAAAAACTATAAAAAGTAAACATATATATTATTTTATTATTAATACTTAAATTAATTAACAATAAAAAAATCAATTTTTAATACTTACATCTTTGGAAGATTAAGAGGACCAAGTCCTAGTGCACGACCCACGGCTTGAACCTTAGGACGATTTGCAGGAGTTAGAAGAAATGAACCATTCTCCATTTGTTGGAGTTCAATTTGAGTAATTTGAGGCTCTTTAACCGTTGGGTAAAAACTTTTTTGAGTTTTGAATCCCTTTGCAATTCGTCCAGATTGAATCTTTTGAGAAATTTCACGAGGAATTTTGGGTGGTTCAGTTGTTTCACCGTTATCAATTCGTTCTTCGAGTTTCTTAGCGTTCATATTTACTGTTTGACTATTTTTGCCTCCACTTAGTTTTGATTGAAGGTTATCAGGGTTTGCATTACGAGGAGCATTAATTGGCTTCTTGCCACGGAGAATAATAGTATTACCTTGAAAAATAACTGACATGTTTAATTAATATATACATTTATTGATTGAAATATCACGGTGTTTATTTTTCAATTTTTTTATATAATAATATATTAAATGGTAAAAACTTTTGGTTTCTGTTTATATGGTCCCTACAATCCTAAATATTATTTAGGATTAAAAGAAAATATAGAAATAATTAATGAAAAATTTCCTGATTTTTTAACATTTGTTTGGTTAGGTAATAATATAGATAAAGAAAAACTCACAGAAGTAGTATCAACTCTTAATTTATCAAATGTTAGATTTTTACAAGTTAATATAGATGATTGCAAATTAACAATTTTCAGATTTTTATCTATTGATATTTCTGGTGTTGAAGTAGTCTTTTCAAGAGATACTGATTCTAGAATTAATGAAAGAGATGAATGGTGTATAAGAAAATTTATTGATTCGCCTCAATTAATTCATACTATAAGAGATCATAAGGGTCATTTTGATAAAATGATGGGAGGATTAAGTGGAATTAAGAAAGAATTTATTACAGAACATCTCGGGGGTTTAAAATTACAAGTTGATAATTATCTAACTTGTCTTACAGAATCTTTTTATACATATGATCAACATTTTTTAAATATTTTAATATATTCGAAATATAAAGAATTATTATTATTACATTCTACTAAAAATATTTTTGATGATCCAAATTATGAAGAAATTCCATTAGAAGTAAATAAAGAAACTTTTTGTGGACAAGTAATTGATTATGATGAAAATGGTGAAAAGAAATTTGTATACGAATATGAATCATATGAATCATCTGAATCATCTGAATAAATTAACTATTTTTTAATGCCATTGCTAATAAAGAATATGTTGTCATATATGGAATAGTTTTTATTGGTGTAATTTTTAATACTGTAGACGATGCTAAAATATTAATATCTCTTATTGTATCAATATTAATTTGATGTTTTATTGTGTTTATTTTATTTAATGTATGCAAAGGTTGACCTTTTTCATAGAAAGTAGTAAAATTAAATATTTTGGGATGAATTGATTTACATAAGTTCAAAACAATCTCATTATCTGTAGCAAAATATATATTTATATCTTTATTATTGTTAATAATATCAGTAGCCCAATTACATGATATATTTTTATTATCGGTATGTCTTACATGGATTCCAATATAAGTTCCTAAAGTTTTTATTTTATCTTCAATATCTATTTTTAATTCATTTTTTAAGATTAAATTATTCCAAAAAAATTTAATATTATTATATCCTAACCAATTGTATGCAAAAACAACAACATCAATATTAAAAGATTTTGTAAAGTTTTTATTATGAATTAAATTATTAATTACTGGATCAAATAATTCAGCATATTTATTATCTTTATCTATAGTTGGTAAAGACTCACACAATGGTTGAAATAAATTATCTTTATTAAAAATATCTGGAATGATTTTCATATCTTTATTAAATATTTGTTTAAAATTATCATAACTTATGTAATTAACATTATTCAATTCAAAATAATTGTCAAAACCCAATTTCCATTCAGGATGGGTCCAATCAATTACTAGTGTCATATTATTTTGACGTGCAATTTGATATGCAGTATTTAAAATACTTATCATGTTCCCGAAACCATTACAACCTTTTACTAATAAAAACATATATATTGTTTTTATTAATTATATATTTATATATTTATATTATCTAAATTATACTTTTTTTTTATCATTAACATATGTTTTATAATAAAAAATATAATATATAAAACTCATTACAACAGTAAATGCAAAATATGTTGTTGAAAATCTATTTTTATCAATAAAGTAAAATACAATACCTTGAAATATAGATGTAATTGTAGATAATATTAATAAATTCACTTGATTACTTGTTAAATTGAATATCGATTTAAGGTTTTGTTTTATAATAGAACCCATTATATATATTATATTAATAATTTTTAATTTTCGTATATTAAATAATTTCTATTTAATAAAAAAATATTTATTTAAGATATATTTATTTAAGATATATTTATTTAAGATATAATGAATTTACATTCACAATATCTTTTAATATTAATGTATCAACCATTTCGAGCTTTTGAGCTAATTCATAATATTTGAGTATATTACATAACATTTTAATATTACATAGAATGTTATATATTTTTAACATGTTCCGTACAAAATTACCTTCATATTCGTTAATTTCTCCTAAATATGTTAACATATTTTTACGTAATAGTTCAAAATTTGTTTTATCATCTGTATTTACCCAATCATATGTTAAATCAATATATTTATTAGTAATACTCCAATATTCTTCATCTATGTATAATCTATTTTCTTTTTCTAATTCATAATATGTATCTGTAATTTTAATTATATTTTGATATTCATCATTTAAATTATTTGATTTATAAATTACATCATTATCTGTCACGGATACATTAGTAAAAATACTTACTAGGGCAATAATTTGTTTAGTATCTAAATTATTTAACATTCCATTTGAAATTATTTCTGCCAATAATATACCATTACAATCATTAACTAATGATGCTATTATTCCTTTTACTGTTAATTCATCATTATTATTTATAAAACCTTTCTTTTCTAGAATATTATAAATTTTATCAGTATTTGTTTTGATATAATTATTCTGTTCTTCAATTGTGTTTTTACATATTTTGTATTTTTCTGCCTGTTCTCTTATTAGTTTATATTCATTATATATTTGTTCGGGTACTGATTTTTTAAGTTTTTCCATATCTTTACGTTGTTTTGGTGTTAATTTAATAAGAATATCTAAATCACTACCAAATAAGTTTTTGTTTTCTTGTGAATAAATCTTGTTGCAATTTGTAATAATTTCAATTTTATATTTACTATTAAATATATTATATAATGTATTATATTTTGTTTCTATATTAATTAATTTATCTTTATCATTATTTATTGACATATTTATTTCATTTGCTAGTAAAGAAGATTTAAATAATGATTCTGGAGAAGTATTTGTAGAGTTTAGTGTTTTTAAACAATAAGCATAATCTATTTTAAATTTAGATGAAATATGCGGCATTGTTTTAATCATTACAGATTTTAAATCATTTAATTCTGGAAAATCATACAGTGTCATTAAAATTACTGTTCCTGTTGTATCCATACCTCGGCGCCCAGCCCGTCCACTCATTTGTTTATATTCTGCAGTATTTAAAAAACGTCTACCGCGACTTGTATTTTTAGAAAGATTAGTAAATACAACTGTTCGCGTAGGCATATTTACACCTACAGCAAATGTTTCAGTAGCAAACAAAATTTTTATTAATCCTTTTTTAAAAATAATTTCTATGATTTCTTTTAGAATAGGAATTAAACCAGAATGATGAAATGCTATTCCTTTTTGTATTAACTGTCTTACTGTTATAAATTGGGGTAGACTTTCATATATCTTTCGGTATGGAGCGATATTATAATCAAAAATGCGTAAAGCTTCTGCTTGTTCTTCTGGTTCAATTAAATATTGAGCTACAGAATTAGCATAATCTTCACATTTTATTCGTGAAAATGAAAAGAAGATTGTTTGTAATAGTTCTTTTTTAATTAAATATTTAATTAAAGTATTAATTTGTTGTGTTTCTGTAGGATTATATTTTGGGTCTTTCTTTAATTTATCATAAGTTCGTTTAGTTGAATGATATATATCTTCGTTAAAAGTATCATGATTATCTAAAACTGTATATAATTCATCATTCACAAAAATGGAATGAGTAAGAGGAATTATACGACGATTGGTAGGAATTAAACTAAGTTGTTTTTTCTTTATTGATTGAATCCATTTAGCAAATTCGTTTACTCGATCAATAGTTGCACTTAATAATATTAGTTGAATTGAATCATCTAAAAGAATCAAGGTTTCTTCCCATACTTTACCTCGATCTAAATCATTAATAAAATGTACTTCATCCATAATAACACAACCAACCTTATCTAGAATATTATATTCTAATGGATTAGAAGTAAATTCCGATATTTCTTCTTTATCTTTTTTATCTTGTTTAATTTTATAAAGACTATTCCGTAAAATCTCAGCAGTAGCAATAATTAATTCAGCATCTGGATTAATTTTATTATCTCCTGTTAAAAGTCCTACCTTACATATTTCTTTATCCTTAAATTCTTTATATTTTTCATTTGATAAAGATTTTATAGGCGATGTATATATAATACGTTTATTGTGTTTCAAATGATAGTGAATTGCATATTCAGCACATAATGTTTTACCAGAAGAAGTCGGGGCACTTACCAAGATATGTTTTCCTTGTTCGATTGAATTAAATGCATGTAATTGAAAAGTATCACATTCAAAAGGAAAATTAATTGGTGGATCATTTGGCATTTTTACATCTGTCGACGTTAATATTTCAAAATTAATAGTTTCATAATTTATTGACATTTATAATTATAAATAAACTATTATTATTATCATTTTAATGAAATTTATTTCAACTTTTTATCACAATATATAATATATTAATTATGTCTAATAATAAAATAGATGGAAATAAATTAGATGATAGTAAAACAAATGGATTAATTACAAAAATTTGGGGGCCACACTTTTGGGAAACATTACATACCGTTAGCTTTGGATATCCATTAGAACCAACCGAACAACATAAAAAAGATTATAAAGATTTTTATATTGCTGTTAAAAATGTTCTCCCTTGTAAATATTGTAGAGATTCATATTCAATTTATTTATTAGAAGAAGAAGGTACTAAAATTACTGATTCTGATTTAGTTAATAGAGATGCTCTTACGCGTTATGTATTTAAATTACACGAAAGAGTAAATAAAAAAATAGGTATGTCATATGATGTTACATATGATGAAGTATATAAAAAATATGAATCAATGAGAGCAATATGTATTCCTAAAGCAAAATCATGTAGTATGCCGTTGAATTTAAAAGCAAATTCTTATCAAATGGCAGAAATAAAACATGCTCCGGTTATGAATATAGAGTTTTTTGACATAATTAAACCATATGCTAAATTAAAAGGTGTTGAATTTACAGATAGTATTAAAAAATTAAAAGAAATGGAAAGAAACAATGAATATTGGTTAATTAGAGATAAATATTGTATAGGTTTAATAAATAAAATGAGAAAAGAAGGTAAGCCCAGTGTTGAATTAGATGGACCTCATAAAAATTTACCTACAATAATGGAATTAAAATTAATGCAAATGTTATGTACTAATATTTGTTGCGATGAATTAAGAAAAATTTGTGAGAATATAAAAAAATTAAATCTTAGTCCTTAAAAAGACGCACACCTGTATTGTTACTTATTTTATTATTTGCATAACCAATAAATTGTAACGGGGTATTACAATTTTCAGTAAGACAAATATTAGTTTTATGGAAATGTGATTTAAAACACGATTGATGCATACTATGTCCGCATTCAAATAATGCAATATTATCATTTATAATTTTTCCATTTCTTGATTTATAAATACTTTTTTGACATTTTTCACAAATTTCATTATTACACTCATAATTCCATTCAGCGATTAGTTTGATTGATTTGATTTCAAAAGGAACAAGACTCATTTTATAGATTAATATTCTTTTATTATTCTTTAAAGAATATTAGTTTAAAAAATCAATTTTTTAATATTTAAGTTGTTTTAATATATCTTCAAAATTCTTATTAAATGATTCCATTTTTAATTGTGATTTATCCATTTTTTTCAAATAATTATATGCTTTTTCTATATTTTTTATTGTAATAATATTTGTTGCTTCTTCTAATGTATTATAATATAATGGATAGTGTTCTCCTAAAACTTCTACAATAGCTGGTAATTTATTTATAATAATTGGAGTATTTCTAACTACACATTCAATAACAGTATTTACAGCACTTGCACCTAATAATTTTATAAATACTATATTACTTTTTAATAATTTGTCATAATCGTCGTTTTCTAAATATCTTATGATTTCTACATTATTATTATTATTATTAATACTAATTTTTCTATTATTATTTCTATTATCTCTTGATACACTACTAAATATATTATTTATATTATCTATACTATCTATACTATCACTATTAAATGGAATTAATGAATCATTATCAGATATATCATTTTTAATTGCTTTAAAATCTGTTAATTCATCAGAGAAAAAATCATTTTCATATGATTGTTCGCTATCAGAATTAGATAATAAAAAGTTAGATTTTTTCTTTTTTGTTTTTTCAGAATCACTATTATCTAATTCCGATAATAAAGCATTTTGATAATCGTGATCGTCTAAATTATAATATCCTTCCATTTTTTTACCAATCAATGCTGCCTTATTTAATTTATATTTAACATTATCCTCGCTTATTTCTTTTAATAATTTTAAATTAAATATTGCAGTTGTGTCTCTCATCCATGCACCTATCTGAATAATTTTTTTATGTTGATTTTTTTTAAATGACAATATATTAAATTGTTTTGATTCTTCTATAAATTCTGTTGGATGACATATAACAAATACAGGAGTGTCAAAATTATTTTCTTTTATTAATGTTTCTAAATTAGATTTGAGATCACTTGATAATACTATTAAACCCTTACAATATTTTAAAGATTGAATAAATAATTTATTTTTAAATAAATATGTTGTATTATAATCCGAATAATTTGTATCTATTGTATGATGAATAAAACCAATCCATGGTTTTAAATATGGTATTGTTTTTAATTGATAATATATAATATTATTCCAATGGAATGTACGATCTACATAAAAATCACATAATATACCATTTGTATGATTTATTTTTTTAATATTATTTATAACATACGTCCATCCTGCACGATGTAAACCATCATAGTCATTTTGATTAATAAAAGTCATATTTATTGTTCCAGGTATTATTTCTATTTTGTTATTAGATTTTTTTAATATTTCGCTTACAGTATGATAAAAATATTCATCATTGTTTTCTATTAAGTCGTTTATTATCCATTTAATATCTAATTCTAATTTATTAATCCCCATATATATTTTTTGACGAAGACCATAAAAATATTTTGAATTTATTGTTTTTGATAATGAAAATAAAATAAGATTTGTATTATAATCGTCGTCTATTTTAGAAAGATATTTATTATAATTACTTTTTACATAATCTACAATATATTTAATATCGTTTTCATTAATATAAAATTGTAATTTATCTTTCTTACTATTATAATTACTAAAGTCATTATATACTTTTATTGCCTTTTTATTCGATTCTGTATATATTTTTAATAATGATTTTTTAATATTAGATATATTATTTTCTAAGTATGTAATAAATATATCGTAATCGTGTAATGGAAAACTTAAATTATTTAAATTAAAATCTTTTAATATATTTGTTACTTTTGGTGTATTTGAAAACGTGATGAATGGAATATTATATATTATACTTAATACTACAGAATGAAATCTCCAACAAAAATTTATTTTCATTTCGGGGATCTTTTTAATTATTTTTGTATTTGAATTAAAAAATCTAATTTTTTTCTTTTGTGTATCTGTATATGTTTTTACTATTTTTACTATTAAATTATAATCATCTTCTTTTTCTTTTCCATTACAACACATCGGAAAAAAATATATAGTATATGATTTACTTAATAACGTATTTATCAATCCTCTTATATTTTTTAAAAATGTATCTTTTTCATCTACAGATAAATTATAATATAACGGAGTTGCAATAAATATTCCAGCATTATTTTTTGTTCTTGAGAATATTGGTTTTTTATATTTAGTTGTAAAGACTATATCTGGAGCAACATCTACATAATTATTTAGTCTATTTTTAAAATATTCATAATCTTTATTATTTCTAAATATTATTTTATCAAATATATTTATTTTATTTTGTATTGAAATATATGATTGGTTTGTACTTACACCGATTCCATATATTTCACAATTAATATGTTTATTTTTAAATAAAATAATTTTATCTAAAAAATAGTCATTTAATGTTTCTCCGCCAAATAAAATTAGTTTATCACAAGAATAATATACATCATTTGTATTTATTTTATCTATTTTGATAAAGTCTATTATATTAATTTTTTCTTTAAAATTTTTTTCAGTAAAAATAATTTTACCAATTTGTTCGAATAAATCATCTCCAAGATTTTTTTCTTGATAATATCCAGTTACAATAATATTCATTATAATATTAAATAAATAAATAAAAAATAAAAAATATACATTATTCAAATAACTTGTAAACAAATTTATCTATATTAGTAAAATCAATTTCTTCTTCTTTATTTAAATCAAATATTTTTATTTTGATTTTATTTTTATCAATTAATTTATTTGATTGTAAATATTCTAATACTTGTTTACGCAATTCAATATGTGATTCTTCTACCTCGCATTTTTGTTTTTTAAGAAGAGTATTAATTGATTTTTTAACTTTACGTTTGATACGATAATCATAATCAGATGGTATATTTACTTTCTCAATTAATTCAACATTTACTATAATATTATTTTTTTCATTATTCATTTTTACAGAATCTTCTTTTACAGAATTTTCTTTAGAAGAATTCTTTTTAATGATTTTTTTAATGATTTTCTTCTTAACTAATTTTCCATCTTTATTAATTTCCTCACGATAAACAATAGTTTGCTTAATTGTATTACTATCTTTATCATCGGCCTTAGCTTCAATCTTAGCTTCAACCTTAGCTTCAATCTTAGCTTCAACCTTAGCTTCAACCTTAGCTTCAACCTTAGCTTCAACCTTAGCTTCAACCTTAGCTTCAACCTTAGCTTCAACCTTAGCTTCAACCTTAGCTTCAACCTTAGCTTCTATTAATTTTTTAACAAGTTTCTTCACGGGTTTCTTGGGTTCAACTATGGGTTCAACTATGGGTTCAACTATAGGTTCAACAATGGGTTCAACTATAGGTTCAATATCTTGGTTATTTTCACTTTCTTCATTTTCAAAATCATCTGATTCGCTATCAGATATATCTTCAGCTAATTTTTTATTATTATTTTCTTGATTTAAATCTTGTGGGCGAAAAAATGAACGAACTACTCGCATCATTGGTGTTGTTTTACAATTATTAATAATGTTCCATAAACATACTTCATCTAATTTTAAATAATGTGATTCAATTAAATATTTTACAATATGATAATTTACTGGGTCAAGGCATGCATTACGTAAACATTGGATATCTGGATTAACAGTTTTACACATTTTTTTGATTTTAATTATAGAAGTACGTTCGTAACATAATTTTCGTAGTGTTTCCAATGATGACTTATAATTAACATTGTAAGGATTAATATTTAATTCGTCATATATTTCACATAATTTAGGATCAATTAGATTAAATTTAAAGATATGAACGTTTTCAAATACAATATTTTTTTTAGTAAGTAATATGAATTCATCAAACGTTATATCATCTTTCTTTGTGAATAAAAGTGACGCTATTTTATTATTAAAAATAAAATTAGCCTTATTCTTATTAAAGGTTTCCCCATGATTATTAATATTTTCAAAATATTTCATAATTACACGACCTTGTGGTTTTTTACAGTTATTTTCAATCAAAAAATCAATTGAATTATAAAAATTATTTATCGAAAAAATTCTATTATATTTTAAACTTCCAATTGTAAAAACATCACTCAGTGTATTATGATTTAATTTTGCTCCGATAGTACATATTTTTTTTGATAATTCTAATTTATTGTATGTGAATGATGCTACCAGAAAATTATAAGGAGGAATAATTTTATTATTTTCATATATATTTATTAAATTTTGAGTATATTCATGTGTTATTAATTCTGTAAAAAATAGAGTTGAACATTTAGCATTTTTAATAATATATTGTTCTAGTAATCTATCAAATAGTTCACATTCATAATGACTATTTTTAAATACAATATTAGTTGAATATTTAGTTTTATCAATACCTGTAAAACAGTGTATATTAATTGCATGAGCAAAATATATTAAAAATATTTCGATCATTAATTGATCGTCTATGGTTTTTAGTTGTATTTTTTCTAGAATTGGAAAATAATAGTTAAAAAATAATTCTAAATTTGTTTTATTATTTACTAATCCAATTGAAAAAAATTCTTGTGGTAAAAATAAACCATAGTATTTAAAATTATCCAAAATAATATTATTTAATTCTTTTTCAAATAATGATTTACAATTTGGATTAGTATATGTTTTTATAATACGAATAAATGTAGTCGGATTAATTAAAATATTATCTTGATCTTCTAAATATCTGTAATATTCTGATTCATTCATTTTAGAAATAGGATATATACTATCTATTATTTGTTTAATGTTTTGATCTAATTCTTTTGCTATTTCATTTCTTTTCTCATATGATTCATTAATATCTGCATTTGTATAAAGATATAACAATTTAATTCTGTTTAATATAATTAAAGAACCATTTTCATTTATACCTAATATTTCTTTTTTAAGAGTAATAAGTTCACTCATTAATCTAATTACATTAACGCATTTACGATGTGTATCGCCAATACATTCTCCATAATATCCAGTGAGTTCCATATATTTTGAACAATAGATACTTTTTTTCTCAATTAATTGATTGTGTTGCATTTTATTTAAATGAATATATATTGTTTTAATTCATACATTTTAAATGTCAATTTTTTATAATAAATAAAATTTTTTATGTAATTAGAGTAATTTATGCATTAATCCTGCAAATTTTAATTTAAGACGTTTGAATATATTTGTATCATCTGTATCAATAACATATTCAGAATACATGTCTTTTATTGCATATAGTAAATCCATATTTTGCGACATTACTGAAAAATAAGTACTATCGTCAAAATCATCATAATAATATATACATGCTAAATCTAATCCAATATAATAACTTGCATCTTTAATTTTATTACGAATAATGTTACAAGCCTCACTAATTTCTCTTGTTTCACCTTCAAATATTTCAGTATATCTTGTTTGAAGTAAATATGAACCTAAATGTCTCTTATGTTGTGTAGAATTTAAATATGCAATATTTAATTCTGTTTCTTTATCAATTAATAGTTGTGTTCTAATTTTAATTCGTTGAATAATATTATAACATTGATATCTATCTAGGAAAATTCCTGGAAGTGTATCAGACCCAAATACAGATAAACCTGCTGCATTCCGATGACCTCCGCCTCCAAATTTAGAAGCTACTACTTCAACATCTGTTGCTGTATCCATTGAACGTAAACTTAGATATGTTTCTCCTGTAAAAGAATTTTGACTATGACAAAGTGCAAAATTTGCATTTGGATAGAGATTAAAAATAGCATTACCTATTTCTGATTTTAATATTGATGTATTTACACTTGCAATAAAATATAATTTAGAATCAATTAACATGAAATTCATGGCTGCTTTTTTTACTCCATCGTTTATATATGAATCATTTTGTTTTTGCATACCTTCACCCATTGGTATTACAGTATTTGTAATATACGAATCGTCTAGTAATTTTTCATAAATATCAAATGTTTTTGGTAAGTTAAAAATATATGATGTAAATGCTTTTGTATTAGGCATACGTTTTGCCCAAATATCATTATCTTCTACATATCGGACAAAAAGGGGGACATTTTCTTCACCAAAAAAATACGCCCAAGTTATATATGCACCACTATGCGATTTGACAAACATTTTATGAGATTGATTAATATTTTTCAAATCTTTTTCTGCTGATGCATGGTGATCTAATATTGCTAATTTGTTCACATTACTTAACATATTTTTTAATACATCATATTTATAAGAAAAATCACACATTAAAACATTTTTCCCTGATACATTTGGTGGAGGTTTCTGATGTTGACATGGTATAAATGTTACCCGTTTCTTTTTATTTTGCGTCTTCATATAATAATAACATACGAAAGCACATGTAAACCCATCAACACAATCACCGTGATATAATAAAGTATCTACTTCTTTTGGTTTTATACACAAATTTGAGAAATCCATTGTTATAATTACTTATTTTATTATTAAGTAATTATAAATTTCAATAAAAAAATCAATTTTTAATCAAGATCATCTTCTGATACATCTACTGCGCTTTCACCACTATCATTATGTTCTGGTCCTTGTTGAACTGATCTATTAATATCACATGGAATTAGTGGTGGCATATCATCATATTCTTGGTGTTCTTTATCTTCTTCTTGTTTTTCATCTTCTTGTTTTTCATCTTCTTGTTCTTCATCTTCTTCTGTTTCATCTTCTGTTTCATCTTCATAAATTTGATACATTTCGTTATCTACATAATGAATATCAAAAAATCCATCTGATGTAAAAAGTTCTGATGGATGTACTTCTGATTTAGTAATAAATTCTGTAAGATTATCAACGTCTGTAAATTCAGTTTTAAATGAAATAGCATGTTCATCATCTATCCATTTATAACAGCATCCATACAGAGGATTACTAAGATAATCAGTACCAATTACTTTATTATATTTTTTATAAAATGTATCCATATTTTTGTCACCAAAGGGTGTTTGTGAAGAGAATTTAATTCCTGATTTTTTTGAAAGATGTTTCATGAATTTAAATTTATTATGATGAATAATTGATTTGAAAAATTTATCAAGTTTACCTTCTTTAATTTCGTGATAGAATAGATCAAATTTAATACACTTATCTTCAGATTCTTCATTTAGTTTATTTGAAAGTGATTGCGATAGAGTCTTAAAAATATTACATTCATTAATGTTACAATTCATATTATTACCACGTTGAATTACAAAATACATTTTATTATAATACGATAATGCAAAAACACCACCGATACTATACATTAGATTAGTAGTAAGTTGTTCTACTGTTGAATCAATTTCATTCTCTTCAATATATGTTTTAATGTTTGAAAACTGTAATTCTAGTACAAAATATTCTGAAAATTTAAATTTATCTCGTTTAATATAATTAGTTTTAATAATTTGTTTATAATACATATCTGTAATTTTCACCGTTGCATAAAGTAACGGTACAAAAGTACAAAAAAGCATAGAATATATTACAACAAGTGTTTCTGAAGATATGTTATATAGAGTCATTATTTATTAATTTAATAATGTTAGTTTATTCTTTAATTAGTTCTATTATCAATTTTTTCATAAAAAATTGATATTTAAACTTATTTAAATTAAAGATAATATAACTATTTAATATTAAAATGAATTATCAACTCCCCTATTCTGCAGAAGAATTAATTAAACGTGCATATGAAACTCTTTCATTGCGTGAGAAAAAGAAGAATAAATTTGTTCAACCAGAAATTATTGTAAAAGATAGAAAGACTTTTATTATTAATTTTGAAAATTTCTGTAAATCAATTAATCGTGAAACTATATTTGTTAAAACATATATAGATAAACAAACTCAATTTACGTCGTCATTAATTACGAATGATACACAACTTAAAATTGATACTTCGCTTAAAATCCCTCATTTAAAAAATATTATTACAATTTTCATTAAAATGTATATTTTGTGCCCAGAATGCAAGAGTTCTGATACAACACTTATTCGAAAAAATCGCAAAACTTTTACATCATGTGGTACTTGTAAATCAGAAAAAATACTGAATATTTTTTCTTAATAAATTTATTTATTTTTGAAATATAAAAATTTATATTTGCGTTAATTTTATTTTATTATTCAATATAAAATTATTTTTTCTTCATATAAGTTATATTAATTATGAACGCAGTAGATGCAGGTCTTAACCTTGAATCATTATTCACTCTCCAAAATGGAGGTAAAAAACGCCGCGCTGGTGCTAAAAAAAGCTCCAAGAAAGGTAGCAAGAAAATGGAAGGCGGTAAACGCCGTTCACGCAAAGCTGCCTCAAAGAAAGCCTCAAAGAAAGGTAGCAAGAAAATGGAAGGTGGCAAACGTCGTTCCCGCAAAGCCGCCTCAAAGAAAGGCTCAAAGAAAGGTAGCAAGAAAATGGAAGGTGGCAAACGTCGTTCCCGCAAAGCCGCCTCAAAGAAAGGCTCAAAGAAAGGTAGCAAAAAGATGACCGGTGGCAAACGTCGCTCCCGCAAAGCTGCCTCAAAGAAAGGCTCAAAGAAAGGTAGCAAAAAGATGACCGGTGGCAAACGTCGCTCCCGCAAAGCTGCCTCAAAGAAAGGCTCAAAGAAAGGTAGCAAAAAGATGACCGGTGGCAAACGTCGCTCCCGCAAAGCTGCCTCAAAGAAAGGCTCAAAGAAAGGTTCCCGCAAACTTAGCTTAGCTGTTATGGAAGGTGGCAAACGCCGCTCACGCAAAGCCGGCTCAAAGAAAGGATCAAAGAAAGGTAGCAAGAAAATGGAAGGTGGCAAGCGCCGCAAAGCCGCCTCAAAGAAAGGATCAAAGAAAGGTAGCAAGAAAGGTTCACGTAAATACTAAATTAAAATTAAATTAATATTATTTAATAAAAATATTTAATATTGTAAATTAAAATTTATTTACAATACTATTTTTTACTTCATATTTAACTCTATACAATCATATAAATAACAACGAACAAAATTATCTGTAATAGATAAACAATAATTTATATCAATATCTTTAAACTTATTTGTTAATATATTTTCTCTAATTATATTCATAACATTTGTATCAAAAACTAAAGTATCTTTAGTAAATTTTTTATTATTTTTATTAATTACAATCTTATCATCTTTTTCATTCGTATCATTATTAAATAATTTTATATTTGATATAAATTCTTGTTTTAAATCTAAATTAAATTCATTATATATATACTTTTCAAGTAAATGTAATGGATACATTCTTAATAATTTTTTTAATCCATTTATATTCATATATATATTATTATACCATAACAATTGTATCATAGCAAAATCTTTATCATAATATATATTTTCATATATTGAAGAATCTACATTTATTTTCATATCTAATATTATTTTCATAATATCGACTAAATTAAATCTAGCTATATTTATTATATCTTCAGATGATGGTAAAATATTTTGTTTAAAACATTCAGTTATTAATATACTATTATTAATAATACTATTAGACAATATTTCAGGAGTAGCTGTAAAAGTAAAATATTTTTTAAATATATTAATTGATATATATTTTGTAAATTCATTATCTCTTTTAAAAAAAGATTTACTATTTAATTCTAATATTTCATTACTATTTATTTCTATTTTATCTATTTCAAAATAATTTAATGTTGAATTTAATATATATTCTAATAATATTTGTATTAATAATACATTCATATTATTCATATTATTTGTAAATTTAAATTTAAATAAATAATTTGCATATATTTTATATTTGTCATCTACATTGTCATATATATTATTATCTAAATAATCTAAATAATCTATATGCAACAATTTTTTACTACGAATTATTAATATTAAAATTTTTAAATAATTACTATTTAGATAATATAGAATATTTTCAAAATTAATATTATGTTTATATATATTATTTTTTTTAATATTTATTTTTTTTAAAATTTTTTCTATTTCTTTATTTTCAAAATTTATAATATTGTTATATCTTTCTAAAAGATTTGCATGATCGTGAAAATTATATTGTTCGACATAAATTTCATAATTACGAAAAATTTCAAAGCATGTAAATTTACATAATAATAATCGTAAATATAATGTGGAAATAGTATTTATTATTTCGTTAATATCAAATTTATATAATTTGTCATACGTAAAATCAATAATACTATTTAATATTTTAATTTTTCTTAAATTAAAATTATTTTTCCATTCTGTATCGATATATTTTACAAAATATTCTTGTTTTTTTTCATAATATATATCAACATTGTCTACTATTAATCTTTCTAATTCATTTGAATTAAGTTCATTTCTATGTATTTCTAAATCAAAATCATATGTATCATTTTGGTAGTATAATGTATGGCTTAAAAATATTTCGCTATCATCTTTACATATATAGTTATATTGTTGTAATATATTTTTCATTATTATCTCTTTTTTACTTTCTAAATTTATTTTTGCTAATAATATTTCTAAATTTATTTTTTTCATATTAGTATCTTTTTCAAAATACCAATAATAAATTAACCATTCAGAATGAGAAATTATTTCTATTAAATAGTTAATTTCTAAATTATTTAAATTTGTGAGATTGAATATTTCAAATATTGTATTTTCATAATTTACATCTTTTACAATTTCTGTAAAATGAATTAATAATTTTGGCGATAATTTTATATTTTTTTCTTTTATTTTATTTATTAATACTTTTATAGATCCATTTATTTCAGCATTTTCTATTTGTTTTTCAGAGAATTGAAAATAATATGATGTTCTTTTTTTGATAATAATTAATATATTCGTTTTTAAAATTTTTAAAAAAGTATTATAATTATTATTTGTTAAATTAAAATTATCCATAAATATTAAAAAGATTTTAACAAATTTTGCAAATCCATTTTGTAATAATAATAATCTACTATTATTTATTAATTTTAATATATCATTTATTTTTTTACTATCTAATTTATTTTTTTTCCTAACTAAAATATTTAAGTCTTCAACTATCTTTTTTGGTTCCCTAATATATTGTGGTTTTTTTCTACGATAACGAAATAATCTTCTTCTTTTTATTAGCCTATTATAAGTTATAACTTTTTTTATTTCTTTTGTAATAAAATTTAAATTAATCATATCAATACAATATGTATATTTATAAATAAATATGTTTAAGTCTTTGACCTTAATTTAATCACTCAATTCTGATGTTTCTGTTGTATCATCTATCAAATTATTATTTATTATATTTTGATTGTGTATGTATTCGTTATATTTATTACATATAATTGTAAAGTTATCTTTTATTTTACTTTTTTTCTCATCTAGTAAAACCTTCCATATTTTAAAATAAAATTTGTCTAAAATGTCATTGTATTTAAAAGTTTTATTTTTGATTTCTTCATAATTTTCATGCAATATATGATATATTATTGTTGTTACTACTGTATTTTTTATTTTTTTTACACTATCCAAATATTTATTTATTAAATATTTTTCATTATTAATTTCATCTAATATATATTTAGTTAAACCAATTATATTTTGCGTATCTTCTAATCCGTATTCTAAATCCATTTTATTCAAGTTTTTCAGAAAATGATTTTTTTTAGTTAAATTTTTAATTACAACATTGGCTTCTCCATTATAATAATAATCCTGTATGATATATAATAATGTATTAATTATTAAATTTAAATTATCTTTTGATCCAAATTTATTATCATATTCTTCCATAAAATCTTTCATATTATTTACTTCGTTTATTTTTTCCATATGTTCTATATTTTGTTCTAAACCAGAATTAATTCTCATATATAATATTTTTTGTTGTTCTTGTGTTAAATTATTATATTTACAAACTGTAATTCTTTTACTCATAAATATTTCTGTAATATTATCTTCATAATCTATTCTATTTATAAATTTATTAATTGCTTCATATCGATGTTGACCGTCTAATATTTCATATGAATTATTTATTGTATTAAAAGTTACTATAATTTGACCGATATCTATATTATTCATTATTGAATCAATTGCATTCATATACATATCATCATCCCATTCTTTTTCACGTTGACAATCCGGTATTTGTAAATTAAATTCCATTAAATTAGATATAGATACTCTTATTATATCAGGTTCTGGTAGTAATGGCCGAGTATATTTAATTTTTAATATTTTTGCCATATTTTATTTTAATAATTATATACTTGTAATTATTTTAAGTTATTAATCAATCAATTTTTTATTATTTTAATATATATAGATGGAATATATAACTATTAGTTTAAAAATTATATATGATAAGGTTTCTAATATGATTCTCCCAGATATTAGTTACCAAGATGATAATTATAATTTAAATGATACTCAAACCGATAAAATTATTGATAAAGAACCAACTTTTACTAATATTTCAGAATCTGATTTAAGTTGTGAATCACGACACTATAGAGTTTTTCCAAAAATATCATCTGTAGAACAGATGAAATGGTTTTATGGAGAACCTACGCATGTTATTGATAATATTTATATTGGCTCGGCATATAATGCTGCTAATAAAAATATTCTTAATAAATACAATATCAAATATATTATTAATGTTACAGATGATATTAGAAACTATTTCCCAGATGATATTGTTTATGTTAATTATAAATTAAAAGATAATAATAAAGAATCTATTATTAAATATTTTAAACATTCTTATAAAAAAATTAAAGAATTCCAAAAAAGAAATAATGGGAATATTCTTATACACTGTTTTATGGGAGCAAGTCGTTCTGCTACTATTTTAGCATATTATGTTATGTTAAAAGAAAATAAAGCACCAATGGAAGCTTATCATTCTTTAAGAAGTAAAAGACATATTGTAAATCCAACAAAATTATTATGTAATGAACTTAAGAATTCGCAAAAAAATATTTAATAAAATATTATTTAATAAAAAAATTATTTAATAAAAAAAATTATTTATCGCTTCTTGAATGCATCCGATGTAAACTTTCGTTGTTGTTTTACATTAGGAGGCGATGAGCGATTTGTAGACCGGTCAGGAGTCTTCGGTAGTGGTTCTTCTTCGTCTTCAGATTCAGAAGATTCAGAAGATTGAGTTGATTGAGTTGATTGAGTTGATTGAGTTGATTGAGTTGATTTAGTCGAACCACTCTTTTGACTAGCTTTCTTTGAATCTTCATCATCTTCATCTTCTTCATCTTCTTCATCTGCATCTCCCTCCTTTACCACTGAAATTACGCGATCAAAATCATCTGTTTCTTCTTGACGCCGTTTAACATCCCGTTCCTTATCATTCTTCTTACGCAGTAGAGCAAGTGATGATTTTGAATCATCTTTTTCTTCATCTTCAGAATCATCTTCAATATCATCTTCAATATCAGCACGAAAGAAATTAGAGTTATCCTTATCAAGTTTAATATTCAGAGCAGCCGAAGCAGCAAGTTGAGTAGATGGGTTTGTAACTTTTTGAACCACATCATAAAACGTATCAGTATCATGTGATACAACAATTAGGTCATCTTTATTAAACCATACACGTTTCATAAAACGTCCAGGAATAGAAGCATGAACCGTTTCACCGGTTTGTAGCATTACTTGAAGAGTATTTCCTCCAAGTCGCCCGAGAACTTGAGCGTAAAAATGCATTCCGTTCTCAGTATTAAATTCAGTAGAAGGGTTTTTGGTCCGACGACCTCCCTTCTTACCTTTCTTATAATTTTTACCACCAATAGTATTTACCATTTTAAATTAATTAAATAAATAAATTATATATATCAAATATATATTTTTTTCAATTTTTTTAACTACTTATCATCTTCATTTACGTTATTTTCATCATCTTTAGGCTCATTATTCGTAGACTTTACTACTTTTTTAATTACTTTTCTAACTACTACGCGTTTTACTACTTTTTTCTCTGTAGTTTCTGGTACTGGCGTAGTTTCATTAGGTGTTTCTTCTTTCTTTTTAACAACTCGTTTAATAATCTTTTTCTCATTTGCTTCAACTCGAGGTTGTTCTCTTTCTGTATCAGTTTGAATAACTTTCTTTACAACTCGTTTAACAACTCTTTTCTTTAGGGTTTCTTGTACTGGTTCTTGTACTGGTTCTTGTACTGGTTCTTGTACTGGTTCTTGTACTGGTTCTTGTACTGGTTCTTGTACTGGTTCAAGAACAGTAGTTATAATTACTGTAGGAACATTTTCTACAATAGGTGTTGCTACTTGAGCTACTTGAGCTACTTGAGCTACTTGAGCTACTTGAGCTACTTGAGCTACTTGAGCTACTTGAACTTCTTGTACAGGTATAGATTCACTTACTTCTTTCTTAACTTTTGGTTTAGGTTTTGAGGCAGCAATAATTTGTTCTATTTCTTCATTTGTTTTTAGAGTAAGATTATCGTTTACAAATTGATCGAATAGTTTAAAAATACGAGAATAATTTTCACAATTATAAGAATATGAACGGTGTGATAGTATTTTACGATTTTCAGATGTATCTTTAATATGTGAAATACCTGTTGTATCATCCGCAATAAAAATACTAACAAAAGCAATAATCATAGAGTTAATATTCCAAGCAGCAGACGAATGTTCTGGGTGATAATGTGAATTAGTTAGGCAGATTGCTTTACCAACTTCAAATCGTCCACTTGGAGTTAACATAGAAAATACAGGCGCTTTTGTAGGATATTCGTCCGTAATTTTAATTTGACCAATATATAAACCTCCTTTATAAGGTTCATCATCTGGACGTAGTAGAAAATAAAATGTTTTATAATCATCGGGGTCTTGTACCCCTTGAACGAAATTTACACGATTTTGATGAAGAATACGGATTTCTCCCATAAGACGTTTACCAAGAATAGCAGACATTATAGTTATGTTATTTTAATAACTAATTAAATAAATAAAGATTATAGAAATCAATTTTTTTGAATATATTGGTTTAATTATAAAATAAAAATACATATATATTAATATATAATTATTAATGAATAGAGTAGAGAATAAAATTAATAGCAAAATGTTTGTTGGTAACGTTCCTTTTGATTGTACCAATATTGAATTTCGAGATTGTTTTAAAAACGCAGAGGGATACGTCATAGCTGACTTAATTAATATGAGAGGATTTGGTTTTGTTGTTTTATCATCACCTATATATAGAGATAACATCCTTAAAGAAAATAATTTTTTTCTTAAAAATAGAAAATTAAGATTAAGTGTATATGATAATCAACCTAAAAATAATAATATTGAAGTATCATCATTTATTAAATTAGAAAATATTTCTCCAAATGTATCTAGAGATGATATACAAAATGAATTTAAAAATTTTTGTGAAGTAGGTAAATGTTTTATTGACACAAATAGAATTACTGGTGAAAAATTATCTACCGGAATAGTTGAAATATTTGATGTTGAAGTATTACATCAATTATTATCTTTAGGTACACTTTTAATGCATGATAAATCAGAAATAATTTTAAAACCATTTAATAAAAAATCTGACAATCAAATTAATAAACATAAAAAGAAAACAACTATTTCAAAAGAAGAATATTTTGAAATATATAATGCTGGTAGAAATGCAGGTTTAATTGAAGGTACTAAATTATATTAATTTACATAACTGTTATATTTTCCTCTAAATTATATATTGATTTTTCAACTTGTGCTATCATTAATAATTTTTCATTGGGATTATTATTTTTAATACAATTTTTAAAAAGTTCTAATGTTTTAAATAAATTTTCTTTTCTTTTTTCCATTATATTAATATGTGTTTCTAATTTCGTAATTTCTTTATTAAAATCATAACTTCTTATATTTTTTAAAAGATATATACCATCATTATAATTCATTTTGTCATATATATTTTTTAATTCTGATTCTATTTCTGCAATAATTTCTTGCATATTCTTTAATGCTATTATTATAGATATATTATCATCAAAATACTGTGGTATATCCATAATTACAGATTGGAGTAACTTAATAGTTGCTTCTAAATCTGTTTTCATTAATGTTTCTTTCACATCTTCGTGATATATATTTTTACTTAATTTAATATTTGTTGATAAAGAATATACATTTAATGTAAGTGTTGATATCGAATTAATAATTGATGCTGCGGCACCTAAACTCAAAGCTCCAAGATACATAGTCATTTGAACTATATATATTAATATGTTATTATATATTTTTTAATATTTTAATTAAAAATTGATTTTTATTATTAATAATTACTTATAAACATCTAATTATTAATACACCCATCATGCATGATAAAATATTTGGCATTCTTAATTTAAGTTCTCGTACAATAGTGACAGATTCAAAAGGTAATATATTTAAAAAATTTACCCCTTTCATTCCAGGCATGAAATCATTTAGTGTAAAAACTAAAAAAACAACTCTTACTGATATATATGCATTAGTTTCTTTTAAAAATGCTATTGTTTTAGAATACTTTGAAAATATTGATTTAAAAGATTTACCTATGCTTTTTGCAAAAAGTAATTGGAGTAATCCCTTCAAAAATAATATTATTCCTAAACTTATTGAAAATGATTTTACTCCTGAACGAATTGATTTAACAAATTTAATTGCATATACTATCGATCCAAAAGGTTCAGAAGATAGAGATGATGCTATTAGCTATGATATAAATAGTAATAAATTATATATTCATATTGCTGACCCTACGTCATATATTGAATTTCAATCTGATATAGATAAGGAATTGGAAAATCGATGTGAAACTATCTATTTAGATAAAGTTCAACATATGTTACCACCCCCATTAAGTACGGAAATAATAAGTTTAACAGAAGGAAAAAAGAATAGAGCTTTCACGTTCGAATGTGTTTTATCTGAATATTTTTTAGTTACTAATTATAAATTTTATAAATCATATATATCAGTTAAAAATTTAACTTATGAAGAAGCTGAAATTATGATTAAAAATAAAGAAAATAAACAGTTAGAAAAATTATATGATATCGGTAATCGATTTAAAATATCTAAAGATTATGATATTCATAAAATGGTTGAATATTATATGGTTTTATGTAATCAATATGTGGCAGAAGAATTAAAACATATTCCTTCAATTATAAGATACAATAATTCTGAACTACAAAGTTATAATTATAATGATATGTGTAAAAATATTAATAAAAAAATAATAGATTTACATATCAATTGTAAAAATGATGCTGCTTCATATGAAGTAAATACTATACGAAACGGTCATACTATATTAGGATTAGAACATTATACTCACTTTACATCACCACTGCGTCGATATACTGATATGATAGTTCATCGTATTTTATATAATTTTGTTAAAAATAAAAATATAATATATGATGAAATATTTTTAAATAATATTTGTTCTAATATGAATCAAATGAGAAGTATTTATAAATATTGTTATAATTTAAGTAATCTTAATAAAATTATGTACGGACAAATACAAAAAGTTATTGATGTAACATTAGTATATTTTGAAAATGATAATATAAAATTATATAATGATGAATATAATTTGGTTATATCAATATCATTAATTCACCCACTTATTAAAAAATCTACAATTCTTACATCAAATCCGAATGAATTATTGATAGAAACTAACAATTTAGAAACTAATCAGATAGTAAAACTAAATTTATTCCAAAATATAAAAGTTAAAATTTATTCTTTTAAATTAAGTAATAGATTATTTCAATATGAATTAATTGAACCAGTATTAAATCTAATTTAATCTAAATTTAATCTAAAGTGTAAATTTAATCTAAAGTGTAAATTTAATCTAAAGTGTAAATTTAATCTAAAGTGTAAACTGCAAATATGACATCTTTTTTTATTTTCTCTGTAATTTCATCATCGGCTAAGGATACATATTGCATTGACGGTATTCTATTTTCATTTAACATAATCCATTTATTATTATAACCTATCATACACGAATAATAATTTTTTCCATCAAAACATATTAATGAATGTAATTTATATTTTATGTAATTTTGAGTTGGATCTGAATTTTTAAAAAATTTTATTTTATTCATAATATCAACCATTGTGTTTTCTTCTTGACTTTCTCGTTTTAAATAAAAACATAAATATGATGGTACATCTTTTAATTTATAACAATAATATTCTTCTTGTTCTTTTAATAATGTTGTTGTAATCCAATTTAAAAATAATTCTCTTATTGATGTATTTTTATTGTTTACTTTTAATTCTATCATTGACAATTTATGTAAATTATCTGTCTCAATTAATTTTCCATCTTTTATTTTACTTATATCAAATTCCATTTTTTGTGAATTTAAATATTCTGATAAAAAAATATATAACCCATTAATTGATTGTATTTTAAAACAATTCATAATATTTTCATGTGATAAAAAACCATTTATGAATAGATAGTTTCTAATTTCATTTAATGCATCAGATTTTATTGTATAGTGTTTACGAAGTGGTTCAATATAATTTACTTTAATTAGTTCTTGTAAATAATATCCAGAATTATTATTTGGTTGATTTAATAATATAGATTTTAAATGTTCATTTTCTTTATAAAAAAAAGCTGATAACAATGATGTTATATACGATGTATTATACCCTCCCTCAATTACACAAGGGATTTTATCTGATTCATTCATTATTTATAGATAATGAATAAATCTTTATTTATCCTTAAATAAATTATTTTTTTATTAATCTTTATTAATTTTTATAAATAAATTATTAAAAAGATTTTTAATCTTTATTAAGTTTCATGTAACCCTTAAGCCCACTTAGTTGTGATAGAACTGTTTGGAAATCAGGCATGTCCCGAATTTGAATTTTATAAAATCGTTCAATATCATTTAGAGTACGATAATCACGAGAAGTTACAAAATTAATTGCAACGCCTAGTTTACCAAATCGACCACTCCGTCCAATACGATGAATATATTGGGCTTTATCGCGCGGTACATCGTAATTAATTACAATACCGATTTGTTCTACGTCAATACCACGTGATAAAATATCGGTAGTAATCAATACACGAATCAAACCTAGACGAAAATCGCGAAGAACTTCTGTACGTTGAGCTGTTTCCATTCCACCATGAATTTTATTTACTGAAAAACCATTTTCTTCAAGTTTTGAAGTTAGTTCATCTGCTGTACCAATACTATTTACAAAAATAATGCATTGTCCTATAAGTAGATTTTTATAAAGATCAACAAGTGTATCAAATTTAAATTTCTCTTGAGATGTATCAATTCGATATTGTTTAATTAAATCAAGACTCAGATTTTCTCGCTTAAGGAGAATTTCTTTTGGTTGGGTCATAATTGCACTTGCAATATCCAAAATTTCTCGAGGATATGTTGCCGAAAAAACACAAATTTGTGTATTAGCATCAAGTGATGTTATAATTGATTTGATTTGTTCGATAAAGTCTTCTTTAAGAAGAGCATCTGCTTCATCCATTACAAATAGTTTTAGTTTTTTAGCATCAAATGCTTTTGCATTAATATAATCAAATACGCGACCAGGTGTACCTACCAGAACATGTGCTGTGCGAATTTGACGATAAGGGTCAGATTTATTATTATTTGTTTTAACACGAGTGCCTCCAATACACAATTGAATATTAATTCCCATATATTTTGAAATATTAGTAAAAACAGTATGAATTTGTGTTGCAAGTTCACGCGTTGTAGCTAGTACAAGTACTTGTGGGTATTCTTCTTTAGGATTTACTATAGATAATGAACCAATAGTAAATGCTCCTGTTTTTCCTGTTCCCGATTGAGACTGTGCAATCAAGTCGTCTCCATCATAAATTGATTTTATGCTTAAATTTTGAATTCGAGATGGTACAGTAAAACCATAATCGAATACTCCTTTTAAAAGTTCGAAGTTTAAAAACTCCATATCATCGAAACTTTTATATTGATTTATATTATTATCAGACATTTATATTTTAATATATATTATTATATGTTTATTGTTTAAATCAATCTATTATCAATTTTTTTAAATTTTAATGGGTTAAATTTCATTATATTTAATGTAATATAGCTATATAAATGGATATAATAAAAACTTTATTTAAATTAAGTTATGAACGACTAGAACAAAAAATAGATTTATTAATTAATAAATCTATAGATACTCGCAAAATAGTTATAAATGATTCAACTTCTAATGATAATAAAATTAAAATTTTAGTTGATGATACTTATTTATTTAATTTATATTCCAATTGTTTATATTTAATGGAATTAAAAACAAATAATAAAGAATTAAAAGAAAAATACAATTTATTAGGATTAAAATTAAGAGAGTATAATATGATATATAATACAGATATTGATTTATTAAAAACTTTATTAAATATCTATGGAAAAATTAGTAATGATGATAAAGATAAAGATAAAAAATATTTTTTATTTAAAACAATAAAATCTATGGAAAAATATGGTACATGTAGCGAAGAACATAAAACAATAGTAGCCTTAATTAAAAATATGGATAAAATTGAAAACATTATTAACGATATTCTTGAAAAACCTTTAAAAATTAATATTGATAGAAACAAAATTGACGCACAATCTGAATCAATTGTATCTTCTGTTTATCCTGATAAAAAAAATTCAATTAATATTGATAAAACTAAATATTATTATTTAGTTAAAAAAATCAGTGATAAAAATGTAAGAAATTATTTAGAAAGAGAATTTATGAATAGATATAATGATTTATTACCTGCTATTTCAAAACTTATTAGTTCTAGAAATATGTATGCAAATTTATTAGGATATGATACATTTTATCGATTTTCAAGTAATAAATCTGATGAAGATACTGAAAATTTAAAAATTATGTTAAAAGATCTTAATGATAAATTAGATTTTCAACTTGAATCATCATTAAATACAATAAAAGATTTAGCAAATGTTAAAAATAAATTATCACTCAGTGATATTATTTATGGCCTTAATAAATTCTTTCCAGATGTTAAAATAAAACCAATTGATATATTTCAAATTGCTTTTTATCAAATACAAAAAAATTTTAATATTCGATTTTCTGAATCAAAAATTACACCATTAAATACAGATTGTAATCCAATTGAAATTTATGATAGTCGTAATAAATTAAAAGGCTATCTATTTTTAGATTTACTCAAAAATAATAAAAATAATAAAAATATTACTTTAATAAAACTTACTTCAGGTTATGGAGAAAATTTACCGATCTTATATTTATTGGGTTCATTTACCGATTTAGATAAACCTATTTGTACTTATAACGATGTTGTAACTATTTTTAGAGAATTGGGTCATGTTATTAATAATATTTTTGTAGTTACACCACTTGGAGTAGCTGAAGATGATATTGAATTAATTAATTATATGCCAGACTTTATGGAATATTTAGCATATAATGTAAATGTTATAAAAGAATTAGTAAAAGAAAAAAATCATGTTAAAAGAATATTAAAAGCACGCGAAAATGAAATTTTAATTAATCTCAAATTAAAATGTATAAATGTACTATTTGATAGTATAATTCATTCTTCGCCAGAATTTATTGAATTAAATAATAAAGTTAATGTATCAGAATCATCTATCAAACCTACAAAAGTATTATTAGATTTATATAAACGAGTATTTACTGACATATTTCATAAATTATCCGATATTATTGATTGTGATTTTAATTTTATTTTACCAAGTGTTATTAATAATATTATTAACGGTCAACAAAGTTTAATATATGGTAATATTCTCAGTAATATTTTGGCATTTAATACATATGAATATATTTCTAAAGGAAAAAATAATAAAGCATTTAATGAATTATTAGAAAATAAAAATTACTCTTACAAGAAAAATTTAATAAATTTTATTATGACAATAAATGAAGATTATTATAAATACTTTTTATCTAATTGCTTAAATATAAAAGATTTATCACTTGATAACTATTTTGACGAAGGTACTACCGAACATCAAAATGAAACTGTGGAAGAAATTAATTAATTTTTAATATTTTTTATATCTTCTCTCATTGTATTTCTTTCTTTTATTGTTGAATTTAATACAGAATGTGGTGTAATATTTTTTTCCATATATTTATCTAAAGCCATAGTATCTTTTGGAAAACAATATCCACCATATGATATATTTCCGTCGGTTCCGGGTACTATTGTATGCATTGGATTAATCCATCCATTCTTTAATAATGATTCCCTAATTGTATCATAAGAACAATTTAATTTTTTACATAATAAATATATTTCAGTAAAAAACTGTATTTTTACTGAATAAAAACAATTTGCTGATAATTTCATTAATTCTGATTCAGTTGATGTCATAATAGATATTATTGCATTTGAATAATGTTTTGTATAGAATTCTTTTATAATATTAATGTATTCGTCAGTATTATCTGTTGACGTACCTAATACTATATGATTTTGATTTTGAAAATCTTCTAATGCAGTATTTGCAGATAAAAATTCAGGATTATGTATTAGTTTTAAATTTAGATACTTTTCAGAAAATGTTTTTGTTGTATTTGGTAAAATTGTAGATTTAATTAAACATATACCATTATAATTATTTTTACTTAAATAATCTAATGTTTCTTCTAATGCTGTTAAATCATATGTTTCTTTTAATGAATCAAATTGTGTAGGTAAACATAAAAATATTATATCTACTGTTAAAAAATCTTCTATATTAGAAGTGTATTCACAAATTTTATATTTATCGTAAATAAATAATGTTTCTTTATAAATAAAGTTTTTAGTTTCTAAACTCGAACGGATTGCTGAACCAACAAATCCATCTCCAAATATACCAATTTTCATAATAAATTAAGAATCCATTAAAATATTTGCAGTTTGATTCATATTTCTATTACACATTAAATAAACTCTAATTATATCTTTTAGATCAAATCCTAAATTTTTTAATTCGTTTATATTTTTAATATCTTCTTCTGTAAAATTAGCACTATTGTGATTATCTTTATTATCTTCACCTTCACCTTCACTATTATCTTTATCTTCATCTTCACCTTCACCTTCACCTTCACTTTCACTTTCATTATTATCTTCATCGTCGCCACATTCTTCATTTTTATCTTCGCGTTCTTCTTGTTTATTTTTATCTTTCATTTGATTTTGATTTGTAAAGAATAAAACATTCATCATAATAGTTTTTATTAAATTTTCATCAATATTCAAATCAATTTTGGTATGTAGATTATTTTCTAACCCTTCTGATATAGTATCAGAATTATTCATTAATTGATTTATTATTTCATCAAAATTATGTTGTTTAAACATTTCACTTATTACTTGCGGTGATGTAAAATATAAATAATTTAGAGATTGGTGTGATGATAGAAATCTAAAAAATGCAAAAAGAATTGCTCTTGTTTTTCTTAATTCTTGATTTTTATCTTGATTAATTATTTGTTGTATTGGTTGTATTGGTTGTATTGGTTGTATTGGAGTTACTTTTGGAGTTACTGTTGGTGCAACTAGTGGTGGTTTTTCTTGAAAACATACTACAAAACCAGTATCATTTTCTTTAATATATTTAGAAATAGGTTCACTGTGATTTAAAATATGACCTGTATAAATTAATTTAACATTATATAAATAATCAAAATCTTTCTTTACAAGTTCTGCTAATTCTGAAACCAATGAATCTTGATCTAAATCATATTCTTTAGTAATCTTTAAAATATTTTTTACTACAACTTTCATTAAATAGTAAATATATAAGTTTAATTCTTTAAAATATAATAAATTATTAATACATAAATGAATATAACAAAATATATAGATACCTACACAAGATTAATAAATGAATGTCATAAAGAAATAAAAAATGAAGGTGTTTCAGATGCATATATAAAAGAGTTTTTTATGTTTATTGTAATATGTAATAATTATAATAAACCTTTTGAATATCCTTTTATTGAATTTGAAAAAATAATTAAAGTTATTAAAAATAATTCTAATCTTGAATCAGAAATAATAAAAATTTTAAATTATAAAGAAACTGGTTTAATTTTTACAGAAAATTTAGATAAACATTTACAAGAATTCTTTATTGATAAAATAAATTCATATTTCTCTCAAAATATAATCTCAACAAAAATAGATTTATGTGATATAAACTTTATTATCAATAAAAAAATAGTTTATTGTTTAAAAACAATGAATAATGTTAAGATATCTATCATTGTAGAATTATTTAAAAAATATACTAATATTTCTAGTAAAAATATGATATTTGTTAAAGATAATAAAAATATGGAATTAAATAAAACATTAATACATTATAAAATAAATAAAGATAATTCTAATATCGAAGTAGTGCTTTCACAATCATCTTAAATTACACATTTACTAATTCAAAAAGCATATCCATCTTCTCATCTGGATATAAACATTTATCTAAGAAATTATCTGATGAAAAATAATATAATTCATTTTGTTCTGCAATAGTTGTAGTAGTAATATATATACTATTCTCACAATTCTCATTATTTTCTTCTTCTGAATTTATTTTAACAGTAATTATCTGATCTTGTTCTATTTGTTTCATAATTTGTTCTCGTAATTGTAAATCTTCTATGCCGCGCATAATATACCATCCTACATCGTCTTCAATTTCATCTACTGGTTTAAAAATAAGAAATTTACTAAATTCATTAAAAATATTAAATGATTTTACTTTCATATTAAGTAGATTACCATATATACGTTGAATAGTTTCGGCTTGAATACGATTAACAATAGAGTTTTCATCTTTAGTTAAGAAATAATTTACAATATCTAATCCAACTATATTTAATGTTTTTAGTTCTTGTAAAATTAGCATTAATTCATCTAGATTGATACCATTTTCATTTACACAATAATTATCTCTGAAAGATAACGGTGAAATCTTTGTAGATAATACATCTAGATCAAATACAATATGTACGGGCTGGTCTTCTAGTTTTTTCTTAAGAAAGAATAATGATTTTTTAAGTTTATCTTCTTTAATATTCTCATAAGTGTAATAACTATTAAGTTCTGTTTTTAGTTTTTCATTAAGTAATTCTTTGTGTACACCAAAAAATATAAATTGTGATAAATCTAGTAGAAGATTATGTTGTGTAAATGTTTTAATTAAACCACATGCATTTGATACAACGCATGTAGATAATTCTCTTTGAGTTAACTGTTTAATATCTGTATTTATATCAGGTTTAGAAGAAATGTACAAAATATTTAGAGAAGATTTAAATTTGGGATGATCTCCTGGTAAATATTCATTCTTAGAACGATACATATAACGTTCATTTATTGCCGGTATAGTGAATAAACTTGCCAGCTTATAAGGAGAAATTGTAATAAGTTTTTTATCAGGGAATGTTTTGTATAATTTATAGTGTTCATTATAAGAATTATTATTAGAATTATTTGCAGAATTATCTACAGGTTTATCTACAGAATTATCTAGAGGTTTATTAAATGTATTAAGATTAATATTAAAATCAAAAGTATTCTTAACAAAACCTACACTAGATAAGGCTTCGTGTACAGAACTAATATTTATAAAATAAGGATCAGTTAAATCTTCCATAAGTTTATTACTAATTATATTTTAACTAAAGATACATTAATTATCTTAATATTCATAAATCAATTTTTATTGAAATAATATATATATAAAATCCTATAATAATATATATATTTATAGAGTTATATATTTTGATAGAAATTTTCCTACAACTCTTGTGTAAAAAAATTTTTCAGAACTTAATTTTTTAGAAAATCTGTTTTTTAGGTGTCCCTCAAAAAAATAATTATAGTAGTCTTAATTACTTTTTGATGAAAAATAAATTTATTTTTTTCTTGAAATTTTCAAAAAAAATCTGAAAAAATTCGATTTTTTAACAAAAATAAGAAAAGTATACGAGTAAACAAAGATGTAAAATAAAAGGAGTCGAAAGTGATAGAGATAACAACAAAAAAAGGAGTCGAATTTATTTTTGAAAAAGTATAAGAGTAAACAACTTTAATAAAACAATAGGAGTCGAAAGTGATAGATATAACAATATAAAAAAGAGTCATTTGTGAAAAAGTATATGAGTAAACAACTTCAAAATATCAAAAGGAGTCGAAAGTGATAGATATAACAAAAACAAAAGGAGTCAAAAAGGAGTCGAAAAAGAGTCAAAAATATAATATGCAGCAAAAATATATTTAAAAAATATAATATTAATATATATTAAAAGATATGATAGAACATATTTGCGAATTTTGTGATTATAACACGACTAAAAAAATAAATTTTGATAGACATATATTGACACAAAAACACAAAAATAATTTAAAAAAAATACAGAATATAGATGATAAGAAATACAATGATGTAAATATAAATGATAATATAAATAATAGTGTATTAATTACTAAAATAGATGATTTAGCTAAACAAAATGAAGAATTAAGAGATAAAATAGAAAGATTACAACAAGCAAGTAATCGAAATACAAATACAATAGTAAAAGAAGCACGATCTATAAAGAAATCAATATTAACTATCTTAAATACTAATTTTAAAGATACTCCTTCTATTGAATATATTCAAGAAGATGAGTTTAAAAAAGAATTAGAAATAGAATATAAATGTAAACTAGATGACTCGAATAGTAAATTATTTATGAAAATTTTTACTGATTATGAAAATAAGAAAATTATACAAACATTATCTAATTTGATTTTAAAATTTGTTAAAAAAGAAGATCAAAAAAATCAATCAGTATTTAACATTGATTCTGCTCGTGGAAATTATGCTACAAAAATAGAAGATATATGGCATAATGATAAAAGCGGGTTACAACTTAAAAAATATACATTAGATGTTATCATAAAATATATGATAAATGTTTTGAATATATTTAGATTAAAATTAATAGAAGTGAGAAATGAAAATATTAAAAGTCCATCTGAAGCACGTTCAGATTATTTAATGAAATATCAAGCTTTATTATTAGAAGTAAATGCATATTTAACAAATGTTAATACACATAAAAAAGTAATTTTATTTATGTGTCCTGAATTAAGAGTCGACCAAAAATTACTCGATTCTTAAAATAGATTAAATAATATTTTAGATATATATAATATATAATGGTAAATTTTACAATTGGTGAAATATTTATTACAATAATAGGTATTCTAATATTGTGTTCATATATAATAAGTAGTCAAAGAAATAAATATTTCGAAAGTATTAATAAAAAAGAAAATATAAATCAAGAAAATTGTAAAAAAGATAATGACGACGACGATGATTAATTTTTAACTTGAATAATATTTAATTCATTTTTAATGTTTTGATATGATTCTATGTTTTTTCCTGCTTGTTCCAAATTATTAAGTAAATTAACTAATTCTTCTATTGTATTATTTGTTAAATTATCATCATTAATTGTATTTAATAAAACTGAATATTCTTCTAAACATTTATCAATATCAATTTCAGATATATCTTCAATACTTTTATCTGAATCTTCATCTGTTTTTAATAGATTATTTAAAGTTAATTCTATTTTTGATAAATTTTTATTTATTTGTTTAATATTTTTCATATATAATGAAATATTTTTCGTTTCTAAACTATTAAATTCATTTTCAATACTTAGTAATTTTGCTTCCATATATTTATTTAAACAAATATATTTCTTATACCGTAAAGTGATTAATTTAAGCTTCCCTTAAATTAAGTACTTTTCGCTAGCGCGAGTCTCAAACTTAAGACACCAAGGGGTCTTAAGTTTGACACTCTACGGTATAATTTCTAAAATAGTTGCTGGTTTAATTAAATATTTTTTATTCTTGATAACTAAAATAAAATCATAACCAATATCTTCAACATCATTAATAGTTTTTTCAGTTTCTGGATCAATTAACATACTATAACCATTAAATAATAATTGTTCTTTTTCTTCCAAAAATATAATCTTATCTCTTAAATATTTTAATTTATTTTTTATTTCATATTGGCGATATTTAATAGTATTTTTTAGTAATAATTTTTTATTCTTAATCTCTTGTTGTATTTTATCAAATATATTAAAAGTTTTAATTCTATTAATAGAGCTAGTTATTTTATCTTTTTTTCTATTAATTAATTCTTTTATTATATTTACTTTTTCATTACCTTTTTTTAAAATATTAAACTTATTTAAATATATATTAGAAATATATTGTGCTCCGATTGATGGGGTAGGGGCTCTATAATCTGCAACATAATCACTTAACATATTATCTGTTTCGTGACCAACTGCACTAATTGTATAAATATTACTACTATGTAAAGATTCTATTACTTCAGTTGATGAAAATTGGAATAAATCTTCAAAAGAACCTCCGCCTCGTGTAACTAATATTGCATCTATATTTTTATATTTTTCATTAATAAGTTTAATAGAATCCCCAACTGATTTACCTGCCGATATACCTTGAACCATACAATCTTTCAAATAAATATTACCTTTAAAACCATTATCTTTTAGAACATATAATATATCGCGTATAGCTGCTCCATCACTCGAAGTGATAATTGCTAAATTATTTATACATTGTGGTTGATTTTTTTTAGAAGATTTATCAAAATAACCTAAAGTTTCATAATGATCTTTAAATTGTAAATATTTTTTAAATAAATCTCCCAAGCCTTTCTTTTCAATAGAATGTGCTACAATACTTAATTTATTAGTTTTTCTGTAATAATTAAATTTACCAGTAATAATGATTTCATCACCATTTTGATAATCATTTGTATTATTCCATGATATAATATCAATACTTGATTCTTTATCTTTAATATTAGCATAAATATGTCCTCCTCGTTTAGAATAATTTCCCAATTCTCCTTTTATTTTATATGTGATACCATTTGTAGAACTATTAATTATTTTTTCTAAAATAATTGTTATGTCACTTGGACTATATATTTCCTTATTCATTAAGAATTATTATAATTTAATTATATTAATTTAATTTTAAATATATCATACACACGATTTTTTAATTTATCATTTAAATACATTACATTTGTTTGACAATTTACGTCTTCATTAATTTTTTCATAAAATGTTTCTAATAAAATATCAAAACTATTCTCGAATGCTTTAAATAAACCATCTTTATCTATTTTATTAAATGTTTTATCGCATTCTAATTCAGATATTTTAACCTTAGTGTATTCCATAATTTCTTTTGATTTTATTTTTTTTAAATTTATTTTCTTTATTTTAGTTTCATCAGTATTTACTTTAAAAAGAACATCTATGTCATTTTTTGTAATATTATCTGAATAAACATTTTCGATTATATCATCTATAAATGAAACATCAAAAGAAGAGAATAATATTCCAATATCTGATGGTGAAAATTTAGGCCAACTATCATATCTATTTCTCATCTTGAGATCATTATAATAAAATTTAATAATAACATTTGAATTAAAAGATTCACAATATAATAATGTTTTTGAATATTTTAGACGAATAAAAAAAGATGTTGGATTTGTCAAAATAAAACTATTTAGAATTCTAATTTCATCTTCATATGTTAATTTATTATTTTTAATCATTTTATTTAATTCTTTTTTAGTTTCAAATATTTGTTTTTCAGTAAATTCGTGTAAAAAAAGATATCTTGTAAATTCATTAAAATTCATATTTTTCAAATTTATAAAAAATCCAAGTTCATTATATAAATCCATCTTATCTTCTGTAAAATAATTTTCAAATTGTTCTATCTCATTAATATTTTTAATTTTATACCAACTTTTTAATGGTGAATTAGGTAAACCAACTAAATATATATTATGTGATTTTTCTAACCATATATCATAAAAATTTATTTTACCAATATATTTAACGTTATTCGGAATATTTATTTTGGTTATAAAATTATACGAAGATATAGATATATTTGAATAATTAATAAAATTATTTTTATAAAAAACTGTTATATCATCAATATTAATATTTGATTTAATATCATTATCAGAACTAATTGGGTCTGTCATTTAAATAATTAATCTATTCAATCATTTAAATATAATTTTAAATATAATTTTAAATATAATATTTTTAATTTTTGTATACAGGCATATCTGTATCAGTATCAGATGCTTTCTTTTCTGATTCTACTTTTTCTACTTTTTCTTTTTTTTCTTCTTTCTTTGATTTTGTTTGTTTTTTTGATGGTTTCTTTTCAGAACTTTCAGAGCTAGATGAACTTGATGAACTTGATGAGCTAGATGAAGTTGTAGTATCTTTCTTTTTAGATTTAGATTTAGTTTTAGTCTTTTCTTCATTCTGTGCTTGAGCTTGTTTAAATGCTGCTTGTTGGGATTGCAATTGGGATACTTGTTGAGCTTGTGCTGCTTGTTGGGCTTGTAACATTTGTGCTTGTTGCATTCTTTGCATTTCAAATCGTCTTCTTTCTTCTAATTCTTTCATAATTCTTTCTTTATCATTAACAGCATTATTTTGTTTTCCAGATTTTTCTTTTTCAGTTTCATCTTCACTTTCAACTGGTTTTTCTACAATAGGTTGTAAGAATTTGGCAATACCACATGCTGCTAAGAAATCTAAAGCCATAATAATTAATAATTTATCTTTTATATGTTCCAATACACCAGCTCGTGCTTCTAAATGTAAATAGTAGTGTATACAAATATAAAGTAAACTACCTAATACAAATATTTTTAGATATTTTCTATTTGAAGTATCGGATAAAACAAGCGGGATTCTTGTAGCAATTATATAAAACATTTATAAATTTTATAAATATTTTATAATCAGAATAAAAACTCATTTATTTTAATGAGTTTATTTTAATGAGTTTATTTTAATCCTAAATATTCATCTAAATATTCGGAATTATTTTCAACATCTTTTATATTTAAAACTTTTGTAGGAATATTAAATGATTCAGTAGCGTTGTATTTCTTTCTTCTTTCATCTTCTCTAATATTTAATGCTGCATAATATAATGCATTTAAACTGTTTTTAGTATATACATTTCTAAGCATATCAATAGTTTTGCCAAGACTAGCTAATTCAGTAATTTCAATACCGTTTTTAAGATCGGTTAAATATTGTTTACGTTTTGTTAATTCTGTATCTAAATATGCAATAAATTCATCTTCACTCATTGATTCCATCTTACTAAGAACTTCTGGTTCTTGAATTAATTTATCATCAATAGAATCTAATATCGAATCAAAGTTTTCAATTAATTCATCGTCGCAAAATAATTTAAGAACAAACTTACCATATAATCGGGCATTAGTACATTTTCTGGGTTCTTCAGCTAATTTTTTAGATTCTTCATCAAGTTCAAAACCAATAAAAATATCAAATAAGAAACCCGATACGAGAGTTTTTGTATAAGCAAAACTAATTGAGTATACTGGTAAGAAAGTATGTGAAATTAAATAGTTACCAATAATATTATTTTTATAAATACCAGCAGTTATATTATAATTTTTAACGGTTTCAATAAAATCTACATTTTTACCATAAACACTTTCTATATCCGGTGATGTTTGAAATTCCATAACTTCATCCCCTAATTTATGTTCTGAATCCATATAACCAACAAGTTTAACTTCACAAACATTGCTGCGAAAAACTGGTTTTAATCTAAATACTGGTTCGGTATTTTCATATTGTCTATCTTGCATAATTATATATATTTAAATCAAATATTATTTAAATATATAATTTACGAATAAAATCAAATAAACTTTTCAACAATTTCTTTTGATTTATTTGGAATTAAAGAAACAATTTTAGTATCAATCTTTTCACCCATAATAAATAATTCATAAAAGAACATATTACGATGAGAACTATTGTATAAAACCGAATCTTTTGAAATATTAACTTTAACATCAAAAAATGTAATAAAATTATCTTTCTCTTTACTCATACTATTTAATCTATAACCAAATAACATTGCAGCAATTATTTTAACTTCTAAAGATGTTTCATATGGTATTTCATCAGGAAATAATTCTAATATTGTTTCATTAGATTCTCTTAATCTATCTTTAATTTTGTAAAATACTCTTTTGAAATTATGTGTAATCTTATCTAATGTCTGTTGATTTAAAAAATATTTATAAGTAAATTCTTTTATTTTTTCACTATTTCCTGTTTCTACTTTTTCAGCATATTTAGTTATTATTTTATAAATAGTAATAATGTCACCTAAATCATGAGACATCTTATCTTTTGCTTCAAGAAATTTTTTATACAAATGAGAATTTTTATTATTTTCTTCTAATTTAGGAACTCTAAATAAATCATTAATATTAGTTTTAATTGTTTCGATGGCTGTAATAATTAATAAAACTTCTTTAAAACATTTTAATTTATAAGCCATTATCAAAGCTAAACCTGTTTCTAATTCAATTTGTAAATCTGCAATCAAAGTTCCTAATTTATTTAATTTACCATCATCTATAACTTTTAATAATTCCAAATTTTTAACCGCAGCTCGTATGTATTTATCACGAGGTGGTTCAATTAAATTAGATAATATAGACAATAATCCATTTACATCTTGTGTTTTACTTTCTTTCATTAATTTTATTGATTCACTTGTAATATCACTATTTATAATAGAAGGTGTTGGAAATTTATTCATACTTGATTCAAATTCGTTTTTTGTATATAAATGATAACATATACCTGCTTCAGTTCTACCTGCTCTACCCATTCTTTGTTTAGCTTGAGCTTGAGTAATTAATTTCTTTTCTAATACTTTAGCATGTTTATCTGGATCATCATGTGAAGATAATTCATAACCCGCGTCAATAACATATTTAATACCATCAACTGTTAATGAAGATTCGGCAACATTTGTACTAATAATAATTCTTCTATTATTAGATGTTTTATTTTGTACTTCATTTTGAATAGAATCTGGTATACCCGCATATACAGCAATTACAGAGACCATTGGATATAATTTTTGAAATTCATCTCTTAAATCTATAGTTTCATTAATACTTGTTACAAAAAATAAAATATCGTTGATTTTAGTTTTTAAATCTTTTTCAGTATATATATCCATTAATTTTTTAATAATTTCTTTACCTTTTTCAATATAACTATTTGGGTCAGATGTATTTTGCGAGAAGATAGATTCAATAGGGAAATTTGTTTTACCACCAATATCAATAGTTTTAAATTTTAATCCGGTAAAATAATTTTCAAATAAAGAAGCATCAATAGTAGCACTCATAATAATCAATTTAAATTCTGGTCTATTTTTAACAACATTTCTAAGTAAATATAACAAGAAATCAATTTGAATCTTTCTTTCATGAGCCTCGTCAATAATAATTGCATCAAACTCGGATAATAATGAATCTTTTAATAATCTTGCAACAATTGTTCCATCAGTAGCATATAATAAATTAGGATTTTTTCCCCTAGCAGATTTATCAGAACCTTTAAATTGATATCCAACCTGTTCTCCTAATTTAACATCTAAAGTTACTGCTGCAAATTCTGCAGCAGATTTAGCAATAATTTGCTTTGGTAATGTTATACCTATATGGCCTGTATAATTTAATGCATGTAATGTATATTTTGGAAGTAAAACAGTTTTACCAGAACCTGTACCAGATATAACTAAAATTACTTGAGAATCTATAATTGATTGAATTACATCTTTAGCGTTTTCATATGCAGGAAATTCTCTCCATTTTTTACTTAATTCTTTATAATTATCAGAATAAGGATTAGTGGTTAACGGATTTGGATTTAATCCATCGGGATCTAAGATTCCTATATTATTATTAATATTAGTCATATTAATAATAAGAGAATATAATAATCTTTTTGAATTTTAGTAAGGATATTATTTAATAAAATATATACGATATACTGTAAAATTTAAGACACTTTATTTTGGTGTTTACGAAATATCGATATTTTCCCATCTTTATCACCTAATCCCCAAAAATCTTCACCACGAGTTTCATTTAAACTATCGTCAAATAAGTATATAGTAAGTGGTTTTTCACGTGTATCAAATATTATTCTTATATTATTTTCAATCTTTATCTCCTTATCGGCAACACCTGCTTTTATATGTCCTATAGTAGTGTACTTACTATTTACTTTTTTTATCAATAATAGAACCTTATTATTATACAGATATTCCAGTAAAATTCCATATATAATAGTATTTTTATCAATTAGTGAAGTAAATTCATAATATTTACTTTTTTTACTAATTTTTACTAAATCCCTCACTTTATTATTTCCTGTTCCTATTTGTTGTTCTTTTAGAACATCTATAGTTGTATCATCAGTAATTTCTCTTTTTTTTACTAAATTTGCTTTCTTTATTTTTTCTTTTTTTATAGATTCTTCATCTTTTTTAGCTTTTGCTTGAGTTGCTTTAGCTTCTTTAGCAGCTTTAGCTACTTGTGCTGCAGCAGCTTTTTGTTCTGGTGTTAATTTCCCACCAAGTAAACCTTTATAATAAAGAGCTTTTTGTAAATAAACATAGTTTGTAGGATTTGTTGCTAATTTTGTTTGATACTTGTTTAATTTTTGCATAAAAATTAAATTTTCATCAAGATTCATATTTATATAATTACATATATAAAAATAAAAATTAAATTTTTATATTATTATTTTTACATAAGAGAAACATATATCATTATATTAAATGCAATAAAACAAGAATTTATCTGTTGGATTGTCATATTACTATTTTCTCTAGTGATTTTATTTAAAAGAGTTTTAGAATCATCTAAAAATTTTAATATTTTTTGATCTTTCATAATTTCTTCATAATAAAAATTTACATGTAAAGTTAACAATATAAAAGTTTCATTAATCTCACTATCTTCATGATCTTCATGATCTTCATGATCTTCATTATATTCTGTATTATTTCTTCTTCTATTTAATAATGGAAAATATGTCATTTATATATTAAATAATTATTATATAATCATTTAATTAACTCACTTTTCTCTATTTACAAATGGTGTTAAACATTTGCAAAATTTATCATAAGATATGTTATTCTTATTGGCATATTCTTTGCAACATGTACCATCGTGAAATCTATTTATACTAACAAATAATTTATTTTTATCCCATGATTTACAAAGTAATTTATCACATTTAGGACACCAATCTTTGCCACAGCCATCCCAATCATAACCTTTATTATTATTTAAATATCCACATATTGCATATTCTGAATCATTTGGAACTTTTGTAATAATATTACAATGAGGACAATGTTTTGTAAGTGAATTTGTATTATTAACATCATCAAATAATTTTTGTTTTCTATTAAAAACATTAGGTTGAAAAGATAATTTATAAAGTTTATCTTTTGTAATATTATGTGTTTTAACTATTTTATTTCTACCAAATCTTAAAAAACTATTCATTTGAATATTATCACTATTATTTTTCATATTTTGATTAATATAATCATCAACATCTTCGCGATAAAGTAAACTATTTAATTCATTTAACATATGTGCTATAGTTCTCATATCCATTACTTTATCATATTTTTTATTATAAATCATACCAATTAATAAATCTTTATAATTGGGATTAATTGAAATAATTTTTTCGGCAAAATAAAAAGCATCCAACATCGTCCTACATCCACTCAAAATATTATTAAATATAATATATGTTTCTTCATATGAATTCATTATATTTAATATTATTTACTTTTTTTTAAATCTTAAAATTACACATTTTATAAAAATTATTAATTAATCAATAATTTCAATTTCCTCAACTTCTTCAGTTTTTTCAGTTTCTATATTATTTTCTTCTTGTTTTTTAGCTTTAGCCAATTTTTTCTTTTCAGCTTTCTTACGATTAGCAAGTGTTTTTTTAGAAACTTCTTCTAAAATAGTCGACCCTTCTTTATTTTCACTTTCATTAAGTAGTTGTTGTTTCATACTATTACTACCACGCATCATTCGCATTTCATTCATTTTTGCACGAAGGCGTTTACGTGGGTCTAGTTCATCTTTATTAGTAGTAAGATTACCGGCATTTTTGGCATATGTTTTTTTCATTTGTTCCAATTGACTATTATTAATACCCATTTTATGAAACATTTTCATAAGTTCTTTCGGATCTTTTGATTTTAGAGTATCGGCAAATTTAGCCATATCAAGGTTTGAAAATTGGTCTGTTAATTTTTGAGTTACAGAATCAGAATCAATATAATCTCCTTGTCCGGTTGGTGAAACTTTAGGAACTGAAACTTCATCGAGCTCATCATCAAAATCATTATTATGGAGTGTATTAGACATTTTTTATATTAAATAATTAATATTGTTATTTATTTAATATGGTATATTAACTTTTTTGAATACCTAAATTATAAATTGATTTATTATCAATAATATATAACTTAAGATAAGATTTAAACTTATCAAAATTAAATTTCTGTATTTTTTTTAATAAAGTTTCTTTAACATCAAATTTAAAAGATTCGTCCATAATTGAATTCATAAAATATGAACCTAAATCGCTTAAATTAATAAATTTTCTCTTAAGTTTTCCTTCTTCTGCTTCTCTAACTATTTCATAATCACTAAATTTCATTTTATCTAATATATATTCATTTTGAACTTTCAAGAAATCATTAATTTCATCAATAATTTTCTTTACAGAATATTTAGGGGACTGTACTATAAATTCTAAATAGAGATTAGTATAATAATTACAATTATATGGAGCAATTTTTGCCTTAACAATATAACCCATTTGTTTTTTAGTTCTTAATTCATAAAAAAACTTATTTGCAATAATTGTATTATAAATACGAGCAAATAAAACCATTGATTTCCATTTATGTGTATGATTTTTTCTAAATTTGAATAAATCAAATACAATTACACCAATTGAATTTTCTTGTTTTCTATTTGGTGATTTTATAATTATTGTTTGGGTATTATCTATTCTATTCATGTTATCATCTATTATAATATCTATTTGTTTTTGTAAACCTAAATTATTATAAAGATTATTATTAATTTTTTCAGCTTCTTCTTTCTTTATATTACCAGCAGTTAATATACTTACTCTACAATCGTTAAAATTTTTTCTAAAAATATCTTTACATTTTTCGAGTGTCATTGTTTTAGCAACTTCATATTGTTCTTCTGGTGTAAAATATGTTTTATATATTTGTTTTTGCATTAAAATATTATATTGAAGTAAGGGACTTGATTTACTAAAATTTTTTAAATTCTGTAATAAATCAAATTTAGCAGTATTAAAACTTCTTTCTTTAAAATCTTTTTGAAATATATTAGTTAAAATATCAACAATCAAATTTATTTTTTCTGTATATCCACCTAATAAAATATAAAGTGTGTCATAATCTAATTTTAAGAAAATAGTGTAGGACGCATTATTTGCCATTTCTTTTATATCATCGATATTACCATATGCAGAATTTAAATATAAAACCATACCTACATATGTTTCAACATCTTTTATTATATTCGGCATTTTAATAAAAGTTCTGATATCTACAGATGGTACTTTAAAACTAATATCGCCATAATAAAATGAATTAAATTTATCAGAATTAAGATTAATTGGTAAAGACATTATTTCAATAGATGGGTCAAAATGAAGATCATAGCATATATATTGATTTAATACAGGTAAAGTAAATTTAGTAATATCAATATCATCTAATTTAAATGTATCTACACTATAACAAACATCATAGCGAGGATATTTGTCTTTACATTTTGATTCATATTTTTTACTACCTACACTTATAGCAAAACTTACATTTTCAAAACATATCTTTGCATTTTCACAAATTTTTTCATAATCTGCCAAATGGATCATACTACTTATTAAATATTCTTTTTGTAAATCTTCAGCCATAACATTTGATAAAGCAATTATTGTATCATTAATATCATCTTTCTCCCAATAATCATAATTAATCTTATTAATTTGTATTAATTCTAAATAATGCTTTTTCAATTCAGGGTCCTTATTAATTAACTTATCTAATATAAAATTAAAATATTTAATTATATGAGTATATAAATCTGAAATATTTTCCAAACCTTTATCAGTCATTTTACATTCTACTGCATATATTGAATAATCATGAAAATTAATTATATCAGATATATTCATAGAAACTATATATCCTTTGTCTAAAAGATAATCATAAAGAGATTGTTTCATTTTATTACTTAAAATATGCATAATAAAACCATGTGGTTTTTCTAAAGATTTTAATATTGTTTTTCCTTCTATTAAGACTGATAAATTATGTTCGTCTTTATTTGGAACATAATAAACAATCGAATTATCTTTCAAAAGTTTACCATAATTTCTATTTATATCTTCGGTATTTGTATTAATTTCACCAAAAGTTTCAATAACTAATTTTTTAATAGAATCAATATTATTATTATTTTTATTATCATTATTAGTAAAAATTACTAAAGACATATATTTAGCATCATAATATTTATCATGAAACTCTTTTAATTCGTTATATATATTCTTTATTTTTAACGATTCGGTATCACCACATGTAAAATGATTAACAGGATGATCTTTTACCACTAAAGTTTTATATAATTCTAATTGAATCCACATATCATCTAATAGATTTTTTTTAGCTTCAGAATTAACTGCATTTATTTCTTTATCAACGTATTCTTTTTTTAATAATGGATTTGTAAAAAATTGAGCGAATCTATCAAGAATATCCATATATTTACCAGAATCTACAATAAAATGATAATTTGTATTTTTATCAGATGTGTAGGCATTTGTTAAACCACCACTATTATTAACATTTGACATAAAATCATTTGAATCTGGATATTTTTTACTACCCATAAAAACCATATGTTCTAAAAAATGAGCTAATCCTTCTATTTTTTCATTAACAGAACCAACTTCCACATTTAAGCATGCGCCACATTGACTTTCTGAATCATCTTTAATAATTAAACATTGTAGACCATTTTTTAATTTAAAATATTCATATTCTCTTGGATCAGTTATTGATTTCTCTACAGTTATACTCGATAAACTCATATTATATAATAAAAATTGAATTTATTTTTTAATAAAATTGTTTAAATAATAATAATATAATAAATTATTAATGGCTGAATTAATGGAGTATCCACGTTATGATCCTACAAAAGGGTGGGGGAACTATTGGTTAGAGGTAGCTAAATATAACAAAGTTCTCGAAGCTCCAAAAAAAGAAGCCATATTAAAATATATTAATGAATGGCTTGGAATAAAAAAAGTAAAGGAACAATTTAAATCTTTGACTGCTTTTAATAGAAAATATGTCGATGATTTACCAGGTAATGAATATTCAAAAAAATTTTTAATCAAAAATTTTAATTATTATAATGAATTCTTTAAACTCAATTTAGAATATGATGAAAAATTATTCACAAAGTATAATGTATTATATATGTTAAAATTAATGTTAAAAACTATTGACTTTGACCTTAAAAGAGAAAAAACTGCTACATATAAACGATATACTATTATTTGTAAAAAAGATTTATTTTGTTATTAATTTTTAATAATAATTATTATTAAAAATTGATTTATTATTTATTTATAAAATAAACAAAAGTTATCCTATCAATAATATTATGACTGATTTAATTGAACGTTTTTCACTAGATTCTAAAGGTAATTTATATATTGATGATTATTGGATTCACATAAACCGCGAGGATCATCTTGATTTTTATAAAATTAATATGGTAACAAGTAATAATTTTCAAAAAGTTTCAGAAGAAATTAAATTAAAAGAAGACCCTTTACAAATTAAAGTAATTGAAACTGAAATTGAAGAAATAAAGAAAAAATACAATGATGACGACAATGAACTTGAATTTGGAGAGAGTGAAGTTTTTCAATTAGCAAAATATATATATAATCCAGAACTTAAATATGTAAAAGAAAATAATAATAGCGTAAAAGATGAAGATAATGAAGAAAATCAAAAAGATAATTATGAAGACGATGATTCATATGAACCATATATTCAAATTTCAGGAGATTTTAATTTAAATAATAATGATTTTACAATCTCTAATTATGAAGTATATATGGTAGATTCAAATAATAATCTTCTATCATATACAGAAATTCAAAACGATAATCCTCTATATCGTATAACTGTATCATCAGATAATAAAATGCAATTGAATATTATTGGAACAAAGATTATTACTTATAAAATTCTAGAAAGTAATGATATAAATAAACCAATAAAATTGGAAGTAACTCATATTAGTTATCAAGATATTTAATTTAATTTATTTTATTTTATTTTATTTTATTTTAATTTATTTATTTAAGATTAATATTAATTTCACTTAAAACATATAATACATTAATAAATTCATCGCCTCTTTCTAATAGTTTACTTTCTGTATTTGCAATAATAGTAATTAATTTACTTTTAACTTCATCTTTAATTTTTAAATTCATAATTTTTTCTTTAATAAAATGTAATAGTTCTGAAATATTAATACTTTGACTTTTAATATATTTAGATAATTCAATTAAATCTGAAATTTGAGAATTTATAGTTTTCTCCCAAATTAATTCTAAATCTTCTATGCTAGTAGAACCTACTAATTCGTCTAAATCTTTAGTTGTAATAATATTCTTAAATTTATATAAATATTTTACATTTTGAAGTAACATAATAGAACGTCTTGCATCACCTTCACTTATTTGAAATATTTTATCAAAACATTCATCTGATAATTTTATTTTTTCTTTATATGCAATTTGTTTTAAACGATAAACCATTGATTCTTTATCAATTGGTTTAAAACGAAATTTTACACAACGTGAAATAATAGGATCAATTATCTTTTCAATATAATTACAAGTAAAACAAAATCGAGTAATATAACTACTTGTTTCAATAACTTTACGAAGAGCACTTTGTGCATCTAATGTAATTGAATCAGCTTCGTCTAAAATAATTATTTTATATGGAGGTGATGGAAAATTGGGGTCACCATTACCAATGGATTCTTTTGCAAATGATATAATTTTTTCTCTTACCGTATCAATACCTCTCTCATCAGATGCATTTAATTCGAGTATTCTTTCATTCATCAAATTAGGACCAAATAATTCATAACCTAATGCAAGAATAGCACTTGTTTTGCCAGAACCAGGTGGACCATAAAATAGTAAATTAGGTAATTCTCCAGATTTTATTGTATCTTTTAATACTTTTTTAACCTCGTCTTGATGAATAATACTATCAATACGACGAGGTCTATATTTATCAACCCAAGGGATATTATCTATAGGATAAGACATATAAATATAATTATTAATATAATGTTGTATATTTAAATAATAATTATTTCAAGTTTTTTTGAGCGTTATTTTAATATAAATATAATAATAAATATAATTATAATGAATAATATTCAATTTCCTGAAATGAATTCAATCACTTCATCGGCCGGAAGTGATATATTAGAAACACTTAATGCCAATATTTTAAAAGCCCCTGAAGGAATAACAGAATCAATATTAAAAAACTCTTCAGTACCTGCTCCAGTTCTTACTCATTCTAATCATCCACTAAATAAAGTATTAAATATACAAAAATCTGTACCTATTCAACAAATTCAACAAAAATCTGTACCAGTACAACAAAATAAACCATCTACAGTTCCTGCACAAAAACCAGTTCAAACAAAACCTTTAACCGTAATTCCAGAAAATACAAAATCAGTAACTTTTGATAATAAAGTTCAACAAAAAACAATTTCACCAGTTCAAAAATTAACAACCCAAGAAACAGGGTCAGTTGTTCCAGTAGAAGTAGAAGAAAATACACTAGTTAAGAAAAGTGTATTTAGTAAATTATTTGGAAGTGCAACTGAGGATGGAGTAGACCATCTTTTAAAAGTAGGTAATTTTAAAATGCCTAAAAAAACCTTAATGTTAATTATATTAGTAGCCTTAATATCAGGTGGTTTATTTTATGCAACTAGAGATAAAGTACCAAAGAAACAAAAGAAAAAAATAGATGATGACGATGATGAAAATTAAAATTTAATAAATAAAATATTTTTATTGTGTAGCACATTCTACATTACCTCCTCCGGTTTCATGCCGTTGATGCCCTTTATTTTTACGTTGTTTATATTGTTGTTTTAATTCTTCTTTTTCATTTTCTTCGACAGCTTCTTTTTTATAATCATCGTATAATTGAATATGAGTTGAATTTTTTGATTGGTGAACGTATGGTTCATCTGTTAATATAGCCCATAGTTTTTGTTTATCAGCTTTATTAATTTTAGCAGATTCTACTCTAATTCGAATTAATAGATCTCCTCGTTTATCCGAACCATGTTCGTACATACCTTCGTTTTTCATTACTAAAATATCCGAATGTCTAACCATATCAGTCATAATAACTTTAATGTTTTTACCATCAAGATGTTTAATGTTCTTTTGAAACCCACAAAGTGATTCTTGAACTGTTAATTTTAGTTCAGTAACTAGATTATTTTCATTAATACGACGTAATTCTTTCATAACAGAACCTCGAGTAAAAACCGAATGTTCTTTTTCTTTAATAATAATTACTACATTTGAACGTTTACGATTCCATTTTCCACGCTCATTTGGTGGAATTTCATTTCCTTCATCTTCAATAATAATTGGTTTTGTTTTACTATGACCTCGTTCAATTTGAACATTAATAGTATGTGGTAAACATAATGAACCATTACTATCACATTCTTTACATTTTTCAGCATTTGGATTAATACCATTACCTTGACATTTATCACATGGTATTTGCATAAATCCATTCATGACCCTCATCATTTTCATACCTGCTCCGTCACATGTTTTACATTCAATACTTTGACCTTTTGCACCTTTACCATTACAGCCATTACAAAGGGAAAATCGATCAAACTTAAATTCTTTTTTACAACCAGTATAAAGTTCTTCAAGAGTTACTTCCATATAAACTTCTACGGGCGGTACACTAATAGAACTATCAAATCCAAACATATTTTTAAAAATTTCTGCAGGATCAAAATCAGTTGGTTGAAATCCTTGTTGATTAAGACCAGCATAACCATGTTTATCATAGATATCGCGTTTAGATTCATCATTTAGAACTTCATAAGCTTCATTTACTTCTTTAAATTTTTCTTCAGCTATAGGGTCATTTGGGTTTTTATCAGGATGATATTTAAATGCCATTTTTTTATAAGCACTGCGAAGTGCGACAGAATCTGCATTCCGGGGAACACCGAGGGTTTTATAATAGTCTTTCTCTTCTTCCATTTATTTTAATAAATAAAGTTATATTTTTATGTATTAAAATATAAATAAATCAACTTTTTTCCTTATTTTCTTTTGTTATTTTTACGACTATTTACTAGAGTCCAATCATCAATAACTTCTGTAATATTACTATAATTATCATAATTGAATTTTTTAATTGAATAATCTGAATATAAATTATTAATAATATTGCAAAAATTTTCAATTTGAGTATTAGTAAATTCTCTACTAGTTAGATATTGTTTTAATACTATTAAATTTGGCAAATTCATAAATATATCAATTTCAGATGGATCAAGTATTTCGGCAGTTTTATAATTATTTTTTGCTAATACCCATTTTTCAATAAATTGTTCTGGAATATAATATTTAATATATCCAGTAAATTTATTAATTTGATATAAATGGGCGATAAATTTAGTAATATTACAATTATTTAAAATGAATAATTCAAAAAGTTTTTCCCGATTATTACCACCGCTACAGCGAATACCATGTCCATAGTCGTTACCTAAAATAATTGTAAAATCGATAAAATTTTCTAAAGTAAAAATTATTTTTTTTTTAAAATTTGTTTTACAAATTTCATCAGTTTTATTTTGCAAATAATTTATAACTTTTTCGATTTCTAGCATTTTAATATTTTTTAATTTAAAATCAAAATCTCGAAAAAGCGTATGTCCTCCAAAAATTAAAATATCACTGTCTTCACTTAAAACACCTGAAATAATATTTTTATAATAATGACTAATAGAAGTACATTGAGAATCAGCTTCTCCGATAGAATCAACATAAGGAATACCTAGAATATTTAGAAATTCTTTACAATCATTAATAATATCTGTATTAATAGTAAAACTGCGTTTGAAATTTTTAATATATTCATTAACAAATTCATTATTATTTTCAATATTATCATCTTGCATTTGTGTTTCCAATAGTTTACATTTTTCATCAGCAATTTCTGCATGATGTTTACGTTTTTCAACAATATCTTTTTTTATATCAGGACTTTTTCCATCAAAAACAAAAATAGGAAGAATACCATTTTCTGAAAAATTTTTAATTAAATTATACATAGCATAAATATGATTAATATTTACACCATTTGAATCAAGAATATCGTGTCCTGTATTACGAATACCAATAATATATTTATAGATGTATAACATTACATCTATAATAATTGGTTTTCCTCGTAATTTTTCAAGAGGTTCGTTCTGGATAACATTATTAAGAAAAGACCATAATCCTTTACAACCCATATTTTTAATATATAATTAATAAATAAGATACTAATAATAAAAAAATCAATTTTTTTAATTAAATAAATTTTGCAATAATAATATTTTCATAACAAAATTTATCAATAATTGGAACTAGAATACATATTTCATCTTGAATTAATACATTATTAGGTAAATCTAATTCTATTTCATTATTTATATAAGATTTTATTTGAACGTTATAATTAATATTACTATTAATTAAATGATATTTTACAACAAGATTAATATTATTTTCACCCATTATTATGTTTAATTTATTATGTTTAAAAATATTATTATTAATAATATATTGATATGTATCAAATGTTGTAATAATACAATCTTTGCAAATTTCCTTATGATTTTCATTTATTAAACTGAAACCAATTGAACCAGTTTCTTTATAATAAAGATTTTTTGATTCAATATTCTTTTTAAATATTGATTGAATTTTAATTTTTGTTAGTGAAAGATCTGGAAAAATTACATACAATAACGAATCGCATGAAATAGTTCCATTTACTTGAATTCCAGCAATAATTTTATTTCGATCAGGTATATTATATACAGCATTTACACGAAATACATTTTCTAATTTTATTTTATTGATTGAATTATAATTATTTATTTGAGTTGAATTAATTAATACATTTTTCAATTTATCAATATCAGATAATTCTGGATTAATATTTGATATTAAAAATATATCATTATTATTTTCTACTTTTGATTTATCTTCAACTTTAGAATTAATTAAATAATGTTTTATATTTAACTTTTCAGCATACTTAATAAGAAATCGTTCGTATGAATCAAGTTCAAGATTATTACTATCATCGTATACTATTAAAATTATATCTATCATATATGTTTGTAATGCTTTTAAAACATTTTTAAAATATTTTTTATTGCCGGGTGTATCATATATATTAATAATTTTATCTGATGTTTTCGCAATTTCTTCCCAATTATGAGTATGGTCGTAATTTATTAATTTATTATTTTTTACACCAATAATTTCTTTATGAATTGATGTTGTATTTCCCGTTTGTTTTTCATGATCGTGTGTAATAATAAGATCTCTAATTTTACCATTACCATCATCTTTTACAGAATAACATAAATGAGAAATTAAAGTTGTTTTACCAACTTGTTCTCCTCCGCATACCATAACATTAATTTCTTCGATTTTTTTATCATATGGTTTAAGTTTAACAACACAATAAAACATATGAGAAGAACCAAATTGAAAAATCTCAGAAGATGAAATTTCTGCTGATGCTTTTTGTACTATATTTTTAAAAATATCAACTGTTATATCTAGTTCATCTTTTGATAATTTTCCAAAAGAACCATCGTCATAAACTCCCAATACATAATGTGCCTCGTACATTCCAATTATTTCTTTTCCTTCATTTAATCGCCATAATAATTGTGAAACTAATTTTTTAAGATTATTAATATTTTTCAAATCTAAACGCCATTTGTATTCAATATAACCATCGTCGTTTTCTTCAATTAATCCGGTTTTATCATCTCGAAGAAGTTTTTTATAAAATGACATATATAAATATATTTAATTACTGTTTATTTATTATTTAATAGTTTATACTATCAAATAATCATTTTTTCATTATTTTTTAATAAATAAAATTAACTATCCATAGCTTGAATAATCTTTTGGATACGTTTATCATTTTCATCATGATACATCATAGTAAAACGACGAAGTTTACTTGCTGTAACATTCTTTGTTTGAATTTCTGAGTGAAACTTTTGAAGTTGGTGAATAAATTTCTTATCACCATCTTTAAGTTCTTTAAGATTTTTTGTTTCAATATGTTTGAGAGTATTATTCATAATGCGACGATAACCTTCATATACATTTTCAGATTCAGCTTGTCCCCATGTTGTATTGTAAATAAGATTTACAAGACGTGAAAGACAATCGGCTACTACAAAATTATTAATAAGACCTTTTGAATATAGAAGGCCTAGAAAGTTTGTAAAACCTTTAAAGTTATCTACTCGATACAGATTGTTATGATCTAGTGGTTTTAGTGGGTCACAAAAGTCATCAAAATGACGTTTACAAAGATCTAGAAACACTGAGGAAAATTTAATATTTTTATCATTATCTGTAAGCATAAGTGGAAAGAAATCACTTGCAACAAGTACAAAAATTTCAGAAGATGAAATTTGACCTTGTGGAACATTAATACCTTTTACACCAGTAATATCTGTCATCGCACAGATAAGAAGATCATTTGCAAGAGTTATAAAATGTTCTGATTTAATAAAGTTAAGAGATTTAAGATTAGTAATTACTGTTTGATAATTACGTTGAGTAATATTGTTAAGAGCTTCAATAATACTATTCTTAAAAAGAATGTCATTTGGATTACGACCATTCATAAAACTATCAATAATTCCTCCAACTTCTTTTATCATACCATCTCGAAAATAAACTGTACCACCTATATCATTACAAAATGGTTTGAGATTAGGAGGGAGCATATAATTATAGTCCTTATATTTCATTAATTCATCAATGTTATAACTGATATTGATATTGTTGATATTTGCCATTTTATTAATTAATATTAATTAATAATATGATATTTTTTAAGTGGTGTAAAAATCAATTTTTTGTAGAATAAATAAAAATTTAATTAAAACATTTTAGATAAAATGGTATTATCTGGTTTAAATAATCCTTGTTTTACTCCATTAGTTTTAACATATACTGGATTATACATACCATCTTCCTGTGTTAATATCATTATTTTACTTGTTTTTGAATTATTTATTAAACTTTTAAGTTTTTTATTTTCTAATAATTCAATATTCAATCCATTTATTACATTAAATGTATTTTGATATTTATCTGATTCTTCATTTACAGCACTGAATTCGTGTTGAATTTGAATTGACTTGCATATTTTTTTCATTTCTTTTTGTGTTAAATCTTTATCTTTATACATTTTTAATCCATGGTCTTTAAAGAATTGAGTTGGTTTAACAGTTTTGGGAATAATATCATGTGATTTCAAAATATAATGTAAAGAGTTCATGAATGAATATTCTTTATCATATGTTGAATTTGATAATACTTTATATTCAACTACACCACCATCTTGTTCTTTTTTAGTTTCTGCACGACCTACATTTCTTTGTGCTAATCCTTTTTGGGTATCTTTCTTTCTGAAAATAGTATATCTTTGTAAAAATGAGTAATCATAACATACTTTATTTAAATCATTGTCTTCATAATAAAGAGCAACGTTATTCAAGAATTTACGTGTTTCGGGATTATGCATTGTGTTTTGATAATTTTTGAAGAAATCAATATTCAATTTAAATTGATTCTCAAATAAATCAGTCTCAACTAGTTCTAAATCACAATCTTTTAATAAATCTTCGGCTAAGAATTTATGATCTACTAAATATTCTGTTTGATATGAACCATCTTCAAACATCCATGCTGCAAACAAATCAATTGCATATCCTGGTCCAATTGGTTTCTTAGTATCAATCTTATCAAATTTCTTTACTATTTCAAAAAGTTTTTCTTTCTTACCTTTTTCATCGGTGTAATATCCAGCTGCACTATTTTTATCACCTAAATATTCTAATACTTTTTGAGCGTCAAAATGTGACATAACAAGATAACCACCATCTTTGAGAATTAAGTTAAGATTATGTTTAAGATTTTTCCATGTTACTTCATTTGCCAATAAATAGTGAATTACGAATTGACAATTGATTACATCAAATTTAGTACCGGTTGGATTAAAATATTTTTCAATTAATTTCTTATTATCTTGGCTCATACCACCTAAAGTACGATTCTGATCTTCATAATTCATTTTAGTACCTAAATCGGCATGAATAAATTCCATCTTTGGAAAATTAGGTTTCTTTTTTCTGAGTAAATTATAGCGCGAAATAGCACCATCTACTGCAGAATATAAACCTTCTTTTGCGATATCAGCACCAACATATAATGCTGCTGCAACATAATAGAATTTCATAAGATCTGCACCTCTACCACAACCTAAATCAAAAATATTAAGTTGTTTATCATTTTGATATTGAGCGTTACAATATGTATATACAAGATTTGAAACAATCCATCTGTGGAATTGTCTAAGAGGTTTTGCAAGATTTGAAATCTTTTGAAAATATACATTCTGTTTTGATGCACTAATAATAAGTTCGTGCCCGATTTTTTGTCTAAGACTTTCTACTTTTTTATCGTAAAAGAATTGATTCTTCTCCGGGTTATTACCCCGAGCTAAATCAGCAAAATCAGTAATTAAAATAGGAGTTTGAATTGATCTCCAAATCTTAAAAGCAATCTCTGAATTATTACCGTATTTACGATTATATCTAAGAACACTTTCTGTTTTATCATGACGAGTTCTAAGTGGACGCCATCTAAATTTTTCAGGAACATAAATATCTTCTCCTTCAGTTGTATCATAATAAAATTCAACAACAGTTGAATCTACTAATATATTTCCTTCTACATCTCTTGCCTCGCCATCTTCAAGAAATAAATAAGCCCAATAAGCATTTTTATCTTGTAAAAATAATTCAGGAGTTTCTTTGCCATTTGAATATTTACCAGCGTAAAGTCTACAAATTCTGTAAGGCTTATTTCTTACATAATCATCATTTGAATTATCATAAACTGTAAGAACTTTTCCTGTTGCTTTATCTTTTTCAAATTGAATGTAAAAATCAATAGAATTCTTTGTTGGTGGTTTCCATTTATATTCAAATAGTTTTGATTCACGTTGAGATGTTACATATACTTGATTAAGTGGTTGAAAAATAAGACCATCGAGTAAATAAGGACAATTGACTTGAGAATCTTCTGTATATGCTTTCCACATATCTTCAGCAAAAGCATAGATTTCCCAAGGTTGGGCTCCCGTGGCATCTGCAAAATATTTAGTTCTAATTAAAGGCATTTGTTTTTCATAAGCCATATCTTCATTAAGAGTTTTCATTAGACGTACAAATTCTTTGTGATGAAATTGTTTTAGATCATTTAAATCAAAAACATCTCGGGATTTATATATATTTTTTTTAAATCCTTTTTGTCCCTTTAAAACAAAGATTTTATTACATAAATCTTCAGCTGCTTCAATACGGTTCATAAATACAGCTTCGTTGCGCATATCTTTAGCACCAATAAATAGAACATCAAAAATTAAAAACACGTGTCTATTTAATTTTGAAATAAAAATATATTCACCGTCTAATATTGAGCCATTATAATCATCTGATTTTAATTCAATTCCACTATATCTAACATTTAAATTGGTTGAGATAAAATATACATGGCGATTCATAATAATCAAAAAATATCTGTCACCATCTGCTTTATCAGTAACCGCATATTTATTAGGAAGAATATCTGTAGCATATTGTATTTCAAGAGATACAGATTGTCGAGCATCTAAAAATGTATTTCCTTCGTTAACATTAGCAATATTTTTATAATATTTAATAACTTCTTTTATTTTAGAACTTGTAATAATAAAATTACTTTGTTGAATAATTTTATGAAGAATAAGTGATTCATTCATCATTGTATCAAATGATACAGAAGATGGTTTTGATTTCACATCTTTTAAACCATATTCGATTTCTAATTCGTATGATGGAACTGTATTATTTATTGCAGAGTATCTTTTAGTAGTTTTGGCCAAAGTCAAATCAATTTGAACGAATTCTTTATCATTGTTTAAAATTAAAAGAGAAGTACGTTGTTTTAAACGAAATGTGATTTTATCCATATCTTCATATGTAATATCATCAATTAATTTGAAGTCTTTATCATCATAATCGGCTTCAATTGATAATTTTACACGTTCGTTTAAGTTTTCAACATCGATTTTATTATCTTTACTTTTAAGTTTTTTCATTAAAACAATATCAGAGTTTTTCTTTTGTTTAGCAATTTTAACTAAACTCTTAAAAATAACATGGGCTTTCCATAAATCCAACTTTTGAATATATTTATTTATAATTTCTGAACCGTTAAGAGAAACTCTGTAAGCAATTTCAGGATTAGGTGAAAAAGTAATATCAAGTACATCACTCATTGTTGATGAAGTTTTTAAGATAGCACTTTTATGTTTAATATATTTTAAAAGTTGAATATATTTCTCTTGCCCTATATACTTATTTTCTGGATTAACGAAAATAATTTCGAACTCATTGCCTCCTTTTACAGAGGAATGAAGGGTCTCAATATTTTTGTAAATATCGCTACCAATCAATTCATTAATATATGATTTATTCTGGGTAGACATATAATATATATTATAATGATATATATTTCTTTAATATTCAATTAATAATGTGTTAAAAAATCATTTTTTATAAATATTTAAAGTTTTTTATCCTTATTAATTATTATTGAAGAATGGTAAAAAGAAAAAATATTGAGGGTGGTTCAGTTGACCCTAAATCAATTTCCATACCCAAATTTATGCCATTTTGCATAAATGTGTCACATGCCGATAAAAGTGATAAAACAATATTTGATTCCAAGGAAGAAATTGTTTTACATACAACTATTGATTATCCAAGATGTTCTCTTGGTTTTCAACACTTTATTCATGCAGTAAAAAAAGATACTGAAATATTAAAACAATTTGAAAATAAGAAAAAAGTATATTTAGTTATAAATCCTTTTGAAAGATATATAGATTCATATAATAAAAGTATAGGTGATATATCAAAAACATATTTTGATTTAGGAAAAGATAAAACACCAGATATTTTATCACGTGGATTTTATAAATTATGGGAAATGTTATTTATGTTTGACTTGATAGATGTAAATAAAGAAAATTTTGTTAGCGCTCACCTTGCCGAGGGTCCTGGATCATTTATCCAATCAACTATATTTTATAGAGACATGTATACTAAAAAAGGAGTAAGTAAAAATGATAAATATTATGCAATTACATTACATCCAGAAGATACAAAAGGTCATGTACCCGAATTAGAAAAAAACTTTATTGATTTTTATGCAAATGAAAAACCTCGTAGATTTTTTCAACACGAAACTGTTAATAAATCTCAATCAGGTGGAGGTCATGATAACGGCGATTTAATGAATCCAGAAACACTTAATAATTTTTACGGTGGGGCTAATTCAACAGTAAAAGAAAAAGTAGATTTAATTACTGCTGATGGTGGGTTTGAATGGGTAAATGAAAATATTCAAGAACAAGAATATTTTAAATTACTCTTTTCACAAATCGTTTTTGCAATTAATATGCAAAAGAAAGGCGGTGCATTTGTTGTTAAATTTTTTGAAACATTTACAACTACATCTTTTAAATTTGTTTCAATATTAAATGCACTTTATGATAAAGTTTTCTTTGTAAAACCATTAACTAGTCGCCCATCCAATTCAGAAAAATATGCAGTTTGTATTGGATTTAAATATTCAGAATCAGATACAAACCTTAAAAATATTCTTAAAACAATGAATTCGATGCACGATGAAATTTATAAAAATAAAAAATTAAATATTGTTGATATATTTCCTAAATATGAATTTTCGAAAACCTTCTTATCAAGAATGATTTTAATGAATACAACAATTTTAAATACACAATTCAAAGCAATTAGTGATATTATTACTTTCATTAATTCACAAAATTATTATGGTGATGTATATCAAGAAAATAGAGAAAATCAAATCGAGGGGGCAGATTATTGGACTAAATTATTCTTTATGGAAGATAAAGAATATAAAGAAAATAAAAAGAGAATTAATGATATATCATTTTTATCAAATAAAATAAATATAGATAAAACATTAGATATGCAAAAAACATTAATATTATAAAAAAATTAAATTAAGCACTTTACGATATTAACATAACAAATGTCATCACCAAAAAAGAATTTACGCCGACAATTACAATCACTAGAACAACACTGTTCTGGTAAGTATTCTTTACTATAATCATCAAAATAGTGTTCGATACAATTTAGGCGAATAGTAGTAAAATAATTACAGTGTGCTGCAATATTAAATTCAGCCAGAGTCAAAAATCGTTCCTCTCGTAATTTCTGAATATATTCAGAACGTGTCATAAATTTAACATTCGGAGTAATATCATTTAAATCAGCACACATGCGAAAAGCAAAATCTTCAATTGTATCAATCATCTCATTATAGATATCCTCGGTTTTAATGTCATCTGTTTTAATGTCATCATCAATCGACATATCATCAACTGACATATCATCCGTTTTCATATCATCAACTGACATATCATCAACTGACATATCATCAACTGACATATCATCATCAACTGATATATCATTAATTGACATATCATCAATTAACACAACGTTGTTAAATTTGTTAAAATTATTAAAATAAGAATAAAACATATTCATAGTAAATTAAATAACCATAATTAATTAATAAAGGCAAATAAATTAATATTTCAATTTTTATTATTTACTCAATAGAATCTAATAATTTTTGTTCTAATCTAAGTTCAGGACACATAAATAATATTACTTTTTTATGAGTATTGCTATTAGTTAAGTATGCATTTACTTCTAATAATATACCTTGATATTTCATTAAATAATCACTTCTTTCTTGAGTAATATTTTTAATATTTTCTTTACGAATATCTATTAATTTTAATCTAAATAAATCCATTGCATTTAACATATATTTTATAATAACATCTAATGTATATTTTTTAAGTTGTAAACCACTCTTATCATTTAACCACATATCTTCTATTTTTGTGGCATAATTACCTCTAGCACTATCTATATTAAATACTGATTGAATCTTTTGATCTTCTTTTTTAACAAATTTTATTATTAAATTAGATAAGGTCTTTATTAATTTTTTATTTTCATAATCACTAAAAATTCTCATAAATAATTTATTTTCGGTATCATCTAATTTACATTTATATTCTAATTCTAATTCTTTTCTAAATTCTTCTTCTTGAATATATTCAATAGAAGGAGTATCTTTAAATTTTGTATTTAAAATTGTTAATAATGATTTTTTAACTGTTCTAGCTTCTTTAACTATTTTATCAGTATTCTGATTACTTGTTCTTTTTAATGTTTCTAATTCTTTTTTAAATTCATCTAATTTATCTAATATTATGTTTATTTCACTGTTGTTATGTTCGTTATTCTTTTTATTTTTATGTTTTTGTGTATTTACATGTTTATTATAGTCTGTTTTTTTATTTGTTGTATAATTACAATTAATACAATTATATTCAACCATAATTTTAGTATATAATATATATTTATATATTTTCGATTTTAAATCGCAATATATATTTTGTTGGTATATATTCTTTTTAAATTAAATTGTCGACAAAAAAGTCGATTTTTATTTTTTTGTTAAAAATAAAATATTTTTTTTAGATTTTTATAGATATTTATTATTAAATATATATTTTTTGTCAAATTTTATATTTTTCTACAAAAATATTGTTGTTATATCATATACTTTTTTATTATTTTCGACTTTTTTCGACTTTCGATATTTGAATATTGTTGTTGTGTCATATACTTATTTTCCAAATGTTTCGACTTTTTTGTCGACTTTTTTGAATTCGTTGTGTATATGACTTTTTACGACTTTGTTTATATATATACTTTTCAGAAAATTTTATTTTTTTGATTTTTTCTTTTTTTTGAAAATTATTTTTTTTATAAGAAAATATTTTGATTAAAATGAATACAAGAGTACTAAATTATTTTTTATATAGGGACACTAAAAAAATAGTTTTCTGAAAAAATAAGTTTTTAAAAATTTTTTTACACAAGAGTTGTAGGAAAATTTCTATCAAAATCTAACAAATATTTGTTATAAAAAATTATAATATATATCTATAAAATTCTAAATAATATACTCTAAAATTTTACTATAAATATATATTCAAAGTTTATTCTAAATTATTCTCTAAAATATTCTCTAAAATATTCTCTAAAGTTTTACTATAAATATATCTTCAAAGTTTATTCTAAATTATTCTCTAAATTATTCTCTAAAATATTCTACTCATATGAGAATTAAATTTATTCTTATTCTAAGATCTTCAAAAACATAATCTTTCTTAAAAACATAATTATTATAAATATTTTTAAGATTATAAATTAAATATCACCACCTTTATCTTTAATGTCTTGCATAAGTTTATCTTTTCCACCAAATGCAGGATAGAAATATGTTTCATTTTGTTTTTCAATAAACTCATCTCTTGCAGATTCAATATTAACTTCACCTGATTTTACTTTAGATAATGTTTCAAGTAAATCAATAACTTTTTGCAAATTTTGTACTTGATTTTCTTCATCAGATAATAATTTAATCATTGACATAGGAAGTTTTTCAAATTTATCAAATAACATATTAAGATAAGAAGAATAATCATTCATTCTAACTTTCTTAACTTCGGGTTCTCCATAGAATTCAATAAAATCTACAACTAATGATGATAATAATGTTATATCTGGTATAGCATCAACACTCATAACACGATTCATACCATCAACTTCGGCTTCTTCTTCTGATACTAAACTTACTTTAGCATCATTGCTAGCTTTATAATTTAATCCTTGAGATTCTCTTTGTGCACGATACATTAAAGTTAATATATTTAATTAACTTTAACTTTAAATATTTATTTCATCTTTAGAAATCTTAATTTATTTCATCTTTAGAAATGCATATAGTATTATTGTGTTTTACTTTTATAACTGCTTTTCCCAAGTCGACATATTTAGAAGAAATATTTTTAGTTAAATCATAAGAACATAATATCAAATTAAAGTTAGGAAAATATTGTAATCTATTAATAGGAGTATTAATAATTTCGATAGTATATAAAGTTTCAATATATGGTAAACTTTCAAGTTTAGTTGAATTTGCTACTAAATGATTTAAATTAGTTAACATATTAAGTTTTACTTTTATTGTATCGGAAATATCTAAATAAATAAGATTTGGTAAATTATTTATTAATTCTAAAGGATTTGTATCTATAATTAATTTTCTTAATTTAGGAAAATTCTCAACTTTATTAATTTTATTATAACTGATTTCTACAAGTTCTAAATCATAATAATAATTAGGAATATATGAAATATTATTCTTATTTGCTTTAATTCTTATAGGGTTAATATTAGAAGGTAATTCTGAAATTTTATTATTATTTAAAACAATTTCTTTTACACTAGAAGGTAATACTAATTTAGTAATATTATTATTTTCTATATCAATAACTTCTAAATTAATGAACTTGTTTAAATTTAATTCTCCTTCTAATTGATTATCGTTTATAAATAAATATTTTATTTTAGAATAGTTAATATCTAAATCATTTAATATATTTTTATTAAAATTAATAAAAGATAAATCTAAAGAAGAATAATTATTTTTTTTTAATTCTTCTAATCTATATTCCAAATTATCATGATTATGAGAAACTTTATTTTTTAAATCTTCATAATCAAACTCGTTTTTATCTGAATCTATATTGATATTTTTTAAATTTCTAAATTTAAGATCATTTTCATAAATAAATGCTTTTTTGTTAGAATTTAATTCAATTCTATCTTTAATAAACTCGTTCATGATTATATATAATTATAATTATTTTTTAACTTTACTTATTTCGCTACATAATTCTTTCTTAGTTTTAAGTTTTGTACCGTCTTTAATTTGAATATTGTATTTTTTAGCTTCCTTGTGAATATCTGAAAGACTTAATTTCATTAATTTTTCAAACAATTCTTGATTAATTTCATCTTCACTTTCATCTTCACTTTGACTTTCACTTTCACTTTCACTTTCACTTTCTTTTTTCTTAATATTATTTTCATCATCGTTATCAGAAAAATCTTCTTCAAATTTATTTATAGTGCTCGCAATATCATCTTTTGTATGATTTACTTGAATCTCTGGTAAAATAGAAATATTTATATATTTAGTTAAATCTTCTTCTTTGAATGTCAATTGATCGTGTGAAAGAAGAGTAATATTATCAGTATTAGTTAGTAAATATTTAACTAGAGGAGTATCATATGAAAAATATTTAAAATTTTTATTAAAAACTGGATAATAATTGTTTTGATATTTGTAGAAAAATAAGTTTTTCTTAAATGGAATATAATCACTACCACCATATTCAATTAATTCTGTTTCTTCATTAAAAATGAAGATATTAACATGTAAATAATCATTAACCACGCGAATTGTACTTTCGTCAATAATATTTTTGTTAATATTATCTTTGAGAGTTTTCTTATTCCATTTTAATTTTGTGTAATTAAATTCAGTTACACCTCCATAACTTACATGTTTTACAAGTGTTTTAATAAAGTTTTCCAAATCAGAATATTTTGGCTTTTGTAGTAAAGAATAAATTATTGATTTAAAAAACGTAAAAGTAGAATAATCTATTTTTTTTTGTGAAGTTTCACTCAAATCTGCTGGGTCAAAAATTAAGAATTTATTTATATTATATGTAAATATATCTGTATCTACCGGATAATTAGAGAATTTTTTAAGCATTTTTGGATTAAATTTAATAATTGTTTCAGAAATTAAAAGTTCTTCGTAAAATGTTTTTTCATATTTTATATCTTTAGTTTTTTTACTATTTTTTTCTTTATCAGATGTATTATTTACTACTATATTTACGATAGTGTCGTCCCCACTAACAATTTGTACCGGATGTTGAAAGGTAGACAAATTTGTTTTTATGAAAGATAAAAGTGTATCTAAATTAATACGTTCGTATGATTTAGATTTATTATTTAATATCATCTCCATTTTGATTATATTAAATATTAATTATTTATCTTTAAAAGAAAAAAATATCAATTTTTATTATTATTTACCAGATTTAGATAGTTTAGATGTTTTTAAATTAGATTTAATTGACTTTATAGGTACTTTTTGTTTTATTTGTGTTTCAATAGGAGAATCTTTATTTAAAAATATATCCATATTATCATCATCACTTTTATAAATAATATCTGTATCAACATTATTTTCTTCTTTTAATTTTTCATAATAATCTTTCTTTTTAATAATATTTTTTTCTAATGAACTAAGTCTAATATTATTTCCAATAATGTTTTCAGATAGGTTGTTACCTAATAATTCTTCTTCTGATAATGTCATTGTACTATATCTTATTGATTCATTATCTATTTTTTTTAAATAACTATCTAATTTATCATAAGTAATATTTGATAAATTATGAAAAAATAATAATACACCAGATGAATTTTGTGTGTAAGATAAATTTGGATTATTTTTAAAAATAATTTGTTTAATTTTTTCAATACAGTCTCTCTTACTTATTTTTTCTATACGCTCTTTTAATTTTCTTTTAAACTCTAACGAATGTGTTTCAATAGTAATATTACTCATTTTGTTATATATTTAAATAATAAATTTAGAATATAAAATTATCACAGATAATTATATTATAATGACTGATAAGGAAAATCAAGTAGATTTAATGAAAACAAATTTTTCATATCCTGAACCCGGGGATCCCGATTTACAATATAAGTTATATAAGAAAAGAGAGTTTTACTATAATAAATTTCCCGAAAAGCCTGAATTTAAATCATACGAAGATATAAAAGATTATAGAGATAATACATGTGCAGGTGATGCGAGTTTACATGAATATCAAACATTAATCTCTAATCTTATTAATCCAGATACCCCGTTCAAAGGATGTGTATTATTTCATGGGTTAGGTACAGGTAAATGTATACACGGTGATTCAAATATAAAAATTTATGAATCTTCGTCATTAAATTATTTATCAATAAGTGAAATATGGAATCAATATAAGACAACAGAAATAATAGATAATGATGGTGGAATTTGGTCTGAACCTAAAAAACAATTTTATGTAAATTGTTATATTGATGCTGAAAATTGTATTAAAAAAGGTAAAGTCGTCAGATTATATAGAGAAAAAGTAAAAACAAAAGTAAATAAATATACATTAGAAAATACATCAAGTATTATTGCCACTAAAATCCATAAATTATTAATATTTAGTACTTATGGTAATATATATTGGTCTAATCAAATATCAAAAGATATGGAAGTATTTGTTTATGGACCATGTGGTGAAATGGAAACATCGAAAATTATTAAAATAGAAGAAATAGAATTAGATGATTATGTTTATGATTTAGAAGTAGAAACACATCATAATTATGTAGCAAATAATATATTATGTCATAATACATGTGCTGGCATAGCTATTGCTGAAAAATTTAAACCATTAGTTCAAAAATATAATACAAAAATATATGTATTATTACCAGGTCCTCTATTAAAAGAAAGTTGGAAGGATGAATTAATTAGCCAAAATTGTACTGGTGAAACATACATGAAAAAAATAGATAAGAGTATGTTAATAGATCAAGCAGAAATGGATAGATTAAGAAAAAGTGCTATTTCACAAGCAATGCAATATTATAAGTTTATGAGTTATAAAAGTTTTCAAAAGAGAGTTTTAGGTGAGAAAATAGTAGAGAAAAAAGAGGGTACAAAAGTTATTTATAAAAAAACAGAAGAAGGAGAGTTTGAAAGAGATGTCGCAGTTGATCGTATACATAGTTTAAATAATACTTTAATTATAGTAGACGAAGCACATAATTTAACAGGTAATGGTTATGGTGAAGCATTAATGGAAGTAATAAGAAATTCTCATAATTTAAAAATTCTTCTTATGACAGCTACTCCAATGAAAAATTTAGCAGATGATATTGTTGAATTAGTGAATTTTTTAAGACCGGTTGATTATCCAATGGAACGTGATAAAATATTTTCTCCAGAAAAGAATTATGTAATGAGATTTAAACCAGGTGGTTTAGAATATTTTAAGAAAATGGCTTCTGGATATATTTCTCACGTAAGAGGTAGTGATCCTATGGTTTTTGCAAAACGCATAGATAAGGGTGAAAAACCGGAAGGGTTATTATTTACAAACGTCACACGCTGTAGAATGAATAAATTTCAACAAAAATTATACGATGATACCGCACAGGAAATGGCGGAAGATGCTTTAGATAGAAAAGCAGAAGCAATAGCAAATTTTGTATTTCCTGCATTAAGTAATGATAAAAAAAGTTTAATCGGAGTAGCTGGTAATGATGGTATATCAATATTAAAATCACAATTAAAATCATATCCAGAACAATTAAATCAACTTTTAGCAAAAGAAATATTTAAGAATGAAAAAGAGACTGATTTAATTTATTTAACACCTGATGGAAATTCAATTACTGGTAAAATATTAAAAACACCTCATCTTAAAACATTTTCAACAAAGTTTCATAAAACTCTCAAAAAATTAAATAGATTATATTGGGGAAAGAAGGGGCCTAAAACTGCATTTATTTACTCAAATTTAGTTACAGTCGGTATTAATGTATTCGAACAAATTTTATTACAAAATGGTTATTTAGCATATGATGAAGATTCGAGTACATATCAAATACAACCTGATACAAAATGTTATTATTGTGGAAAAACATTTAAAAATCATCATTCTATAAATGGTGATGATAATGATAATGAAAAAGATAATGATAAACTCAAAAATAAAACAAAGAATAAAGATGATGAATTAGAAGATAGTGCATCATCAACAGAATATAAAAATTATAAAAATCATAAAACAACATCTGTTGTCCCTAGACATGTTTTTTCACCAGCAACATTTATAACAGTTACAGGTAAATCAACAGAAGAAGGTGCAGGTGAAACTATTCCTGAAGAAAAGAAAAAGATATTAAATAATGCATTCAATGTATTTGAAAATAGAGAAGGGAAAAATATTAAATTTATATTAGGTTCAAAAGTTATGAATGAAGGTATTTCTCTTAGAAATATTGGGGAAGTACATATACTTGATGTATATTTTAATTTTGGTCGCGTAGATCAAGTTATAGGAAGAGGTATACGTTGGTGTTCTCATTATAGATTAATGACAGAAGCTAATGTATTTCCTTTTGTTAATGTTTATAAATATGTAGTATCATTAAAAGAGGGATTAAGTAGCGAAGAAGAATTATATAGAAAAGCAGAACAAAAATATATATTAATTAAAAAAATAGAAAGAGCAATGAAAGAAGTAGCTATAGATTGTCCTCTCAATTATCAAGCAAATATATTTAAAGATGAAATAGAAAAACATAAGGATTGTAAAGAAGATTTAAAAGAAAATATAAAAGAAGAAGATAGATGTCCCGCTATATGTGATTATACAAAATGTGAATATAAATGCGAAAATATGAAATTAAATTCTGAATATTATGATCCTTCAAGAAGAATATATAAAGAAATAGAAAAGAATAATTTAGATTTAACAACATTTACAACATCATTTGCTCGTAGTGAAATTGAATTTTGTAAAAAGAAAATAAAATCGATGTACTTAATAAATCATATGCATCTTTTGACAGATATAATATCTTTTGTAAAGGGTTCATATCCAGAAGAAAAGATAGATTTATTTGATGAATTTTTCGTATACAAAGCATTAGATGAATTAATTCCTATAAATCAAAATGAATTAAATTCCTACAAAGATACAATAGTAGATAAGAATAATAGAAACGGCTATTTAATTTTTGTAGATAAATATTATATATTTCAACCCTACGACCAAAATGAAGATGTTCCAATTTATTATAGAACAAAATATGTAAAACCAATAACACAACCAATCTCACTTTATTCATATTTGAAAAATATTCCTGAATTTAAGAATCTTAAGAATGTTATACAAGAAGAATTAGAAGCTGATGAAATTAAGAAACAAGAGAATGATTATGATTTTGAAACTGTAATGGATTATTATGATGGACGTGATGAAAATAAATATATAGGTATTATAGATAAAGATGTATCAAGAAAGAAGAGTCAAGATAAACACGGAATAGAAGATGTATTTAAATTGAGAGAAAAACGGGCAAAAGTATTAGATAAAAAACGCGGAACGGGTATCCCAAGTTTGAAAGGTGCCGTATGTACTACAAAAGAAAAAGGAGAAATAGAAAAAATAGCAAAAGATTTAGGAATTAAATTTGATAAAAATATTACACGTCAAGATTTATGTGAAAATATTAGAACAACTATGATTGAAAAAGAAAAAGAACAAACAGGTGATAAAAAGAAAACATATGTAATGATACCACGTAATCATCCAACATTACAATTTCCATTGAATTTAGAAGATAGATTTGATTTTATTAAAGAAGAAATAAAGAAAAAAATACCAGAAAAACTATCAATAACAAAAAAGAAATCAAAAGATGGAATAGTATTATTTATAGAAAATAATAAAATATTAGATGAGTATGAAGAATTTTTATCTAAATATAAAGCTACAAAAGATAAGGAAGGAATAAATATAATAATAAATTAATTTAATTTAATAAAGCTTTTTCAGAAATATAAATGTTAAAATGATAAGGTATATCGATATTATGAAAAGAAAAATATCTGGTAATTAATTCCCCTCCCATATTAATTTTTATATTTTTATCTAAATATAAAATAGATACTTCGTGAATACACGGAACTGAATAATTACATATAGGATTAATCTCCGTGATTTTATAAGTAGAAAAGTTTAAAATATTAAAGGTATCAGACATTATAATTTTTATATAAATACATAATTATAAGCTTATTTAATTATATATAATTTCAATTTTTAAAAAAAATTGATGTTTATTTATACAGATAATATATATAAAATAATAGTATATTATATAATATAATGAACTCACCCTATATTAATACTTATCTTAATACTACTGTGAGAATCCATCCATCACAAATGGATAATAATATCAGAAAACATATTAAAAATAGTGTAGAACGAGAACATATGAATAAGTGTTTTTTGGATTATGGATTTCTTAATAAAATTCATGAGATTAATCCTGATTATGATGCTGAAATAATAGCAGAAGATCCAATGTCATGTGCACTATTTAAAGTTAGATTCTCGTGTACTTTATGTCGACCAATTATGAATAGTACTATTATTTGTAAAGCATTGGGTGTTACCCCACCAATTATATATTTAGTAAATGGTCCTTTAGATATTATTATAAAAACATCACAAAATTTAAATAAAAATACATTTGTATTTAATCAAAAACTTCAAACATGGACCGCTAAAAAAGATTCAGGTACTGATACACAAACAAGTTCAAAAAATAAATATCAAGTAATAGAAGAAGGTATGTATTTAAAAGTTAAAATATTAAACAAAAAAATTATTGATAAAGCTGATCGCATTTTATGTACTGGATATTTGGAAAGTGTTGCAACAGAACAAGAAATTAAAGATGTTGTTAATAGTACAATACAAATAGAAAAATATTCATCAATGAAAGAGTATTTAGAAAAGGAAGATTACAATCAAAAAGAAGAAGAACGTCGCATGTTATCTCAAGTAGAATTATCAGGAGTATCAGATTTATCAGAATCAAATGATGAAGAAACTGAAGATTAAACTTTTTTTATTCATATTTAAAAATAAATTAATATTTTTAAATTAATTGCAAAATATAATGAATAATAAAAAAAATTATTATTGTTCTAATTGTGGTTTGAATACGCACGATTACAAAGATTGTTCTGAACCAATTACTAGTTGGGGCATAATTTTAGTTAATTTATCTTTGATACCTATGGAAATAGAACATACAAAAATAAATATTAAATCACATATATTTAATATCACGCCAACAAGTTCAAGCGAATTAAATATTTTATCACAAGTAATGTCATCTTTAAAATTTTTACTAATTCAACGTAAACATTCATTGGGATATGTTGATTTTATAAGAGGTAAATATCGTATTGATAATATTGATGGAATTAATTTTTTATTTCAACATATGAAACAAGAAGAAATAAATAGAATTAAAAATACTCCATTTAATGAATTATGGTTAGAATTATGGAATAACGATGAATCAAAAATAAATAAACTTAAGAATGAATATAATATTTCTAAAGATAAATTTGAAACATTAAAATATAATAAAGATATTGAAATAAATCTACAATTTTATGTTGATAATGTGCAACCAATATATAAATTCAATGAATGGGGTTTTCCAAAAGGAAGACGTTCAAAATACGAAAACCCTAAAGATTGCGCGACACGTGAATTTGAAGAAGAAACAAATATATCTAGAAGTAAATTTAAAATAATTGATAGTATAGATCCAATAGAAGAAAATTTAATTGGAACAAATGGTGTTAAATACCGGCATATATATTATGTAGCAGAAACAAGAGATAATTATATACCTAATATTTTAGGTAATAATGAAATAGGTGGAATTAATTATTTTTGTTATAATGATGGATTAAATATTATTAGAGATTATCATATCGAGAAAAAAGAAGTATTAACTAGTGTATATTATTATTATTTAGAAACAATATTAACAAATATTAATAAAGATAAAACCGATTATGATAATAAAGATATAGAAAGTTATGATAGTTATGAAAGTAGTGAAACAATGGATAATACACCTAAAGAAAAAATATTAATAACAAATACTAATACTTTCATGAATGAAATTAATAATAAATAAAAGGATTATTACTATTAATTACATAAAATTAATTAGTATTAATTACTATTAATTATATATAATATATAATAAATTTATATATTATATATTACATGCAAACCATAAGTGATAATTTAAATGAGAATAAAGATAATTATATAAAAATATTTGAATTAATTAAGGAAAATAAATGGGATGAATTGATGAATATATTAAATACATTTGATAAAGAAATAGATATAAATATGAGAGATTCAACAAATAATTATATTATATCATATGCAGTAATGTATAATCGCATTGATTTAGTTGAGAAAATTTGTGATTTAGGTGCAAGAATAGATATATTAGATTCAGATGAAAGATCTATATTATATTTTCCTGTTAAGTATGGTTACAATAATATATTAGATTTTTTAATAAAAATTAATAATGATACAATTGGAGTGAATATTATAGATATAAAAGATAAATTTTTTAAAACTCCTTTACATTATGCAATAACTTCAAAAAATATATATGCTATTAAAAAATTATTAGAAAATAATGCTAACCCAAATTGTAGTGATAATAAAGGGTATAATGCTTTACATTTAGCCATATTTGCAAGAAACGAAGAAATTGTTGAATTAGTATTACCATATATGTCAACAATTAATTCAAGAACACACACCGGAGAAACGTCATTACATTTAGCATGTAACTTACAATTATTAAATATTGCTACTTTATTAATTAATAAAAATATAAATGTAAATATACAAGATACATTACATGAATTCTCTGCTTTGCATTATGCAGTTAATTTAAATTTATTACAAATTGTAGAATTATTATTAAAAAAAGGAGCAAATATTAATGTACAAGATGTATTTGGTAATACACCAATACATTATGTCTTAATAGAAGAAAATTATAATATGATACCTTTATTTTTATCAAATAATGAAAATCCAGTAAATTTTAATTTATATAACATAGATGGTAAACTTCCCTTACATATTATATTAGAACATTATTCTTCATCAATAGAGCCATATTTAGAGTTGATAATCGAAAAATCAAATTTATCATTAATGAATAATGATGGAAATAGTTGTCTATTTTTATTATGTGCTTTGAATATCTGGAAAAAATACATAGATATATTAAAAATAAAAAGACTTGATATATATTCTAAAAACAAGACTAAAAAAATGCTATTAGATATTATTGATAAAAAAGATCATGAAGCATTTTTAGATTTAGTAGTAGAGTCATATTATCAAAGATTAAAGAAACATCCAGATGGTTGGAAAGAAGAATGGGAAAATATATGTTCTAAAGAATTTACAAAAGATAACAAGACACCTGAAATCAAATCTGCAAAAGATTGTATTACTCATATTAGAAAAAATATTCTGGAAACTTTAGAAGAAATAAAAGAAGGTCATAAGAAATGTGGAATATCATCATATCCTGTCGCTAAAAATAAAATGTGTATTACTTTAGAAGAAGGAGAAACATTAGATGTTTGTACTTTTACAGGTACTACTATGGATGTATTACTAGGCTTAATATATTTATTAAAAACACATCCAAATGCATGTTCGACACTAACAACAGATTTTTATTCAAATGAAAATTTATTAAATTTTTATAAATCAATTGGTATTATTATGGGTTCGCGTAGTGAATTCTTAAATTTTGAAATAGTATGGGTACATCAAAAATTATATTTAATTGAAAATTTTTATGATAAAATAAATGATTGTAAGAATAAGAATGCAGAATTTATAATAATACCTTTAGGTATTGAAATGAAAGCAGGATCACATGCAAATTATATTATATATGATGTTAAAAAGAAAACGGTTGAACGGTTTGAACCACATGGAGCCGGAACACCACCTGGATTAAATTACGACCCAAAAATTTTAGATGAATTATTAGAATCAAGATTTAAAGTTATCGATGAAGAAATAAAATATTATACACCATCAGATTATGAACCTAAAATTGGATTTCAATTGATGGATATATTTGAAAATAATAAAAAGAAAATAGGTGATCCAGGTGGTTTCTGTGCTTTATGGGCCATCTGGTATGTTGATATGAAATTAAAATATAGAGATTTAGATTGTAAAGAATTAATTGAAATTTTAATAAGAAGTATAAGAACACAAAATATATCAGTTAAAAATATGATAAGAAATTACGCTAAAAATATTATTGAATTGCGTGATAAAATATTAAAAAATGTTAATTTAGATATAAATTCTTGGTTAAATGATATGTTTACAGATACACAAATTAATGGAATAATCGAACAAATTCAAAATGAAATCGTAAATGTTAGCATTAAAAAATAATTTAATAATATTTATTTAAATAAATCATTATTGCTAAAATAATTATAATAATAAATCCTAATAATAATGTATTTTCTTTTATTTTTTCAAATAATGATTTTTCTATAATTTTGTTTTTATTAGTTTGACTTTTTATTTCTTTTTTAAATGCATCACCAGTACACCCACAACTACCATTATTTATTTGTTTATCTATATTTTTTTCTATTTCTTTTAAAGTAACATTATTGTTTGTTTTAGTACTACTTACAGAATATATATCAATAAAATCAGCATAAGATAATTCAGGTTTATCTAATGATTTATTTACTTCATTATGTAAATTAAATAACCATGTTACAACAGAAATATTAGTAGATAAAACATCATCACTTAATGGTGTTTTTTCTAAATGATTTTTAAAATTATATCTACATTTTTCACATGGAAGTAAAGTTTGTATATTTTCGAAAAAATCAAATAATCTATCTTTTTCTTCTTCTGTTGGATTTTCAGGATATGATAAAGTTAAATAGTGCATAAATTTCCATAGATTGGGTCCCCAAATTGCTGGATTTATATTTTTATAAGGCATATATTATATTAAAATAAATAAAGATAATTTATAATTAAATTGTAATTTTAATGGATTTATCAAATCGTTCGAAATAAAATGAACTTTTGTTCTTTTGTAATATATTTTCGGTATATTCTTTTAACATGTTGAAAGAAGAAATTTTTTTATTTGAAATTTTCTTAAGGACATATAACAGACCGTCAACATGATTTGTTAAAACGATATATTTTTCAGAAGAAATACTATTATTTAAAAACTGTGAATGTTTCAGAGGACAATCTTCATAAAATTCCATAATTTTTTCACTTAATATCTTAAATTCTAAACCACGGTAAGAATATGATTCTTCTGAAAATATCGGAATTGTTAATTCAGATTCATTAAATTTAGGTAATTCTATAATTATATTTTTAACAGTATTACTCATACTAATATCATCTTTATTTGTATCCGTACTATATTCAAAAGTATATTGTGGATTTATAGATAATATGAAATATAAGTTTAATGGAATATAAATATTCAATTCAGATGATAATATATTACCATTTTTATTAAATTCGCAATTATTTATAGTGTATATGATATCATTTTCATCAAATTTAATAATTTTATCATTAATTTTAAATTTTAGTGTTTCTTTTAAAATAGCATAATATTTTAATTTATTATCTTCATTATCTTCATCAACTTCTATCATATCTAATTTAAAATTATTAAATATGTATTTACCTTCATTTATTATAAGATTATATAATAATGGAAATAGTATTGAGAAGGGTAAAATATATTTAGAATCTAATTGAATACCATAAGGAGTATCTCCGAGGAAAATACATGAATTTTCAACATACTTTTTATTATCAATAATTTCAATTAAAGGGAAAGAAGGGAGAAATTCAGAAAAGTATTTTTTATATTTAATCGTAGAAACAACATATTGAGAAAAATCATTTGTTAAGATTGTATTTTTATTTACAATTTTAAAAGATTCAAATTGTGCTTGAAGTATTTCCAATAATTCACCCCTATTACATTTTGTATCAATTAATAAATTTTTAAATTCTGGGAAATAATATTGATTTGTCGTTAATTCCATTTTTAATTTGTTAATATTATTGGAAAAACTAATTGAGATTTTATCATTTATTGATATAGCATGACTAGAAGCATTATTAAGTTGACAAGTTTTGAAACTCATTTAAATTAATAATAATTTTTATAGTAATAATTATTAAATTATCTAAATTTCAATTTTTTTGAATTATTTTATCTCTCTTTTAATTTCATTAAAAGTTGTCGCAATATGTTGTAAAGATTTAATATCTTTTTCTGTTATTTGTTTTGGAATAAGAGGATCATTTAATTTCTCAATATATTTATCTATTTTTTTAAAACTATCTTCAGATATTTTATTTAATCTATCATAGTTATATATTTGTTTAAAATATAATAGATATTCTAATTTTAAATAAGCAACACATGTTAATGATTCTCTTTGTATATTAATTCCATTGAAAAATACATACGATGTAACATATTCATTTGGAATTAATAATGTAGGTTCATAACTTATTCTTCCAGATTGTTTAGCTTGTTTGTACATACTCATAGTATATATATTTTCACTAGATGGATTATATACACTCAAAAAATGATTAGTATGTATAATACGTTTAGCAACATTAAATGGTTGTGCATGTAATAATGTTAAAAGAATAGGACTTAAACCATCTTTTATTTTATCTTTGTATTCAGAATCATATAATTTAATATCATTACCATAATTCTTATTTCTTTTATTTGGAAAGTATAATGATTTTATTAAATCCGATGATGTAAAATATAATTCTAAAAAGTCCCTTACAAAACCTTTGTTTACATGTAATAAATCACTAATACGTTCAATTGTAGTATATAAATCGGGATGGGATAATATCATAAACAGTTTTGCAGAAAATACTAATTCTCTTCTTAATTTCATTTTAGTACCTTCTTCTTCACTTTCAATATTTTCATATTTTGACATCATATCATTATAATCAGTTTCACTTAATTTAAATCTTGTTTTTATTTCTTTATCAATAACAGAAGTATCAAAACTGGAAAATATATATTTTATAATTTGTTTACCTAATTCATTTAATACATCAAATTCAGAAGAATATGATTTAAACATTTGTTTAAAAGTAGTTAAATTATAAACATTATTATCAATCGGTGTAAATAAATCTAGTAAATTACCATTTAATGCTGCTAACATTGATACAATTCTACATATATCATCAGAACTATTAAAAAATAAACTATATGTTAAAATTTCACTTAGAGCAGGATCATCAAAACCAAATGTTGTAGAAATTTCACTAATAAGTTTTCCAAATGGTGTTTTATGATAATCGTCGCCAGATTTATTCAAATATTTTTTCATATATAAATCTTCAATAAAACTATTCATCTTATATGAATCTATTTTTTGATTATTATAAATAACATCAGCTTTAGACGAACCTTTAATTCTACCCATTAAATCTCTTTCTAAATATAATTCTTCGGGATGAACGATATAAAATAAACCATTTGCATCATAAGTTGTATCGGAAGTATATCCAGTTTCAAATAATTGTGGTATGTATTTATTATCATAATCATAATCATATTGTGATGTATTACCAATATAGTTAAATCTCCCCTTATTTGTACTAAATAAATAACTAAATTGTTCTAATTTTTCTTTACCTGATAATAATTCATCAATTGTAATTTGTTTTTCAGATAATTTACTTTGTAATAAAGAAAATATAATATCACTTACATTACCTGTACTAAATTCAAAAAGTATTTTATTGTTTTCCATAAGACCTTTTTTATATGTATAATAAACATGACCTTGTCCAGTTCTTCCTACTCTACCTTTTCTCTGTAATCTACTTGATTCACTGATATTTAATGTAACTAATTTACCGGCTCTCTTACTATATGAATACATTAGGCCTTTTCTAGTACCTGTTTCAATAACATAATATAAACGTCTAATAGTAATAGATGCTTCTGCAATATTAGTACAACATATAATACAATTTCTATAAGAACTACTTCCTTTAGTTAAATCAGAAACTCTTGAAAAACTTTCTCTTTTTGATATACGCAAAGAAGGAAAAGTTGAATCAATATTTTCAATAAATGTTTTTTTATCATCACTCATTGAAGAATAAAATGGTAAAGCAATAACATCGTCTGGTGTCTCTTTATTTAATTCTTCTACTAATTTAATAATATCAGCTTCACCTGGTTGAAAAACTAATATATCACCTTTTAAACCTTCACGAACTATCATTTTAACTATATCAACAGGATTAGACCCATCCATATAAGTTTCATCAATTTTATGTGTTGTACCTAAACCCGCGGGCGAGATATGGTATCTTCTATCAATATTAACTCTATCTAAATTCATATCTCTTACTTTGCAATCAATGGGATATTTTTGATTATCATTAATATCTCTGTAATAACGACGGTAAACCGGTTCATCGTCATCCATAGTAGCAGATAAAATAACTAATTTAATTGATGGATTAAAATAACAAAAGTCTCTCATTAAAGTTAATAAAATATCCATATTCTTACCATGTTCGTGTGCTTCATCTATGATTATAATATCATATAAATTTTGATTTCCTACTTTACCAGAATCATCTAATATTCTTTTAAGAAGTGGTGAAGCATTTTTAAATTCTTGTACTAAAGTACCATCAGTTATATATTTTAATGATAAATGGTTAGCATTAGTTATATGTTGTTGCGTTTTATGATGCATCTGAACGTAGTAATAATCAGAGTCTCTATTATTTATAAATATTGGAAAGCCTAATTCGGTAGATACTTGTTCTGCATTTTTCTTTGTAGGAGCTTTTCTTGGCTGAGTACAAACAACTTTACCATAACTATTATAATCAATTGCTTTCAAATAATACATATATAATTTTGGTACTTGTGTTGATTTACCAACACCTGTTGCACCTGTCATATATGTAACTCTTTGATGAATATATTTATGAACGAATCCAATTTGTGAAACCCAATCTAATGCATATAATGAAAACCAACCAGATTTATTAGCTTCTGGTATATTACCAGAATATATATATGGTAATTCAGATAAATATGAATATGCTTGAGAATAAGGATTATCAGTATTATTTGAAAATATAGCAGGATTCATTCTAGATAATATATCTTTTCGATTTGAACGTTGTGAAAATGAATTATCAGTTAATTCTTTATTGGGTTTGAGTTGAGATAATACTCCTTTAAAAATCATACTTTTAAAGATTAAATCAATGATATAATTTTCAGAAATGAAAGTAAATAATTCTCTATTATAATTATCTACATTTGTAGAAGAAGTATCTTTACCTAAACCTCCTAAAATATATCTTATATACCGTTTAATATTAAACCAATCTGAATCAGTATGTGTACTATTTAATCTTTTTATTATTTCTTGTTTTTGTTCTAATTCTAAATTTTTCCAATGTTTTGGATAAACAGGAAAATCTTTTCCTTTTTTATATCTGCTTAAACTTTTTGCAAAATTATAAATATTTTTTAAAGTAACTTGTTCTAATACCCGATAACGTGGATCAAGAGACGGATTTATTACACTATCTACTATCTGTTCTTTCTTATCATCAAAAATAATATTTCCATAAACGGTAAATTTTAATCTTTGAATTAATCTTCTAAGATGTTCGTAAATAAAACGCGGGGAGATAGAATTTATTTGTTCTTTTAAACTATCTATTGAATAATCGTCATATACTTTTTCATCATCCATCTCTTTTTCTTCTTCAATTATTTTCTTGATAGGAACATAACCAGATTTTATAACTTGAGGTACATTTCTATATGTATTATCAAAAGTAATAGATAATGCTTTTACTAGTCTTTGAATACTTAATTTAGAGATAGAGTAAGATGCGTTATCACCTTCATGAATATATATAACAGATAATTCTATTTCTTCGACAGCGTGTTTAAATAATTTATTTAATTTTTGTTCGAAATTATCTCTTTGAGAATCATCTAAACTATTCCACATAGTTTCATTTAACATATCATTAATAACTTCATTAAAATAATGTTTAAAAAATAAAATAGAAGGTATTAATGTTTTATTAACTTCATCTATTAAATCATATATTAATAACTTTATAGGAATAATATCTTCGTATAAATAATTACGAATAACATTATAAATATCAGATATTTGAATACTATGTAAATTTTTTATATTTTCGGAAGAATATTCTAATTTATCAATATCTTTATCTAAACTAATATCATTAATTTTACGGGATTTAAATTTTTCTAAACTGTTTAGAAATAATGTAGTTTTAGTATATTCATTTAATGGAATAGGTAAAACATCCATCCAATTTACATATAATTTATGTGAAGATTCAATTAGAGATGAGATTAATAACTTAAAATTATGTTCGATATGTAATTCATCGAAATCTAATTCCTTAATATCATTACCTCTTATACAACGACCATATTGTAAATTGGTAAACATATATTTAGGAGATTGTTTATTTATATCATATAAATCATTCTTTTTCTTATGATACATTTCATCAAAAGATGTAAGTTGATCGGCTGATTCTAAATAAGGTATTAGCATACTACATAACCATTTTAAGTCTTGATAATTATTTTGTGTTAATTCGTGCATAAAAGCATTAACATTCGAATTAAAATTATAAATCATAGAAATAAACATAATTAATTGTCTTAAGTATTTTAATAATATATCCTTGTGTGGTTGAATTAATTGAGGATATAAGGATGATATTGCATTTATAGTCAGAATTGAATCGAAATCATTATTTAAAAATGGACTCGCCATACTATAATTTTATCAGATAAAATATATTTGGGTAATAATTCAGTAAAATAATATATTTAAAATCTATACTTATTCATATATGGAATTTCAATTAACTAATATAAAAAAATATCCAAAAAGTGCTAATGGATTACAATGTATTGGACCATGTTATCCAAAAAATAAAACTAGTATACATCCAATTAGAATGGATGTCATAACATCAAATCAACATTCGTATTGTGCTGTAAATCAACTTTCAAAATATAATCCAGAAAAAGGTATTGATGAAGAAGTAATTATGGATAAATGTTATAATATTCAAAACGAAGGAATACAAGAAACAAATAAAATAGAGAATATATTGAATGTAATTGTTCCATACATGGATTTTAATTTACAACAATTTTTAATAATTTTTTATAATATTCATACATATGAAGATGGTATAGAGTATATTACACAAAATCAATCCTTACCAATAACAACACAAATAAGAATATACGAAGCTATGTTAAATGTTTATGCCGGAAAAATAGACATAATAGATAATAGAACTATTGATTTTTTAATAAAAATTATAAAATTAGAATATATTAATACATTTTACGAAAGATTAAAAAAATATATATATATAGACAAAATTAATAACGAAGTATTTTTAAAGAAAAATAACCAATCAGATGAAAATGATAATATAGTTTTTAAAACAAATTATATTATAAAAAATTTTATTAATCCAAATGATGTATCAAAATTTTTATATAAATATTTTAAAACAAGAAGAAATGAATTAGAAGAAATGGACAATAATATTAAAAATTTAATAGATGATTTTTGTGTATATATAATAAATATAATATTGGCATCAATTGAAAAATAATTTAATTAAGACTATAAAATATTTTTTATATAAGTGATTATTATATAAGATGTCGTCTTTAATATTAACACCTGATTCAATCAGTTTGTCAGATATATCATATCCATTCAGTCCAACCTATAGTACTGTAACTACCACCCTTTCACCAAATGAACCAGTATTTTCACCAAATACTACATCATATACCCTCAAAACTACAGTTTCACCAACTCAAACAACTTTATCGTCATTATCACAATTATCACCATTTACAACTGATACAGTTCTCACAACATCAGTTGTAAGGGGAGATATTTCTTTATTAGCTGTTAGACCAACAGTTTACGTTGATATTGATACAGGGTTAAATGACTCATATATCGTTCAAAAAGATGTTACAAAATATTTCATGTACAAAACACTTGATAAATGGATTTACACTGAATTTCCATCAGTTCTTAAATATTTAACATACAAAGATGGTAAAGTAGCATTAATTAAAAAGATCGAAGATAAAGAATCAAATAGTGTTTCAAAAGATTCAGAAAAAACACTTGAAGCTAAATCTGATTTTATTGAAAAGCATATTTTATCAGAATCAAAAACAAGAGCAGTCTTAATTAGAATCATGGGTGAATTAAGATTAAAATGGTTTGAACTTCCTTATCGCGAAGATTTAGTTAAAGATGTGATGGAAAGATATCTTAAGAAAAAACTTAAGAAAATGGTTTTAGGTGATAAATCAGATTAAGAAATATTTTTAAAAAAAAGTATATGATGATCCTAAAATAAATATTATTTTTAAAATAATATAAAGAATTATTATTAATAATAATTATTAATAATAAAATATGTCAAACAATATTGTAACAGAATATATCAATTCACATAAAGAATATGTAAAAAAATATGGAGAAAAAACAATAGTATTAATGCAGGTAGGTTCTTTTTTTGAAATGTATATGACAAATGAAGGTGGACCAAATTTGCGAGAAATTTCACAACTACTAAATATAGTATGTACTAAAAAGGATAAAAGTATTCTTGAAGTATCTATTCGTAATCCATATATGCTTGGATTTCCATTAGTAGCGAGTGATAAATTTATAACTTTACTAATTCAAAATGGTTATACAATTGCTTTGATCGAACAAGTTACACCTCCACCAGAACCAAAACGTAAATGTACTAATATTTATTCACCATCTACATTTATTTCACCCACGCCAAATGTAGAAACAAACTATGCTGTTTGTTTATATTTTGAATACGAAAGTCAAAAACTTAAGAAAACATCATCAATTAGCTCACTATTATGTATTGGTTTGAGTGCAATTGATGTGACAACAGGAAAAGTAATTGTTGAAGAAGCATTGTCAACTATAGTAGATACAGAATTAGCACTTGATTTAGCACTCCGTTTTATTATTAATCATTCACCTCGTGAAATTTTTCTGATTCATAACGGTTCGGGTAAAATGGATCTAGATACAATTTGTGAATATCTTCAACTTGATATGAGAATATGTAAAATAAAAAAATATGATAATAAATACAATAAATTATCTTATCAAGAAGAACTTCTCAGTAATATTTACAAGAATTCAAAATCAACTGTTTCATTAATTGAAATTCTTGATATAGAACATAAATATTATGGCCGTAGTGCATTTGTAATGTTACTTGATTATCTTCATGAATATTCTCCTAAAATTGTTAGTGCTCTTGGTATGCCGTCAACAACAGAAACCAGTAATAACCTTCTTCTTGGAAATAATGCAGCATATCAACTATCGGTACTATCACACGATGATTCAATGTATATGATTGGTACAAAATATAAATCATTATATGATGTAGTTTGTAACGCATCAACTCCAATGGGTAAACGTTATATTAAATATATTCTATCAAATCCTCTTAAAAACCCAAAAGATATTAATAACATTTTATCACATGTTGAATATTTAATTTCAAATGATAAATATAAATCTTTTATTGATAAACTCAGCACAATTTGTGATATTGAAAAACTAAAACGTAAATGTAATTTAGGTATTCTTCAACCATATGAATTTGCTGATTTTATTGAAACTTTTGATTCAATTGAATCATTACAAGTTGTTCTAAAAGATACACCTCTTTCAAATTTAATTTTTAATAAAGATAATTTAAATCAACTTGTATCTTTCAATAAATATTCTAAAAAATATTTTAATGTAAATGAACTTAAGAAGAATCTTCTTCGTGATATTAAAACAAACTTTTTTAATAAAAATGTATCAAGTGAAATTGATAATCTAGTAGCTAAATTTGATATTGAATATGATACACTTAATAAAGTTAAAAACTATTTTGAGGTTATTCTTAATAAAATAAAAACTAGTAAATTAACAAAGAAAGCACAAAAATCTACACCAATTGATACCAATTTAATTTCAATTTCAAATACTAAAACAGAAGGATATTATCTTCAAATGTCATCACTCCGATTTAAATCGATTGAAGTTTATCTAAAGAAACATTCTAATAATGGTTCTGAAGATGAAGTGTCTTCTTCAGACGATGAAGAAAGTGTAGAAAGTACAACATCTGAAACTATTTGCAATAATATTAATCTTAATAATTTTGAAATTAAAACATTAAAATCTGTAACAAAACTTTTTCTAAAGAAAAACAATAAAGTAGAAGACCAAGATATTGCTTCAATTCAAGAAGAATTAATCAAAGTTGTAGAAAAAGTATATCAAGTAGAATTAAAAAATATGATAGATAATTATGAAAAAATGTTTGATAAAGTAATTAGTTTTATAACATATCTTGATTATATTGTATCTAATGCGATTACAGCAAACAAATTTGCTTATACCAAACCTAAAATTATTGATAGTAAATCAAATGAATCATATCTAAAGGCTAAAAATATGAGACATCCAATTGTAGAACGTTTAATTGATTATGAATATGTACCACATTCGATTGAATTAGGTAATGACCTTAAAGGTATGTTAATTTATGGTTTAAATTCATCTGGTAAATCTGTCTTAATGAAAGCAGTCGGTCTTTCTGTAATTATGGCTCAATGTGGAATGTATGTTCCTGCTAAATCATTTGAACTTGCTCCATATTCAAGTATCTATACACGTATTACTGGAAACGATAATTTATTTAAAGGTCTTAGTTCATTTACTTTAGAAATGGTAGAATTAAATGCAATTATTAAACGTGCAGATAAATCATCTCTAGTAATCGGTGATGAAGTATGTCGTGGTACAGAACATATTTCAGGAAATGCTATTGTAGCAAGTACAATAGTATCATTATCAGAGAGTGGTTCCACATTTATTTTTGCTACACATCTTCATGAATTAATTCATCTCGAATGTATTAAAAACCTTGAATCAGTAAAAGCATATCATTTATCAGTTGATTTTGATCCAAAGACAGATAGTCTTATTTATGATCGTCAATTAAAAGAAGGTTCAGGTGATAAAGTTTATGGTATCCTTGTTGCCAAATATATCATCCAAAATAAGAATTTTATTGATTTAACATTAAAGATTAAAAATGAATTAACAAATACTTTTGATACAATGATATCTGGAAAGAAATCACGTTATAATTCAGAAGTTTATGTATATAAATGTCAATTATGTGAAAAGAATACAATCAAAGGTGATGTATTACCACTTGAAACTCATCATATTAATTTTCAAAAAGATTGTACCGAAGGAAAGAATAGCAAAGTGAATAAAGAAAATAAAGAACATATTATGAAAAATTCATCAGCAAATTTAATAGTTATTTGTGATGATTGTCATAATAAAATTCATGATGGAAAAATAAATATTAAAGGTACAGTTATGACATCGAAAGGTAAAAAAATAATTAAAGTAAGTAAATAAATAAATAATAAATAATTAATTATTAAAATGATATTGTTTTTGTTTAAAGGTTTTAAGTTCTAATTCTTTAAACAATGCTTTTACATGATTGTCGTCAATAATTTTTTGAAAATTATCAAATATATCTGCAATGTAATCAGGTTGAGGTGCAATATGTTTTAATCGGATAGCATAAATTGGACTTGAAATACATTCAATTTTACCATCATATGAATTTTCACTAATATAATTTTCAAATTTATTAAGAATGAATTTTAGTTTATTTAATCCATCATCTTGACATATAATTAATTGAAATTCTTTATTAGATTCATAAGGCTCCATTTTTATTTTTTCTTTTAGATGATTGCCAGATTTATTTCCAAAATATTGTACTGGGTCTTCAAGAATATTATTATATAGTTCTTCTACAGATGAATCATTAAACATATGATTTTCAAGTAATTTTATATTTTCATCGGAAAATTTATATACTGTATTACATAGTTGATTAATTCGTTGAGCAAAAACAAATTGTTCTAGTAAACGCTCGCGTTCTTTTTCTTTGATACGCATAAATGATAGATTAATTAAATCTTTTTCATATGAATGAACTAGACAAGGATACACTTTATCATGTTTAAAAAGTCGTTGATAGTTGACTTGATATTTACTAATTTCCGTTAGAGGAATGAAACCATCAATCATACCATAATCAATTAATTTAACGTAAATACCTAGATCAGTATTCTTAATATTATAATTAGCTAATTCGACAAAGCAAATGCTATCAAGTGGGGGTTTAGTTTGTGTGTAAAACATTGGTATTATAGTTATTTATTAATTAAAGTTTAATTAGTTTAATTAATAATATATATTATTTTCATTTTTTAATGGATATTACAAGCCAAGTAATATCTTCATTTTCATACCCATCGTCTAAATTGTCGGTATCTTTATCAAAATCCATTAAATCAACTTGATAATCCATATCTTTTAATTTATTTATAAATTCAACTAAATTTGTTTCATGCAAATCTGAATTATTAAATGAATTACAATATATATATGACACGTCTTCATTTAAATCACAAATAAAATTATCTTTACTAAATTTTAACCATTTATCATCGTGTAAAATATGTTTACAACCGAAACTTAATAATTTAATTTTTTTCTCAAAATTATTATTTAATATTTGTTTAATTACCATATTCTTTCTAATTTCTTTGAGATACTCATTTGAAAAATTAAATTTACTATATATTTGACAATCATCAAAACAATTAAGATTATAATGTTCATCAATTTGTTTTGTATAAAAATCATTATTTTCTTTAAAGTTAAAAAAGTGAGATTTATAACTATTGTTTAATTGTTTAATTTTATTATCAATATCAATTTCTAGTATTTTAAGATTTTCCATAATTTATAATTATAATTTATTTAATTAATAAAAAAATAACGAAAGATAATATATTATTTCTTTTTACTTACTATTGTTTTCTTAACAATTTTTGTTTCTTCTTCAACTTTCTTTTCAACAATTTTCTTTTCAACAACCTTCTTTTTAGCAGGACTTTTTGTTTCTTTAACCGGTTCTGGTTCTTTAGCTACTTCTTTAGTAACTTCTTTAGTAACTTCTTTAGTTGTTTTCTTTTGTTTAAGAACTATATTTCCATTTTCTTCACTAATATTTTTAATATTTTCAAGTCGTCCATTTTCAATTGAATATATAATATTTGGTGTTTTGATTTCTTTATCAATAATAAGTTGCATAATTTGTTTTGTATAAAGTTCAACTTTCTCTTTATTCCAAGTTCGAAAAACATAGTCTTTTACAACTTGTTCTTTTTGAAATAAGTTTAGACGATGATAAGGTTTATTATTTTGTGTTGTTAAGATATTATTTAAAAAATTATTAAATTTATCAACAGTGTTTTGTCCCTTTCCATGTAGTTTTTCAATAATTGCTTTAAGAATAGCACGACGTTGAACGTCATCGGTCATTTCATATTCTAATTCGAATCTATAAATTTTATTTTGTAAGACAATTGTATCCATTATTACTTATTTAATATAAATATATATTGATGTTTTTATAAGGTTTATATAAATCAATTTTTATTCTAGAATTAATATAAATGAAAGAATTATTCGGAATAGTAATATTTATTTTATTATTTTATTATTATAATTTAAAACATCCAATAGAAGAAATTAAAAAACCAGTATCATACAAAGAAATATTATTACCAAAAATAAATATTAATGATAATCATAAAAATAAATTTAATGAATTACAAAAAGAAGAACATAATATATTAAGTAAATTTTTATTGAAAATTCAATTATATTATTATTATAATGAAGAAGCATATGAAGAAATGGTAACAGAAATAGAGAATTTTTTAGTTTTATTTAGAGCAATTAATATAGATTATTCATATGGTGGAAAATTTTATGATTTAATGCAAGACAAAAAAAGTTTAATTTTAAATAATTTAAGATCTATTGGATTAAAATTACCAAAACAATATAATCTAAACGAAGCATTAAATGATTTAGAAAAAATATTAGATGAATATTTAGAAAAAGCATATTATTTATATAAAAATTATATTCATAAAAATGGATATAATTATGCTGTTAAAATAATAAACCCTAAAGAGTTAGCACATAATAGATTTTCAGAAGATATAAGTTCTTTTTCATATTATTAATATATTTGTAAATATTATATGAATACTCAAAATGGAATGTTAACACCTATGAAAACACGATATGTTATGAAACCAAAAAATCAAGAAATGGTTTATAATCCTCAAAAAATAGAATATTCTTTTTATCAAATTTGTTCTTTTCCCGATAATGGATTTTTTCATACAAGAAAAATTATATATAATGAACAATTTATGCCTGTTGATGTATATGAAAAACCTTATCCAAAAAAGAAAATAGAAAAATTTATAGAAAAAACACTAAATCATAAATTTGAAATGTATCCTACGAATTCATTAAAATTAGTAGCCTTACCTAACCCAAATCAAATAATTTCTGCAAATTCTAAATTATTAATTTAAGGCAAGTTTAAATTAGGCACTCTACGTTATTATTTATTTGTAGTTTCTATAGTAGTTTTAGTTAAAGCAGCTGTAACAGATTTATAATCTATACCAGATGAAATAAGAAGTATTCCAAATATAAAAAATAAAATACCCAGTACAAATGGAAAATTATTATAAATAAATTTTGGTTGTGCTATATCATTTAATTTTCTAATTTCTTCTTCATCTCTTTTTCTGAATATTTCTTTTGCATAATCCTTAAATACATCAAAGTTTTGATTAAATAATCTAAGAAAGGTTCTCTCTTTTAATTTTTGTTCTTCTTGTTCCATATATTGGGTATATAATTGTTGACCTGAAATATCTGTACTCTTAGTTGTACTCATATATATAATAAAAAAATGATTTTTAAAAAACTTAAAATAATAACATATTTATATACTATATTAAAATGCTATATATGAGATGTCCAACTTGTGGTGAATTACTTGGTAACAAAGAGCCACTACTAATAAAGAAACTTAAAGAAATCTGTGACGAATTAGGTATAGATGATGATATTCTTTCCCTCGGTACTGTTGATAAGAATCCAGTATTTATAAAAAAACGACAAGAGATCGTGCAAGAAATGTGTCCTAATATTTGTTGTCGTATGCGAATGCCAAGCTATATTGACATAGTTCAAATTATAAAGTAATTATAAAGTAATTATAAAGTAATATGAATTATTTGAATTATTTATTTTATTTATAATTTGAATTATTTAAATAAATTAACTTTTTATATTTTTTTGAAATATATCAATAATTTCACTTACTTTATCCATTTCGATTTTAATTTTTACTTCTTCTCCTTTAAAGAAATTAAAAAATCTTAAATTAAAAGTATATATAGTATCTTTTTTTATTTCACTTAATTTCATAATATTGTAAACAAGTAATTGTAATACATGTTTTAATCCAATATCTTTTACACATTTAATTTCAACATATTCACCAGTTTCGTCGATTAAATCAACTTCACCTTTTAAATCAAAATTATAAATATATCCATTATTGCAATCATATAGATCTGTTGATTTTTGAACGTATTTATAAATTAGATTAAACAATTTATCATAATTTTCTAATATTGGTTTAAATTTCATACCTTTATTATCTACATGAAAGTAATGATGTGAATCGATTGAGTGTAGAACTAAGATCAGGTAAAATAAGTTTTTTTTTAATTGTTCGAAATCAGTAGAAGATAAATATGATTCATATTTCTTCTTAATCCAATCTATTTTTTTTATAATTGATACATTAAAATATGGATCATTTACTAATAAATGTTTGTTAAACTCGCAATTCTTATCAAATTTTTTCTCTACATAATCTACAATATCTTTCTCTATTTTTCCAGCATTTTTATCTATTTCATATTGTGTCCAATTCATTATTCTAGATGCATTTTCATACCAATTACTAACATTTTTATTAACATCGTGAATAATTTTTTGAGCGTAAATTATTTTTTCAATATTATAATATCTTTTCTTATTACTATTTTTAATAATAGATTGAGATACGTGAAATATTGCTTCAGTATATTGACCTAGAAAACTAGATGATTGTATATTCTCAGGAGGTATATATCTAAACATCTTTTTATTTTCTCTAAACATTGATGTTTCATAACCAATAATATTAGATAAGTAATCTAACGTTTCTTCATTAAATTTAGAAATAATTTTAGTAACACTTGGATCAATAAAAGTATCATTTTTAAATTCTAATTCTGGGTAATTTATATTTTCAAATCCATCAGATACATCATATAAATTTGGAGGAATTAATTGAAACCATGGATTAATTTTAAAAATTGTACCTTTAGAAGTTGTATATATTGTATATGATGTAAAAATTAACATTCCTTCAATTGCTCTAGAACATGCAACATATAAAAGATATTGATCGTATTTATGTCTATCTAAATCAAATTTTGATTTATTAATTAAACACATGTCGGCATCGATTAAAATAACATGTTTCCATTCTAATCCTTTTGATCCCATATATGTTAATATATTAATATTATCATCTTCTGGTTCATATGAAATTTTATCAGATTCATCATCTTTATTTTCATCATAAAATTGTTTAAATTTAATATTATGTTTACTTAAAATATTAGTTATTAAACATAATCCATTCGATTTTCCAAACCCTTTCATTCGACCTCTTACAGGTGATAAAATAGCAACATCTTTTAGGTTAATACCATATTCTTTGTATAATTTAATAATACTTATCAAATTATCTTCAGTCTGTTTTTCATTTTCAACAAAAATTAAATGTGGTAAAATATTATTACTATTTTTGAATGCAGTAATTTCAGATTGTATTGGTCTTAAAGCTTTAGAAAAATCTACAATATTTTTATGACTTCTAAAATTTAAAGTTAATAAAAATTCTTGAGCTGGATAATCTCTAAGATATTTATCACTTGAATTTCTAAATTGATATATATTTTGATTTGGGTCACCTATTAAATTTAAATTTATGTTTAATTTATTTTTTAAACTTGTTAAAATCGAGTATTGTGTAGGATTCAAATCTTGAGATTCGTCGATGAATATAGCTTTATATTTATTTAGATCCTGATTTTCTTTCAAAATATCATTATCTGTATTTAGTAAATATTTCATAAATTTATAAGATAAAAGAGATACATCGATTTTATGTTCTTTATCAATAACCCTTTTGGCAAACGAATCAATTGTACTTACATTATCTCTTGATACAATACTATCTTTATCTATTTGATTTAATCTATGTATAAAATCTTGTTGTGTAAATCTTGAAAAAGTTAAAGTTAAGATTTCTTCAGCTTTTAATATTTTATTTTGTATTAAATATACTATTCTATAAATAATACATCTAGTTTTACCCGAGCCAGCACACGCTAATAATTTTGTGTCGGTATTTAATGGGTTTGTAATATATTTTAGTTGTTCTTCTGTAGCAGAATCATACATTGAATAATAAATAAATTAATATCTTTATATACTATATTTTAAGAAGTATAAATCAATTTTTATAAATAGATTTTTACTTAAGAATAAAAAATTAAACATCTTTTTTAATTAGATCATTTATTTGAGTTTTTAATTTATTATCTTTTAAATCAATAATTTCTTTAAACATTTGTTTAAAGTTAATATTCTTTATAAATTCTAAATTTTTATTAATATTATTTTTTTTATTATCGTCATCTAAATCTTCATCCAAATCAACATCTCTATCAACATTTATTTGATTAATTTCATTTAATATATTTTCAACAGCTTTCATATTTTTTTCTATAGATATATCATCTATCTCATCTATCTCATCTATCTTATCTATCTCATCAATCTTATTAATATCATTATTAGAACAATCTCGGTTTAAATTTTGTTCCATTTCTTGTTTTAATTTATTAAATTCTTCCATTTCTTTTTTAATAATTGTAAATTTATTTTTTTTAGAAGTATTAATGATATTATATATTAGATTATTATATAAATCAATTACTGTTTTAACAAAACTATTAATTAATATATCTATTCGTCCATTTACTAATGGATATAAATTATAAAAAATACTACTAATTTTAAACTTATTGAATATATTGATATTTATATTAATAAAATTATCAATGTAATTTATTATTTTATTTAGTTTATCTTCAACATAATTTATGAAATAAATTATTTTATTTGTTTTATATAGATCATCATTATCAATTAATTTAAAAGATTTTTTAATTACATTAAAACGATAAATGCGATTTAATAAAAAAGTAGAATTATAATTGGAATAAATCCAAATTAATGTACTCAATATAAGGAATTTTTCATATACTCCAAAAATAGATATTCCAATAGATACTATTAATGCATTAAAAAAATCGAATGAAGGGTTTTTTAATATATTGTAAATTAAATACATATTAATAAATAAATTATAATCAAAAAGATTACTAAGGATTATACTACCATATAATTTTATCAAATAGAAATTCATTAATTATTTTTAATGAGTCGTTTCTTTATGTGAAGTATTAGTCTTTTTTTTATGCATCGCATTCCGTTGACTTCTGTATTTAACAGCAAGACTTGATTGGTGTTCTGAATCACTCATAATTGGAATAATATCAAGAATAACACCTACGCCATGTACTGTACCTGAACGGAAAACGAATATTTGATACGGTTCGATAAATTCAGGAGTCTTTTCAAATTTAAAACTTACATATGCATATTCTTTTACACATACAACATCTTTACCATTATTATCTAGTGGATCAATAGACATTTTTGCTGATTGACGAATATTACCAATTTGTAATACTGGAGTATAATTTGTTTTAAGAGTAGAAGAATGATTGAAAATTGTAATACCTGCCTTAAAACGAAAACAAAGATTTGTTCGCGCTAGTTCTTTATTACGAATAATAATTAATCCACGCTTAATATATTGACGACTCATAAAATCTTTATCACCTGTAATTGCAATAGTGCCACGATGATGATGATGTAGCGATTGAATCTTTTGTTTACAATCATTATGAATAGAACGAATTTTAATTTCTTTAAATTCTTTATTAATTGGTCCAATATATATAGTATCTCCTACACATAGATCATCACCTCGATTAATTCCTGTTACAACTACACCTATACCGGGTGGTGTATAAACACAATCTACATAAAATGTAGAAATTTTATTTAATTGTTTATGTGAAAAGAATTTCTGATCCATATGTGACATAAAACTATTAATAATTCGATTATTTTCATATGAACCCCATAGATTGCGTGGAGTTAAATTTGACATAACTTGTTTTACAAATTCAACATAATAACCAGTTTTATTTGAAATAGAAATTACAGGAACAAATGGTTGTTTAACTGTATTTGAAAAGTCAAACGAATTAATAAGATATTTAATTTTGTCTGACATATATTCTGATAGATCATTATCTCGATTATGATAATTATTAATAACTTCAGTAGGAATACGAATTACATTTTTACAATATGTTTCAATTTGTTTCATTGTTTGGTCGTAAGTTTCTTTTGGAGTAATATCTGTACGAGTTACTAAAATAATAATAGGTACATTCATTGAAAGAAGAAGAGTAATATGTTGTTTTGTCATAGGAAGAATACCGCGATTAGCACCAACAATAACAAATGAATAATCTGGAAAACATCCACTTACGCCATATGCTGTAGTTTTAAAATATTTTTCATGACCGCACAAATCAATCATAGTAATAGCACGATTTTTTTCTTTAACGATAAAATGTCGTAGAGAGATATCAGAAGTTTTTCCCGAATTAATTTCATGCGGATGTTTTGCAGCTGATATACGAGCTGAACCATTACCATTATCTAGTTCATTTGTATTCAGGACACCAACAAATGTTGATTTACCTGAATCAACCGATCCTGCAATGGTAATACCTATATCTGTAATGTAAGGGCTTTCTTCAAACATATTTATAATATTTTATTTATCTATATATTAATTGTTTAATAGAATATAAGATAATCAATTTTTTTGAAAAAATTGATATAATCATTATATAAACCTATATTTACATAAAATAATATACACAATGACATCAGAAATTAAAAATGATATTAAATTAACCATTAAAAGAAATTATAATGGTATACATGATGCATCAAAATTTAAATCAATTATTGATGATTTATATACACTTCTCAAAAAATCTCATGAGGATTTAAATAAGAAATTAATAAAGAGATTGGTATCTAAATATACACATTATAATAAAATGCATATTATTATTGATACTAAAAATCCAACATATAATGAGTATGAAGATATTATTACTATGATACAAAATATTAAATATAAAATTAAACCAGTTAAAAAAACACATCCATTATTTGGTCCATTTAGTAATACATGGATTCATGATGTACAAATAGATGATGATTTAAGTAATCCAGATATTCAACGACGGATTAAAATATTTCGACATTTAGAAAATATAGATTATCCTGCACAACGTTCACCAGAATGGTATGCAGCACGAGACCAAAAAATCACAGCAAGTGATATTGGATTATGTTTAGGCGACGACCATTATAATGAACCATATTATGCAATATTTAAAAAATTGAGAGAAACATTTGCGAATAATCCAAATACTTATCATGGTAAGAAAATGGAAGAAATTGCTACTATAATTTATGAATATCGAATGAATGTTACATGCAATGAATTCGGTTTATGCAATCATCCAAAATATTCTTTTCTAGGAGCAAGTCCAGATGGTATAGTATCAGAATATAAAAATGATAAAATACATAAAACAAATATAGTTGGTCGCATGTTAGAAATTAAATGCCCGCCACGACGTCAAATTAAAACTACTGGAAAAATTAATGGTGATATTTGTCCATCATATTATTGGGATCAAGTACAGATTCAACTCGAAACATGTGATTTAGATGAATGTGACTTTTGGCAATGTAATATTATAGAATACAAAAGTGAAAAAGAATTTATTGAAGATACTATGAGTTCAGAACCTTTTCGTTCTAAAAAAACTGGTTTTGAAAAGGGTGTATTAGTACAACTATTACCAAAAGATAAAAATTTTGATAAAACTTCATCAGATTTTGATGAAGAAAAATATAATGAGGCTGTTTATGCAAGTGCTACTTTTATTCATCCTACAAAAATAGAAATGACTCCAGATGATTGTAAGGAATGGATTAAAACAACAATTGAAAAAGTACCGGTAACTCATCCTGATTGTCGTGTAGATAAAGTTGTATATTGGTTTCTTAATAATTCACATAACGTAATGATTCCACGTGATAAAGAATGGTTTAAAAAAAGTATTCCAAAATTGCAAAAAATGTGGAGTAGAGTAACATTTTTAAGAGCTAATCCATTAATTAAACAATTATTCTTAGATTTTCATGATTATTATTTACCAGAATGTAATGGATATATTAATGAATATAAATTTCCTGCATTGGTTAAAAAACGACATGAAAAAGGAAATTTTATAATGTCAATGATTGATAATTTTATGGAGATAAAAGATGATAAGAAAGAATTTGAAAAATATTATAATAAATTAAATACACAATTAGAACCACTTAGAACTACTAAATGTTAATTTTTACTAAACTATTAAATTGTTATCATCAATCATTATAATAAAATTAAATTTTTGTTTATTTATCTTAAAAAATTTACAAAATTTAATATAATCTTTTTCTATGTTTAATTTTATTTGTTCTGATAATACTGGTATAGATAAATCTGCATAATAACCTATATTTGAAACACGATAACCTATAGTCCAAAAATTATTACTACTTTCTGCCTCAATTTGTGCTGTTGAAAATATTTTCAAATTTATTATTTTTAAATTTTTATTAATATAATTATTTAATTCTTCTGTATATTCTTTATAATCTCCTGTATTAATATCAAAATCGGTATCATTATATACTTTTTGAAGTATAGTTAACATAATATCATAATCGATAGAAACTCCATAAATAATATCCATAAATATAATTATAGATATTATTAACTTTTTAATATAATAAATAAATATCATTTTTTTTAATTTTAACTTTATTTAAATTCAACGTTGTAAATTATATTAATAATTTCAAGATTGAATTTTAACTTTATTTAAATTCAACGTTGTAAATTATATTAATAATTTCAAGATTGAATTTTAACTTTATTTAAATTCAACGTTGCTAAAAAATATAGGTCTTAATTTATTTACATTAGCGTCTGGTATTTTATTATTTGATAAATCCTCAAATTTCTTACCTTCTAATAATGAAATAACAAAATTTAATGAATACATACCACATTCGGAATCTCCATATTGATGACGAGTTTTATTATGAATTGCATTTGCTTTTATTCCTAATTCGTTTTCACAAAATTTTCCAATTCTTCTTAATAATACTCTGATAGGCGGTTCTGGTGCAATACCATAAGAATCAGAATAATAAGCTTCTCCGTTTTCTAAATTAGCAAAAGCAGAAACCCAATGGGAACCATTTTGCCAATGTTCATCTAAATTAAATATTATTCCTAATTTTTTTATTCCTTTGTCATATAATTCTTTAAAATTTAAATTTTTAATACCAAGTGAAGGCAATTTATCAAAATCCATAGGAACAGCTCCTAAAAATTTAAACTCGGGATGTATTTTTTCATATTGTTGCATAACTTCATTAAGATGAGTTGTGTTTAACCATTCGAATTTACCTTTAGGTCCTTCGGGTCTAAATGTATATTTTAATAATTCTTCTTTCATTTTATTATTCATTTCATCAATAAAATCTTGTTGAGTCCAACATAATTGAGATTTGCATACATTATCATATCTTTTTTTTATTTGTTTTAATAAAAATTTTTTATATTTTTTAGGATTTAATGTTTCTAATCTAGAATGTAATTTAATTTTATCATCATTGACTTTATTATATGCATTAACCATCTCAACTAAAATAGGTATATCGATACATGATCCCGACATAAATTTTATACCTGGAGCACATGTTTTGCTTGCTTTATCTCTTGGCATAATTTTATCGGTTGATATACTAGATATTGTAGAATATTCCATTATATTATAATAAAGAAAATTAAATTAATTATTGAAAAAAATGATCCATCTCTTTTAAAAATTTTTCTCGTTCTTCTTTACGATTATTATTTTTGGTAATTATATATTTAAACCCATTATGGTTAATAATAGATAGTCCACATATATTCATATCAATATCAATTATAATATTATCAATGTCTTTGTAATAGATATTATTATTAACAATAATACGTTCTAAAATAAACTGTTCTGGTCGTTCTGTTTTTTCAAGAATTATATTAATAATATGATTTCGTTCTTTTTTTAGTTCTGGATAATGCTCTATAATACTATCAACAATTTTGATTTTATCAATATCTTGTAATGTTTTAGCTGTACTCATGATTAATTAATAAATATGTATTTACTTATTTATTAATAGAATATATGAATATCAATTTTTTTTATTTATTGAGAAAACTTTAATTGTAATTTAGGAGGAACATTGCAGAAATTATGAAACATATTATTTTCAGTTGTTTCGGCATCTTTTATTTGAATAATTACACAATCTAATTGAGAAATAGTTTTTTTACTGTCATATAACATTTTTACTTTTAATTTTGAATTAATAGAACATATAGGTTTTGTTTTATCAATATTTGGAATATATACATATACATTCTCTACATTAAATGCTGGTATATTTTCAGCAACATAAGAAGATTTATCTGTGTATTTATTATTTGTAAATCCTAATAATCCTAGAAAAGAATCTTTTGTCGCATCTAATTCAAATATTTCATCTGAAGTATTATTAAATATAACATAGCCGTCTTCGTTTAATTCACATACGATAGAAACATCTTCTAAATTTTCAGTTAATCCTTCTAAAATATCTTCCAATTCATATTTATCCTCATCTAATTCAATATCTTTTGTTTTTGAATTGCATGTAATTTTTAATTTATTCAAATTATTATTAATATATGGTTTAAAATTTTCAAATTCGTCAATTATAATTTCTAAATTTTTAATACCCTTGTGTATTTTTTCATTACGTTCTTTAAAATCAACAATATAATCTGAGTAATATTGTGGTTCTTCATCTTCTAATGGTGAAATATCAATAATTATTTCATTCTTATTTTCTATATCAGAATCAGATTCTGATTGTGAATTAGATTGTGATTGTGATTTAGATTGTGATTTAGATTGTGATTTAGATTGTGATTTAGATTGTGATTGTGATTTAGATTTTGTTTCTTTTTCACTTTCTGATTCACTTTCTGATTCACTTTCTGATTCACTTTCTGATTCACTTTCCACTTTTTTTCTAGATTTTTTGATATCATTAAATTTAACACTTTTTGTTTTATTATTTTGCGTAGTTTCTTTTTTATTGTTATCTTTCTTAGATTTTTTCTTCTTTTCTTCTTGTTCGCTTTCAGTTGTATCAGATTCTTCAGTAGATGAATCATCTTTTTTATTTTTAAGTACACTTTTATATGCGGTATTTAAACCCTTTTCTTTTGTTTTATTATTTTTTTTAAGTTCCATAACCATTTTTAATAATTGTTCTTTACGAGTTAATTTATCAGAATCTGAATCTAAATCAATATTAGATTTATTATGTGATTTATTATGTGATTTATTATGTGATTTATTATATTTATCATTTGAATAATTATAATCTCCTTTCTCTTTTCTTATTTGTACATCAATATCTTCAGCAGACATATATAATAATGCCTGAGCGTTTAAACCGTTCCCAATTTGGGCATCATTTGTATGCGAAGATGGTAAGATCGCTGTTTCCCTTCCACCCATTAAAAAATTTTGATTGTTTGTTTGACTTTTACCATTATTTCTATCACGTTGTAACATTGCTAATCTTGAATTAATATCATTGTCTGTAAGTTTATTAAATCCACTATCTCTTATATTCATATTATTCATATTATTCATATTATTCATATTATTCACATCTTGTTGGCGCGAATGTGGGAAATTATTCATAACTTGCATACCTGGCATATCGTGAATACCTGTCATACCGTTCATACCATTCATATTATTCATACCATTCATATTATTCATACCATTCATACCATTCATATTATTCATATTATGCATACCATTCATATTATGCATATTATGCATACCATTCATATTATGCATATTATTCATACCATTCATATTATTCATATTATTCATATTATTCATATCGTTCATATTATCCATACCAAATGATCCAAATTGATCCATACCTTGGTAACCCATCATATTATTATCAATATTATTTGAATTCATACCATTCGTGTCATTTTTACCTAAATTGCGCGTGTCTCCGCCATCTAATGCAAAATTTATTTCTTGAGGGCGCTGATTGTTACTAACATTTGGATTATATGTAAGTGCATCATTCAATCCACCCATATTTCCCATATTACTCATTCCTCCCATTCCTCCCATGTTTCCCATGTTTCCCATGTTTCCCATGTTTCCCATGTTTCCCATGTTTCCCATGTTTCCCATGTTTCCCATGTTTCCCATGTTTCCT